ACTTCCCAGTGAGAGTTCCGTTGGTGGCCCCTGTTCTCCAAGGGCCGCCACGAATGATGACGGTATCTCCGCCCGAAATAGCCCAACTGCCAGCGTCGCTCCCATCCGCCCACAAATAACGCACATCACCGAAAGCACAAGGTTGATTCGTCCCGCTCCCAGTATCGGCGGCATCGGTCTTACCATTGCAGCGACCCGACGTTTGATTCACGGCGTCATAGCGCGTGCCGCCATCGTTACGGACATAATAAGTCGTTGCAAAGCAAGATGTGGCCATGACCAATATCGCCAAGAGAACAGCCAATCTGCGCTTCCCTAAGGCATCATGGACGCTCTTGAGGAACTCTTTCCGAGCGCGTCTTTTCACAAATGGTTTCTTGATTGCAATCATAATCATTGAAACCACACTCGAAACAAACGGATTAAGTTTCGGCAACAAGAACAGGCCTGTCCACGAACCCAACGCCAATGAGATCGCAAGCAGCATAAACTGCCGGATGTTCAAATGCATCATCACGCACCTTTTGCGCAAGTTTAACTGCAGCCAGCATGAATCCGTGCGCAAGACCTACAGCAGCAATGAGTAAATACCACACGAAAGAATCCATACTCTGAATTGCGACGCCGGCCGGCGCAGATGGCGTGCTTACGCCGGACTTTATCGGGATAGCCCACTCTCCCCAATTAGCACCAACGGTATTGTTAAAAGTTGCCTGTACGGAAGCACTTGTAGTTGGTTGAATGGCATATTCCATTCCGCAGTTACATCCAGGAGACGCCGAATCCATAGTATAAGTAAGAGTGGTCGTTCCTGTGGAAAACGAACCTCCAGCTGCGATAGCACCAAACGAAACAACCATATCGTTAGAGTTAGCAGAAAAAGTACCTGTACTTAGGGCCATTGAGCTATTAGCGCCTGTACTTCCAGATGAATAACAAGGGTTGGTAGTATCTGTGTTTTTGAATGCCACTGCCCAAATGACGGGGAAGGTCACGCTGGCATTAAAGGATAACTGTAATCCATGAGTCCCACTGGCGGCGTTCTTTATACACCAACCCTCAAATACGTTGAGAGCATTTATGGTGTCGAATGCATTAATGATAATTGCTGGAGTTCCATTGGTATCCGATAAGGTTCCTGTAGCTGCTATATTTGTCCATGACGCGCCAATGACAATTGTATCTCCTACTGTAACGCTAGCCAGATTCATAGCCGATGCTGGTGTGACAGTGACGCCAATGCCAGAGCTATCGAAATTCGCGTTGCTGACATCCCTTACAATCTGCGCCCAGCATGGCCCCGCGATGAACAGCAATCCGAGAGTAACGAGAGTAAGAAGTAAGCGTTTCATTGCACGGCACCACGCTGAGATAGAGTTTCCCGACGCTAGGGCCTCCTGTGCCACACGGCGAAGATCAGCACACAAATGAGAACCCAGAAAAGTTTTCTCAAAGTTCAATCCCATACGATCTAAGCGCGTAATTCCTTTCGAGCATGCGATCGATCTGTTGCCGCCAAGTCACGCATGGCGCGCCGAGTGTGCGAGCCCCCCAACAGCCAAGACACAGATAGCCCATGCAACCCTTGCACTGGTTCGGCATATTCTCTGGCGTCCAGCCCGGGGGGATGATCACGATCTTATTGCAATGAGAACAGCTGCATGTATCATGTTCTATGGGGATTTTATATGTCTTCCCCGTTGGATCACCTGGATCGGTTATAATGCCGTACCCTTGAGGTTTAAACATGCTCGATCCCCGCTATATTGCTGGTTTGTTTGATGGAGAGGGATGCGTATCTGTATGTTATTCCCGATTGCGCTATCGCGTTGATGGCAAAACACCCATCATGGCGCTTAAGATCGTAGTCCTGATTTCCAATACGTACAAACCTATCCTGGAGAGACTGAAACGTACATACGGTGGGAGCATCTGCCGTACAAGGCGCGATGAGCGAGTCGGGCATAAAACGGGATGGAGCTTGAGATTTACTTCTACCGCGACTCAAAAGCGGTTCTTGAAGGTTATAGTTCCGCATTTGATTATCAAGCGGCGTCAAGCAAAGCTTGGAATGCTCTATCTCACAACAGCCCTGATTGGCGGACATAGGCCTACTCCGGAGCAATGGAAGATTAGGACTAAGGTTGCGCTCGAATTGAAGAATCTTAATCGTCGTGGCCTTTCTAAACCGCGCAAGCATTTTGTTCCGTCCAGACCAAGTAAAGCCTTCAATCCTAAATTCCGCTATGGCAAGCGCGAACTTCATCGCCGCATGAAACGCATGCGTAACGCCCGATGGCATCCTGAACGTAATCGCCGCGTTCAACGATGATTCCGTAGCCGCCAGGTTTAAGCATCAGGCTATACTCTTCCTGCCATGCGGCCTAGTCGGGCTACGACCCGAGTCGGCGACAGTGAAACGAGGTCTGAGCCGCATGGCTTAAGCATCAGCGTGGCACGCGCTCCAGAACATCATCGTTTCTTTGCTTATAGCAAGTGCATTGCCAGTAGTGAGCGTTGGAATCCCAAAATGTTTTGTCCGGCGTTTGATAAGTCGCAGTTTCGCCGCACTGGGGACAGATGGCTTTCGTTCCGCAATCCGGACAGTTTGGATACGTGGCGCTCACGTATTCATCCGATCAAACTCTTCGCGCAGCACAGGCGGCAGATACAACCTGACATCTGCAAGAACATCTGCGCGTGGACGCAGTGGTGCGATCTGCGGTGGAACCGGAAATACGTAGCCGAATACATCACCGCCCGGAAGATCGGTGAATCGTTGATGTTTGAAGCCCATCAATGCATCAAGCTGCTCGAATGAAGGCCAGCCAAAATCAGATATCCGGAAAGTGCTCCAATCATCGATCAGGATCACGGGATTCGACGCCCACTTGTGATCCTTGATGATTTGCAATTCCTCGAGCAGTGGACATAGCCCGTACCCTTTCGGTGCAGTGCCATTCTTCCAGTCGATGTCACCTTTGACGAAATGCGCGTCGAGCCAGAAGACCGTGGAGATCGTCGGGTTGATTACTTTGCGCAGGATGTCGGGACTATTGCCGTGGTAGATGCGGACATTCAAGCACTCTTTGAAGCGCTCACAGGCAGCTTCATAGCGTCCTTCGTGGAGTTCGATGGAAATGCACTCGGCGTAGACCTTCGAAGCCGCAGCTAGTGTCTTACCTTCGCCAACGCCTGTTTCAATGAAGCGCTGGGCGGGCCAGCGAGTGAAGTCGTCGAGATGCCCCATATTTTGAGACTATCATAATTTGGGAACAGCGAAAACTGGAATCAGCCACTCGCCGCTTGAGCTCGCTCGATTTGGTGAGGGCAGATGCCGTCACCGCTTTCCTTCGCCAGATGACAATTCGCACAAAGCATCTCGAAGTTGTCTTTCGGAAAACCTGAGTCTTTCAGCCATTTATAGAATCGGCGGCCTGTGAATTGCCTTGGATTACCGAGAGTTTTACGATGCACAGCGCCATCGCCATTCACGTGATGGATCGTCATAAATCTGAAATGCGTATCACCGCAGCAGGCGCACTTGCGGCCGTAGGCTTCAAACATTTCCAACTTGAGTTCCTGATTGCGCTCATTGTTTTGTTGACGAAGATATTCGTCGCCAACTTTCTCGCGCCATCGTTCAGCACGAACATTGGCGTTCTGCCGATACTCTGGAGATTCAGCACGCCTTTTGGCTGATCGAAGGCGCTCATATTCGCTGAGATGTTCGCGGTTTTTCTCAGTCCACGCTCTTCGGCCCTGAAGATACTTCTCACGATTATTCTCACGCCACAGCTTCTGCCGCGCAGCGTGTCTGCGGCGAGCTTCCTCTTCCGTTTCACCCGGTCTGCATCGTGTGGCCATTGCCACCTCCGCGATGCAGTCTATCACAAAGTTTAGATTATTGGGTATGACAGGACGCTAAGTCCTTTGGTTTCTTCATTCCCAGAAGTGTGCGTGACAATCTGAAATTCCAGTATACGCGGCCGATTGCGATCTCAGGTTGATCGTGTTCGCCGCAGTCGGAGGTGTATACAGTTCTCCGCCTGGAGCTGCTACCCAGCGATAAGTAGCTCTCATGTTGAGGTCCAGAGGACCGAAGAGGATAGTTCCAGGGGTTCCTTGTTCCGCAGTATAGTTGGTGGCCCCGATGCAGGTAGCCGCTCCATCGTTGGCTTCCAGAGGATTCGGCGTTGAAGCAGTAGACGTTCCTACTGTGCCGGACATCCTGATGGCTTCCCATTGAGTGCTGTTATCAGCAGGAGTTCCTGAGGTGCCAACGCTGAAATCGTATATCGTAGCTACAGATGTAGCAGTTGCAGCAATGGAGAGAGCTGACTTGTACGAGCTAGCCATCACCGCAATCGTTCCGGTCAGATTATATCTACGCAAGTTAGTTCTCCTTTTGGTGCAACAGCCAAACACGCAGAGCCGCTGTCACCTGATCCAGGCTGTATTCGTAGCCACTGCCTTCACCGCGGAAAATCTGCATCGATGGATACCATGGCGTCGACGAACCTGCTTTGCCCCACTTCGCGTCATTAAAGTCGCCGAGGATGGCCCATGCTGGTTTGCCCATTGCACCAGCCAAATGCAGGACCGCAGTATCGACGCTTAAGACCAGATCGCAGGCGGAAACTAGCGCAATCGTGTCGCGCCAGTCTCGAATCACCTCGTTGCTGAGCGTCAACGCTACGAGCTCTACGCCGTAGTCGCTGATCTCGTTCAAGAATTGCTCGCCGATTTTACCCGGCACTGATCTGAATTTGTACACGTCACCCTTTTCACCGGCGCCGAGTTTGATGCCGATGCGCAGCCCACGCGAACGCGGCACGCTAATGGGCTCTATGTATGGTCCATTCCAAACAACTGTTTCGGGCGTCATCTGGAAGAGCTGCATGAAGTGAAACATGTGGAGCCAGATTTCCCACTTTCGTTTCTGCGTCATGTTCACTGTCTGAAGCGATGGCTGACGTAAGAAAACAGGAACCAAATCTTCCGTTGGAGCGAATGAGACAGTGCAATGAAAACGCGATCCGAGTTCGGGAATGTAGCGAGCCAGCATGAATACATCACCAAAACCGCCAGCAGGTACAACCAGGACTTCTTTCCCCTCAAGCGATTGACCATTCCACTCTTCGCCGCCGCCTTCGAATGGATTTTCAACAAGCGGAGACCAGTGCTTCCATGCCTCCAGCCATTGTCCATCGCGAAAAAGAGCTTCGCCGTATGCGCCGCGATATTTTTTGTTTTCCGGACGGCCGTGATAGGCCGCACTCAACCATTCGAGCGCTTCATCGAATCCGCCGCTGTGGCTGAGCGCAATACCGATATCGAAAGCGCGTTCCGGCGTCGGATCAAGTTCGTAGGCGTCACGGTAAAGCTGCGCCGCGGTAGCGGCATCGCCAGCGAAATAGGCGTGGTATGCCTCGGTAGCTTTGGCCTGAGCAGGCCTGTCGATAGAAACCATTCCAGGAACCAGCGCAAGGCTAGCCCAAAAAACGCGCAGCAACAACTAAATATTTTATTCGTTCAATCCATCTTGGAGGGATTGCTGCAGGCCGGCCTTGATGTCCTCGGTCTTTTCCTCTAAGGAAGGTGCCATAAACGGCCTTAGCGGCGCTGGCGGATGAACAACTGCGTGAGGCGGCCGCACGAATACTTTCGTACCGTCTCCTGCAATAAAAGCGAGTGCTCGCGCCTTCACTGCCATGATTGTATAGAAGCGGCTGCCGCCTTCTTCAAACAGGCGCCCATACCAAGCAGGCCCGCCAGCACCTTCGACACTGCCAACGATATTGGTTCCTTCGAGGGCCGCAGGATTAGCGTGGACGCTTCCAGACAATATGCCGGCGCGGCGCTGTAAAACTTGGCCGGAGAGTTTGTTTGCCTTGATGTAGCTCTCGAGCTGAATCATCAGCGCATTCATCTTGGCGGTCAGAATCGCGATGATGCGTGGACCTTTGGCCCGCAGCTTAGCGATCAACTCCTGGTCGTTCAGCATTGTGATTTTGATCGTGTCAGCCATCACAAGGTACGGGTATATCTCTGAATGACCCAGTCTGCAGAAGGAGGGATATCCCAATCGCGATACCTAACGCTTCCACCGCCGCCTGCCACTGCACGCGAGGCTTCGTCAGCAAAATTTCGCCTTTTATAGTTCTGATGGACGACGATCTTGGCAGCCTCCGCCACGTCTGCCGGAATCGCCGTGTAACCAGCCGAATACTGGACTTCGATATTCTGGATTCCCGTCCAAAAGCGAAGGCCGCCAAGAGCGCGAAAGGGACCTGCTTGCCACTGGTAGAATAGCGGGCTCGGCGAGCCTGTTCCCGGGATGCCAGTTCTCAGGGCGATACTTTTCGCCGTTCCATCGATCACGTAGCCTTGAACAGCAACACCGCTGGAGGCTGGTATGGATATGCCGTTGATGCTCACAAGCGCTACGGTTTTGATGGGTCTATTCTTCACAAATAAGCGAGTACCACCCATGCCGTCATAGAACTCGTCAAAGTTGGAAATGGAAGTGAATGGCGATGCGGCGATGTCGTTGTTTTGACTGCCCATGCCTGTACGGTTCAGAAACTCAGCGCTCCACGCAGTTATGATCGACTGAAGAACGGCATCTTCGTCGGTATTGGACTGCTTGAGGCCAGGGATCCAGTCGTGCATATCCTGGACCGTAATAAGATCGATCGGCGATGTAACGGTATCCGGCATGTCAGAACAATGTTTTGATCGGTGTCCAGTTGCCCAACGGGAACGGAGGGTTGGGTACCGGCGTCGTCGGATAGTTAGGCTGCGTGTAGATCGCAATCGGCCAGGTCCCGACAAACTCGTCTGCGCCGACTGCAGAGCTCGCCACCGCGGCATTCACAGATGGAACGCGATAATCTGGCTGCACGTAAGCCGGTGTTGGGTTCGGACCGGTCAGGCCCATTGGATTTAGCTGAAAAGCCATTGGCGGTATCCTCTACAGTTCCCTTGCGTATTCTAACGCTGCCGGCATGTCTCCTACAAACGTATAAGTACCCATGTGCGTCGTGCGCACCGAGGGAAGCATCCAGATCTTGTAACCGAGAGCCATTGCATCACGGCAAAACCAAAAATCTTCCGAATCAAAAAGGCGCGTTTCCGGATTGACGCCCACCTTGAAGAAGTCGTGAATCTTGCCGGGGAACGAGCCTGGATCGCCGCGCGGCGCCTCATACCAACGGTCCGGATAGGCCCTCGTGAACTTTTGAAAAACTTCGCGCTTAATCATCAGCAAGCCGGTTCCCATCTGTTTCATCAGTTCCGGTTTCTGGACCTGGATAACCTCAATACCTTCGAAGTACCGCAGAACGAAGTCACCGCCGATGCGAGGAAAGTCAGCCGGATCGATACCCATGCCGCTGTTCATAAACTCTTTGGCCAACCCATCGGCGTCGACGCCGTCCTTGCAAATGGCGGGATTGTCTTTCACCCACTGAAAAACGCGCCTGAGGATGGCGGTTTGGATGCGGTCCCAACGAATGGATTTCTTCGAGCAAGGGACGCCGACTATATCGACGTCCATCTCGAGCATAGCCATGATGTCGAGATGGTTGAATCCGATATCGGCATCGATGAAAAGTGCATGAGTGTGCGAGGCATCCTTCAAGAACGTATCTGCCAGCGTATTTCTGGCCCGCGGGATCAACGATTCGTTGTAGACGTTAGCCCACGAAAAATCGATCCGGTGTTCGCGGCAGAAAAGTGCGAGCTGGAGAAACGAGCTATGGTAATTCATCGACAGTTGGCCTCCATACATCGGAGTTAACACATGGAGGCTTTTCCCTGTTACGGACACACTGCTGTATTAGCATACTAACGCCAAAAAATACACTTATTTGACGAATTGTTTACTCACACCACGGCATATGGTATCAATATGTTGTGACTAAAAATGAAATGCTTGCATACCTGGCCGGAATTGCCGACGGTGAGGGCTACATCGGAATCAAGAAAGAAAAGGCGCGCTATCACCCTGGCTGCACAAATCCATTATATTCAGAACGTTTTGCGATCCGCATGGCTGATCGGCACGCGATCAAGCTATTCGAAAAGGTTCTAGGTGGCTGGTCTTATCCGGAAAAGCAATACTCTCCCACGAAGCGCCCTTGTTTCGTCTATGAGGTCTGCACCAAAAGTGCTGCTACGGTTATCCGCGCTCTTCTTCCATTTTTGCGTATCAAAAAACCGCAGGCTATTGCAGTCCTGAAACTAACCACCAACAAGATTACAGCCAAGAAAGTAAGGACCAATCGCATTTGCACCAGCCGATGGGGAACGCCTATGGTATCTAGGGCACGCACCAAACTTTCCCATCGCACGCTGGCCTTACGTGAACGGCTCTATTTGTTATGTAAGAGACTTAATCGCACGGGACCGAGTCACGGCAAATGATTTGAACGCTCACGCAAATCTTTTCCTTGCTGTTCGCACTCGTTTACGTGATCGGTCAGTTCAATGGCGACCTCGGGCGTGATCCACTTTTTAACCATGAAGAAGTTGATTGCCAGCCGCATTTCCTGGTATCCAAGGAGCCCAAACTCAGGCAGGTCTTCAGGCATAGCTAACTCCCTTTTCCCGAATACCGTCGGACTCATTGATCTGATCCGCAGCTGCGGACAGGCATGCGTCCACACCGACAGACTGCGCAACGTGCCTGAACATGCGATTGTCACGCGGGAGACAGGGCCCGCCGTAGGGAGATCCCGGTTTCAGGTAGGCGTTTCCGATGCGCGGATCGCAGCCCACGGCATCCATGATGACAGAGGAGTCTGCGCCTAACTTCTCCGCTACCAGGTGTAGTTGATTCGCGAGCGAAATCTTAATGGTCAGCGCGCAGTTCAGCGTGATCTTGGCGAGCTCTGCCTCGATAAGGGTCATGCGCTTGACCGGAGCAGAAGTGATGCGCCTGTAAATCTCTTCGCACTGATCGCCGGCCTGCTTGGACTTTGAGCCGATTAGGACGATTGCGGGATTCAGCAAATCTCTGCGCACTTCCGCAAGACGGATGAACTCAGGCTTATAGCAGATATTATTCCCGACGATCTCGCGGAACTTATCGCAGCTGCCAGGAGTGGTCGTGCTTCCGATGATGTAGAGATAGTCGTGCTTTCCTGAGTTTTCCGCCGAAGCGGCGAACCGCGTTAAGGCGTCTTCCAAATACTCGTTGGAAAAAGAGCCGTCCGATCTCGACGGAGTCTGAACAATGAAGATTGCCGCTTGGGACTGCTGAACAGCCCTGGCAGGATCGCTCGTGTCTACATCGCTCTCCACTGTCTTTGTTAGATCGTTGTCGTAACCGACAGCCTCGAAGCCGACGTAGCGTAGCATGTCGAGTAGCGGCTTTCCCACGCGCCCGAGACCGCAAACGGCTATGCGTTCGATCATTCCGCTGCCCTCCGGCCACACATTGGGCAGAACTTCGGAAGATCAATAGAATCGCCATCGTCATCTTCCACGATCCATATGAACTCACAATTGCCGGCCGAACACAGGACATTTACGTATTCGCACAGATCGGCCGGCGCAGCTTTTGAAACCGTCAGCGTAGTTTCTTGGGCTAAGCGATTGCCAGGCATGAGGGAAGCTCCTCGCAAAAGTTGCAGTTATCCTTGGTTATATGGCGGTTTACATGCCAGCGTATGTGTAAGGCGAATGGCAGATGTTTCGTGCCAGGCAATAAATTGTAGTTAGATATAGGATTGTGATTCAGTCTCAGCTTGCGGCTTATTCTCTCCCGCATTTCTTCGGAGCGATTCGCAGCGGCTGCAGCAATCTTTCGCCTCGTTTCATCCGACCTTGGCACTCTTCTGAGGGATAATTTAGGCACTCCTGTCTCAGACTCGCTTATTTTCTTCTTGTGCTCTTCGGAAAACGTTTTGCCTTTCATTGGCGAAATCCTGCCCTTTAATGAGGAACTCATCCTCGCACAGTGTTCAGGCGAAGATTTAAGCCCTAGCCGTGTATGGCCCGCAACTAGAGATATGTTGTAGGCTGGTCGCTGATCTAGGTAATGCTGTTCACGCTCCAGCAAGTTACAGGGCTCAACGATTTCCACAATTTCAAACACGAATGCCGCCTCGCCATATTTGGCGTAGGCTCTTTGCAAAATGCCGGACGAATGAACGCCTCTGCGAAGAGTAGAAAGATGCTGCTTAACGCGGAGATGCCAGTCGTTCGTCGAGCCTACGTAAACCTTGCCATTAACTAGATTGCGTATCCGATATACTGCCGATATTCGTATCATGGTGCCCATCGATGCCCACAACTATTACAATGCCTCATGCCCCCGGCCATAGTCACAGCGGTACTTTTACATTCTGGACATTTCGCCTGCTGGAGAGGCACTCGCTCCGGACCGGGACCAGGACTTGAACCAGATGGTCCCTGATAAGCTGCCTTATTACTCCTGAAGAGATATAAATAAAGCACGGAATCCACGTAGTGCTCGGTCTTGACGACTCCCTTATTGCGGAGCTCGGCCGCCCAACGCGCATCTTCGCCAGGCCCGCCGCGCATCGGCACGAGCAATGCGAGATCCCTGCGGATCGGATTCACGTGCGAGATATCTCGATACCAGCCCTTGGAATCTCCGGACCATTCCTTGTAGCGCAAGGAATGAAACGTAGGAACTTGTTTCTCGCCGTCCATGAACATCTGCAGCTGGAACCCGATGTAATCGATCCCGTCCAGCAGCGGATAAATCGTGGACACGTAGTTGTCGGCCACAAGATCGTCATCGTCTACCTGCGAGACGTAAGTGCCTTTGGCCTGCTCGATCATCGCTTGACGGTTTGTGCCGAGATCCAATGCCTTCTCGAAGGGGCGCACAATGATTTCCACGTCGTCCATGCCGGCGACTTGCGGACGCAGTACGTCCATCAAACGCGCGAGCAGCTCCGTGCGGCTAGGGTCGTGCAAAACCAGAATCGACCACTTCATCTCGACCGGTTTTGGCTTCACTTCTTGCTTCGGCTTAGGTTTCGGCGTTTGCTCAGATTTCGGTTGCTCAGATTTCAGTGTTTGCTCAGCCATTCATCGCCTCCCTGAGTTTTTTAACATCATCCATGCGTTGCGAAAGAGAGTTGCGCCATAACTGGCTGACGTTGTCTCGGTCATGGCGAGCTAATCGGTCTTTGGTCGTCTGATCTTCAGCAGACTTTCCGAACCAGTAATGCATGTGTTCGATTACGAACGGCACATACTTTCTGCGCCCTAGCTGTTCCGCACAAAAGTTTACCCAGGTATCTCCGTAATCGGAACTGAAAATCCCCGGCGTCAAATAGCCTAGCGTTTCGATCCAGCGTCTGTGCACGAAAGGGTGGACGCCAAACTCTCCATTGCTGCTCGGAAGGCCTGTGTCGCTGCCGTCCCTACCGTGCACCATCATGATCTTGTCTCGACAGCCGGCGAATGCATCTTCTACCATCAGGTCCCAACCTGGCGTTCTATAGATCACGTCATCGTTCGACTGTTGCAGCACGTCTCCTGTGGCATGTTTGGCGAGCTCGTTCCAGGTTTGCGAAAGAATAATCCTCGGGCCGATTTGGATATAAGAAACGCAGAGATTCGCGGCGCACAACGCAGTCGATGGGTCATCCTCATCCGCATAAACCAACACCTCTACAGGCTTTGCTACGGTGGCAAGAATAGAGATGATGGTGCGCTCCAGTTGAAAGGCCCTGCCTCGGGTGGGAATGAGAATGGATATCATCAAAACCGATCGTTGCGCAAAAACAGATTGAAATCGAATACGTGAGTGACGGTCCACCCTGGCAGCATTGCGAGCAGCTCAGGACGGAGAGCTTGACCATCATACAACTCACGTTCCTCCGACTCGATGAACAAATAGCGCGTGCGTTTTAGTGCTGCCTGGCCGCCCTTAATCATGTCGCGCTCGGCACCTTGAATATCGACCCACAGCACATCGATGTGATCCAAGCCGGCCTTGGCAAAGATGGTGTCCAAATCGTAACAAGGAATCTTCTCGCCGAGTAAGCGGAAATCGTACCAGGGTTTTTCACGCAGATGGCCGGTTGGTTTACGTATTGATCCTGAGCCGCGGCCGTCCGACGTGTAGCAGGCCCAGAAGTCACACATGCCGGTATGGTCGCTGATGGCTCCCCAGATCGCCGTGGCCCCGATGTGGCCGGCGACGTTGGCGACGGTTGCGAAGTTTTCTTTGTCAGCTTCGACCATGATGATTTCTGATTGGCGATCTCGAACGTAGCTAGCCATCCAGTTAGCGTCCTCGCCTTGATAGGAGCCAAGATCGACAATCACAGGGTCTTTGCAGTCTCTTAGAACCGCGCCGACTGCCAGCATTTCATTGTCAGAACTCACGACGGCCTCCAGCTCGAATCCATCGCCGCTCGCAATGCTTCGCTTTCGCTCTCGCGCTCGCGGGCTGTCAGCTCGAAGGCCTTCCACGGCTCTTGCGCCTGGCGCCTCTCGTTTCCGCGGCGGTAGGTCTCATCAAGCGGAGCCTTGTTCCAGATAGGGTGAATGTGCTCGACGGTAAAAGGCACGAACTGAATGCGGTTGATTCTTTTGGCCACATCGTACAGCCAGGTATCGATGTAGTCGGCGCAAAAGTACGGCGGGATCCACCGGCCTACAGTCTCGATCCAGCGGCGGTGAACGATTGGTGATGTCGGATATTTCGTGCCGTCCGGACCTCCGTCATTGCCAAAAACCATGAGGATTTTATCTGGACACTGTGCGAAGGCTCCTTCCACCATGCCGTCCCAACCAGGCGTGCGGCAGATTACATCGTCTGCAGAAGCCATCAGCAGATCACCGGTGGCAAACCGCAGAAGCGTATCCCAGTACGCGGAAAGCACGAGCTGCGGTCCGCGAATGATCTGCGCATCAAACAGCCGGCCATCGTAGGAGTGATCGTCGTAGTCCACGTAGCAGAGGATTTCCGGTTGCACGTTGCTGTGCAAACGGAAAGATTCGATCAGGCGAAGCAGTTCATTGGGCCGATTGCGTGTCGGGAATATGATCGAGATCATTTATTCTGGCCGCGCGAATACGGCCAATCCTACTACGCTCGGCACCAGTAAGTGCGGCCAATCTCTGGCGCTCGCAAACGATTCGTACATCAAGTCAAAACCAAAGATAGCGTCATGCCAGCACACGATCCCACCCGGGGAGATATTGTGTCGATCCAGGCTCATGACTTCATTGATGCGGCAGTCTACGCCTCCGGAATCGATGTGGACAAAATCCATCATTCGAAAACTGCTCAACGTCTCTATTCCTGACTTCTCAATGACGGAGACAGGTAATCCCTCGAGACGCTTCATGGCTGGCTCGATCCTCTCTGGATCGATATCGCAGGTCGTCAAATGCCCAAAGCCGTTGTCGCGCAGAGCTCGGCCAATCCACTCGGCCGAATCGCCAACCAGCGTCCCTGTTTCTACACAAACATTCGGCTTGAGCACACGGACCAAGCCATACAACAGTGCGCCGACTTCCTGTTCGACGCCGCGGCCAATCACCATGTCGTACAGTTCGCGCTTACGGGTCGCCGGCATCCGTGCGTACAGTTTCATTGATGGGCGCCATTCTTAAGAAGTAGGTTCCAAGGAAACTCTTGCATTAGGACCCAACCTGGCAGCATGGCCAATAGCTGATCTCTCGTCGCCATGTTCTGATAGACCGCGCGGTTGAATACTTCCATGAAAAGATAGCGGGTTCGGCTGATCGCCGCGCGCCCGTGATCGATCATGTCGCGCTCCGCTCCGTGGATATCGACATAAAGAAGATCGATCTGGCCGATGTTATGACGGCTGCAAAAATCGTCGAACGTATAGCAGGGTACAGGACCGATTCCTGAAAACTCATCTGGCGGTACGCTCAGACCATCCAACGGCCTGTAAATAGAGCCGAACCCTCCGCCGCTAGAACGCGATCCCCAAAACTCGCAGATCCCGGTGTGGTCGGCAATCGCTCCATGGACGGCCACGATCGGAAGCATTTTGGCTGTCAGGTCCTCGAAGTTGAGCGGATCGGCCTCGATGCAGAAAACCTTGGGGCGTCTCGACGCTTCGATCATCCATTCCGTATCGCTGCCATCCTGGGCGCCGAGCTCTACGAGACAAGGGCTGTCGCGTTCGGCCAGGATCTTCGAGATTGCTGTTTGTTCTTCAGGATAGGTCACTGGATAAGCGCTGCACTTGCCTTCGAAACCATGGCGAGCATTTGATCGAGCATGCCCTCGAGCGTGTACTTCTTGTGGACCAGCTCACAGCCGGCCTTGGCAATCTTCTCGCGCTCGTCGTCGTTCTGTAAATAATGGACGATCTGTTTTGCATTGTCGGCAAAGTAGCCGATGTCGTAATAAACGAGATGCTTTCTGTCTTCAAAGATGGAGAGGTTTTCCGCAGCATCCCCAAACAGCCGTGGTGCCATCAGAAACGTGCCGCAGCCCATTACGTCCCAACACTTCTCTACTAGCAATCTCGATAGTGGCGGCAAAAGGAAAAAACATTTAAGAGAACGGTAGTTCTCGGCGAGCAGCTCCGTGCTATCGCGCTCGCGGATCCCTGAGAGATCCTGCACGATCACAGGGCCGTATCGGAACGCCAGGTTGGGCGGCATGTGCTGAATCAGTCTGTCGAGATACTTCTTGCGGTCCCCATACATCGTGCCGATAAAGCCGAGTTCCCACAACTTTTGAGTCTGGATATGCGGCTTGAAAATAGTTGTGTCCGCTCCGAACGGCAACCATTGCCCGCCGTACTTCTTCGCGTCTTGCGCAGCAGGAAACGAATAATGGTGGGCCCACTTCAACAGCTCCGGCATTCTGGTTGGCAGCCCAAGATCGACGCGGTCCATCGATTCATCAAAGCGCGCGATGATCGGAACTTTGATCTTCGACCAGGCCTCCCATCCATAGATTGCCGCCAACCAAGGAGTTGCGTATTCCGCGTAAGTTACTAGAATGCAGTCGCATTTGTTTAGGCCCTCTATCGATGGCATATGGAGGCGCACGTACTCAACATTCGCAACAGCATTACCTGGCAAAGAACAATTCAGAACCTCGTGACCCATGCGTTCCAAAGTCTCTCGATATCCGAAGAGACCGTAATGGCAGGCCTGCACGCTTCTTATCGTAAATAAGCAAACTCTCATGTTTGTCGCTGTCTGCGTATCGGCTTTCTGTAGGTTCCGTATGCGTTGAGCACGTGCGCGGTAGCATCCCCAACCGACATCGAAAGGCGGTAATGTCTAAACGCTTCCACGTCTCTCTCGTTACGCAACTCAGCGGGAGGATTTATTTCCGAATCGTCGAGGACTATCCTGCGAGGCACCGGCAGATTCTAGAGGAGAGGAAAGGCGATTGCAACAATAAACGCTTACTTCGCTGTCCAGCCGCTAGCTGTACTCCCACCCGATTCTTTCACCCAAGCCGTAACATTAGAACCGCCAGTAATGCTCGTGTAGATGGTGCCCAGGGGAGCTGAAACTACGCCTTGCGGAGATCCACTGCCACTGATAGGAAACTGCTGCTGCACGGCTGTCAGGCTTAAGCCAGGACCGGCGATCGTCATGCTCACGGCAACGCCGACATTGTTGCCACCCGTCCAGTTTGCGGTGATCTGAAAATAATCGTACGTGTCAGAAAGGCTGATCGATCGCGTCGTGCCCGACGTCCCGTTGTAAGTATCCAGGAGCGCGACGACGCCAATAGAGTTCTTGCAACCCTCGACTTGGATCGTTAACGAACCAGGCGCGCCGGAAATCGTATAGGTGATGCTGATCGCACCGCCGGATGCGATGCCGACAGTGTTTTGAACTGAGAAGGGATAACCGGATCGGACAATGCTGAACTGGGAGACTGATTGCATTATTAGGTCGCGCCAAGACCTTCGTCAATGATCCCCGGCTTCTGGCCGCCGTAAATATACGACTCGTAGTTTTTTAGGTTTTGCTGAGCCAACAATACGGCGTTCTGGGCGGCTACGTGGTTGGTGACGTTTGTATTAAGCGTGGCCATCGCTGCAGCAAGCGTCGCCTGCAAGGTGGCCAGCTGAGTTAGTTGCGCGGCATTTGGGACGCGAGGTGCCATGATTTTCACACCTTACTTGAGGCGGCCGCCCGAGATGAACGACCGCCAACAAGCCTCCTGGTTTACGCCTTTACGGCGCCGTACTTCGCTTCGGCGCGTGCCAATGCACGGTCGAACACTTTACGGAATACGCGCTTGAGCAATGGGCTCTTTTCCACGCGCTTGGCAACACGCTCTCCGTAAGTGCTGTAGAGAGCCATAACCAGCTTCGCGAATGGACCAGTCTTCTGCCAATCGTTGACCAGCCACTTGCGGACCAAGTTGACGCGCGGACCGGTGAAGAAGCTCTCGCCGAAGACCACAGCGGCGATGTAGCACGGTACGAACGGTCCGATGCCGGTACGGATGGCGCTGACCCATGGCAGATAGTGTGCGAGAACTTCCTGGACATAGGTGCCAAACGTCCACTGTCTCGTCACAATCGGCCATTCAATCGCGTAATAATCTCTTTGGGTTAGGAACGCCGCAACAGCCGGGATGCGCGAGTGCGGGTAGGGATTCGTCTTGATGTTGTAGAACAAAGTGCCCTGCGGGAACATCGGGTGTAGCCGGACCGGAATAGCCGCGCCGCCCTCAGGGTTGATGCTGTACTTCGACTTGTAAGCGGTCACCATGAACCCGCCCATCAGTCCGCCCTGCTCATCGCGGGTGTACGGGAAGATGTAGCTGTTGGTGCCGGTCGAAGAATAAACGATGGCCGATTCAAGTGAGGCGCGCACATCGGCAGAAACCCAGATCTCATCCGGTTGCGCCTGATAGTTGTTCCAGAGATTCTGCAGGTCGGTTTCGATTTCTTTGACCTGGCCGTTGCCGGCTGCGGTGAACGAGCCGCCGTTCATGTCCGTCCAGAATCCGTTCTGGAAAGCGTAGGTTCCCAGGCCGTCAAAGTCGGTAGCCTGGAAGCTGTTGTCCACGTTCAAGCCAGCGGCGTTTCCGAGCTGCGTGCCGGTGGCGACCGCGCTGATCGTGTAGCTAGGCCAAGCCGTGATTGCGCCTAGCTTGATGTTGCCGGTGGCTGCGGCGACGTTGACGCCCCAGAACCAGGCGTATCCAACAGCACCCTTCACGGCAGGCACCGACACGGCGACCGTCTGGAAGGTGGAGTTCGTCGTGACGATCGCGGCCACGTTCGAAATCGCGCTCAAGCCGCAGCTTACGTTCGTCGTCGTGCCGTCTGCGTTCTGGCGCAGATAGTTGGTCGTTAGACCGTTGGCAACCGATGGCGGCGCAGCGTATCCAGCCTGACCACCAGGGTTCATACCGAACGGAGTGATGGCCACAACAGCCGCGACGACGTTCGCGCCGGTTCCGAGCACGCCAGTTCCAACAGCGAGCGCGGCCGTAACGTTGGGCGCCTGACCAAGTGCGTAACCGAGGTTTCCGGCAGCGGTTCCGGAGTTACCCCACAACGTCATCATCTCCTCTTGGAGGCGCAACCGAGCCAGGTTACGGAAATGTTCGTCCGCCAGGTTATCGGTGTAGCCTTCGCCGGCGAACTGTGCCGTGAAGGTCTCACCGGCGTCCATGCCCAACTCTTTATACGTCGCCAGGTAGTCCACTTCGTTCGGCGTGGCGATCGCATTACGCTGACCTTCGAGCAAGCCGGCGTAAACGAACGTGGAGTTCGGGTTTCTCGTTGCCTTCCAGTGGGCCGCGGTGCCGACGCCGGCATTCACGCGCCCCATGCGGGGGATCGATTGAATGAACGGCGTAAGCAAAGGGAACAGGAAATAGGCGGGGCCGCGAAGGTCGAAGAAGTTGAAGCCCGTCGCCGTCGTCAGTCCGGCCTTGATGAGTTGGCGACCGACCGCCTTGATCAAAGGATGGTCCAGCTTCCATTCCTTTGGAGGGATAGTCCCGCCCATGGTTGTGGGCATGGCTTTCTTCATCAGCTCGTCCAAAGGAGAGCCTGGAGCCATTTGCTTGGCCAAGTTGGCGCGAGCTTCCACCACATTGGCCTTATAAAGCGGTTGATCGATTCGCATTTTAAGTTCTCCTATTGGACTGCAAAGAAATCGTTACCCTTCGTCGTCGACCTTGATCAGGTGCTCGAACTGCAACGACACATTCGGCTTTGTCTGCATCGGCGGCTGGCCTGGGCGAGTAACAGCGGTCAAGCCAGAACCGTAAGCTGCCGGCGCAGCCGGGATCACACTCTTGACGCTGTCGGGCCTGATGTCATTGCCAAGAGCGCGCTGCACTTCTTGAACGATCGCGGCCTTGATGAAGTTAAGGGTGTCCGGATCGTTGTTCATCATTTCCCGAGCCTTCTGAACGAGCGCCATCTTGGTTTCGTCGAGCATCTGTTCGATGTTGGACACTGGAGCGCCAGCAGCGGCGGCGACAGCGTTAGCTCCGGCGGCTGCCTTGTGCGTAATGGCCGCGGTCGTGCCGCCCCACTCGGCTACGACGCCCTTCAGAGAGTCGAGATCGGCCTTCGCGACTTCCGCGCGGGCGCGCTCAGACTTCGCTCTTGCTTCGAGCGAAGCCGACAACGCTTTGAAACTTTCGGCGGCTTTGCCGTGCGCAGCCTTCGAGTCGTCATCATTGTCCTTGGCGTCGTGCGCATCCTTGTTGTCCTTGGCAAGAGCGGCAAACGCTTTGGACATGGCTTCACTTTGTTCGGCTTCACTCGTGAAGTACGCGATGTCCTTTTCCAGCTGTTCTGCCTGCTTCGCGAGGAAGCTGGCCATCGAGCGGCCGGCCTTTTCAAGGTCGTTAGGATCGGTCAACTTAAACATGATGTTTCCTCCTGCCGCCCAAGGACGGCGAACTTTTAGGCCACGTGCATCCGCACTTCGTCGACCATTTCACTGGTCTCTTCATTGACCATTGCAACGAGCGTGGCTGCCATGTCGATCAAGTTTTCCGACAGCATATCTGGAAGCTGCGAATCCTCGTCGCCTTCCCATTCCTGCTCGTTACACACGGCGTACAAAAGCCGGCAGAAGCGATCCAGGTTTTCGGCCAAAAAAGAAACTTCGTACATGCCCTTCGCGAGCTTGCCGAGATCATTGTCGAGATCCAGCAAATGCTGGCTTCGGATCTTTTCAAAGTTCGCGTTGACGCAAATGCGTATGCCCTTGCGAAGCGTGTCGCGGATGGCAGCGATCTTGTCATTCTCGCTGGCTACATCGATTCCAAACTTTTTGGCGGCCGAAACAATCTTGGCCTTTACCTTTGCCTTGGCAGACGACGGAATACCCTTGGTCTGGTTGAAGCGCGCCAGGGCATTGCGCGCATGGGCGGCGTCATGAACCGGCAACTTCCAGGTTTCCGTTTTTTCTGGATCGCCAACGTAGGCGAATGCGCTTGCGTGAAGATCTTTGCCGGCGACGCGCTTGGTCTTTGTCTCCTTGACCATCGCCGCCTTGCTCTTGTCCTTGTCCTTCGCCGCGTCGACAGGTCCGTCATTCTGAAGATCGACTACTTGCGCCGTGTCGTACGGCTGCTTGTCGATCATGGCTGCTATGTCCGCTTCGATCGTCTTGCCGGCCTTCAGCGCCGACACAGCCTTTTCGAGAGCGTCGATACGGGCCGGGTCGGTGGAAGCTTCCGTCTTGAGGAACTTCCGCATTTCCACGACGCCATCCGCACGTATGAAGGCAAAATGAGCCTGAGGCAAACAAGGATTGTCTACCAGCGAAACTTCGCTCGGATTGGCAACGTACCGCATGCAGCCCTTGTGCACGGGATCCGGATATTGATCGCCGACTTTGCGGCCGCCCTGGCTGAAACCGGTGTAAGTGCGGTCCTCGACCTTCTTCCATGCCTGGTCGTCGCTTACCTTGAAGGTCATTATGATTTCTTTGTCTGAGTCGTTGAACTGGAGATCGATCGCCTTGCCTACGGCGCTCAGTTGATGCATCTCGCGAAGATTTCCAATGGATGCACCATCGGTAGCCTTTCTGAACTCGTCACTCCAGGCCTTGTAGTACGGTTTTGATTTTTCGTAGTCGCACACTTCGCGATCTTTGTCCGGCAGTTCGGCGGTGACGATGCCAGACACTTCACGCTTCACCACATCCACTTTCGAAAAAGGGACAAATAAAGTTTTATCCATTGTGGCGGCTTACGAAAATGTGGGAACCAACCATCGAGGAAGAGATATACACAACAAAACGAGCAGCAACAACTACTTTGTTCAGGCCATGGCGGCCTGGGCGGTTTGGCTGAATATCTCCGGGCGGTAAAAGTGAAGGAAGTTAGTCAAAAGTGACTGTAAACTCAGCAGGTGAATATGTCGCATGCACCCGTGGAGGAATCACCGCAAGAGCAGTCCGTCTATCGCTTCTACACCATGCGCGGGATTTGCGGCCGCTGCCACAAACAGCCCATCGCCAGAGGTTCGATTTCCATGTGCGTTCAGTGTCTTGATGCAAAACGAGCCATATATCGCAGACTGAGACCGAACGTCATCCCCAACATGGGACGCCCCAGAATAGCTGCTTGATAGAAGGTGTCCGCCCGGATCGATTCGAACGCTCACTGTCCGCATTAACAGTGCGGCGTCATGCCGGTTAGACCACCCTCCAAAACTTGGGGCTGGCGGCAGGCCTCGAACCCGCGACATCTCCATTACAAATGGAGCGCTCTGCCAAGCTGAGCTACGCCAGCCTAAACTTTTTCCACCGGCTTCAGATGCGGACCATCGTAACTGACGCCGTGGATGTGATTCATCAGAAATCCGCTTTCAATCGCCTGCCAGATTTTCTCGGCATCGTCGCCGATGGCGCGTTCTTCGGATCCATCTTCGTACTCGATCTCGACGCGAACAACTTTCTTGCGTTTCACACTGCCTCCAAACTGGCGGTCCCGGCGCGATTCAAACGCGCATCGTAGTGCTTAGAAGGCACCTGCCCTATTCGTTGGACCACGGGACCGAACTTGGGGCCGGAAGTGGGATTCGAACCCACGGTCTGCCGATTACGGATCGGCTGCACTGCCGCTGTGCTATCCCGGCAAAACTGGTGGGCCGGGTGGGATTTGAACCCACGTTGTCGCCGCTTAAAAGGCGGGTGCATTATCCTGCCTCTGCCACCGACCCGAAACTCATCGCTTCACTGGCAGCATAGCCAGCTTGGCCATCTGCGCCATCCACTCCTTGACTTCAGGATCTTTCAGCAACGTATCGAGAGCCAGCTTATCGAAAACGTGCGCGTGCTCTGGCGACGACAACTCTTCCGCGTGGACGGCAATCGATCCTAACTTGCAAAGCAACCCAGGCGACGGCTTCATCGGATCACTCATAATCTGGTGGTCCCGCGGCGACTCGAACGCCGATTTTGCGATTCGGAATCGCATGCTCTCTCCACTTGAACTACGGGACCTAAGTTTGGTACTGGCCGTCGGTGTCGATCCGACCCGTCGCGCCAATCTAGCGCTCTCCAGAGCTTATAAAACTCCGCCGCACAGCCGGTGCTGGCCAGTTCAGAACTGGTGGGCCTGGAGAGGCTCGAACTCTCAAGTCTTCCGGTTCGTAGCCGGATGTCCTATCCATTTGAACGACAGGCCCTAAACTTGGTGCCCGATGATGGATTTGAACCACCGAATGCTCGGGTGTAGACCGAGTGCCTTTGCCGCTTGGCGAATCGGGCGAAACTTAAGATGTTCTTCGTTTATTTATTCGAAATGGTGCCGTCAACCAGAATCGAACTGGCGTCTGTTCCTTGAAAGAGAACCGTGCTAATCCACTGCACCATGACGGCGAATAGAAAATCGGCGCTGGCAGACTGTGCTTGGTTTTCATCCCCTTCATGGACTCAGCAAGCGCCGAAACTTGATGTGTGAGCAATGAAGTCATTTGTCACATCCTACCACGTAATGGTGGACCCGCAGAGAATCGAACTCTGGTTTTCCATTTAGGAAACGGGCGTCCTATCCGTTGGACGACGGGTCCTCAAAACTAGTCCCCAGAGGCCCGCCAAGGTTTCCAATCACCTGTACCGTGCAGCGCTCCTCAGCTATTGGTGACAGCCTCCAGGGATTTCTTAGACAATATGCGCTGGCGTATGACCGCACTGATTGCAGCGGATCACAACAGAGCGCGGACCGCTATCGCTCATCGCGAGCGACGCACTCCGGCATTTTGCGCAGAGCACGCGCGGCAACAGTGGCTCCAAAACGGCCACGGCCACTTCCTTGATCGGCCTGTGTAGCTTAGGCAGAATCTTGTGCAACGCAACCTTCACCGGTGTCTTCGCAACTTTCACCGGTGCCTTCGATACGCTCGCGCGTTTTTTAGTTTTCATAAATGCCTCCGTCGCGATCATACCAACAGTGGAACATCAGCTATGTCCCATTCAGGCTATGTCCCATTCAGGACGCTGATGCGGATGCTTGTTTGTGCGCTTGCCTGAAACGCTTCTGCGCCAGGTTGTTCTTGCACTGGACGCTGAAATAAAGCTGCGTGCGAACTCTGGGAGTAAACTGCCGTTTGCAAGGGCAGGCGCACCTTCGTTGTTTGTATTTCGGCATTCCCGCTTAATAAACGCTTATCGTCCAAGTGTCAAGAAAAAATCTTGCAGACAAGTTTGTGCGGCAGCGGGTTACATTTGGAAGGTAACGCTGCCACTTCAGCCCGCAAGTAAACTTAGCCGTAGACAAGTTGTGCCAATCCGCTGTGGGGTGTCAAGCCCACTTTGCAGCCTTGCGGCTGTTTGGAGACGGTAACGAATCGACTTCAGCCCACGACAGAAAATAAAGCACGGACAAGGGATGCAATCGGATATGCCTTTCGGCATGCGGCTGCTCTACCAACTGAGCTACGCCCTTCACAGTTGGGAAGGGCGGTGGGACTCGAACCCACGACCTGCTGCTCCAGATAACCGATTAGCTTCAGCCCGTGCGAAACTTTTGGCAGAGACAAGGTGTGCCAATCGGAATGAGGCTTTCGCCCCACCTTTTCGAGAGGTAACCGACTGACTTCAGCCCCTGCCATGAACCTAATCCTTTGCGAAATCGGCAATGATCGCAGGCGTGGCTGTATCGAATCCGACCACGTCCAGCATTCCTGCATCGTTCGGATCTGCGATGGTGAATGAGTTGGACACCATGCCGCATACTACAAGTTTCGCCGGAATGCTCATCTTCTGCCGATACATCTCGACTGCCTGGGTTGGATGAATCTTGCCGGCCCACGTTTCATTGTCGGTGTAAACGATGAACGTGTCCACGGCCAGCTTTTTCTCCAGCGCATCAAGCATCGGCAGCGCACAATCGGTGCCGCCCATGCGTGCCTGGAGAGCTCGCATGTCGCGCAGCACATCATCGAGCCGCTGTTTTGACGACAGCGCAATCGGCGTCATGGCGTTGATGCCGTCATCGAAACGTCCGCCATAGCGTCCGGTCTGCGTGCAGGTGAATCCTGCCGCGTAATAGTTCTTTTCACTCTTCACTGTGACCATGGCCATAGCACCGGCTCCGATGGCTGGCGTGAAACCAGGAATGCCAGCGACAGCACCACCCCACATCGAGCCAGAGATATCGAGTCCCAGGTAGAAACGCTTGCCCGATGGCTCGATATTCTGGAAGGCCGAATAGAACGCGCCGTCCAGAGCATCAACGATCTGCGGAACGGTCGTCCACTCGCCAGAGCCGCGCAATCCGTGGCCAGCCTCATAAGTCTTGGCTGCGATGAGAATCTGGATCGGATGGACGCGAGCCTTGCGGATCGCTTCTTTATCATCGAGCCGCAGACTGACATTCCTGCTTGCGTTCGACATCGGCTTGAGCAGGCCAACCTTGCTCATGTTGCCGAGATTGCGAATCATCGCGGTCATCGGCATCTTTTCAAGCAACGCTTCCCAAACGGCGGCTTCGGTGAGTAGCTCGGTCGGCACGCTTTCACGCACCAGGCCGTACTCGCGAATGAGCGAGGCAGCTTCCTTGGCGTTCTTCGTCGCCTGAAGTTTCACGTGGCCTTCAATGCGCTTGGCGATGCCCTCGGTCAGTTCGCCCTTGACCACCCACTTCGCGATGGACTGATAAGGTCCAGCGAAGGCAATGTGGCGCAGGCGCATCAGATCGCGATGCGACCAGCCATCACGCTGCTGATATTTGGTCACCTGATCGGCAACCTGCTCTGGAGACTTCATCGTGTACCAGTTTTCAATGGCACGACGCAGTCCGCGGCCCCATCCACGGAACTGGCGAACGAATGCGACGAAATGAAACAAGTGCGTTCCGATACGTGCCACGTCTGGCAATGCCAGCAAAGCTGCGGACCGAGTCTTGTCATCACCCTTAGCCGCTGCATAAGCCAGCGCCAAAAGAGCCGGATCGTTCTTCGGTGCGCGGCCGGCATCGCTGATTTCTACGATGCGCGCAACCGCACGAAGGCCGTCAGCCGCAACGCAACGCTTCACGGCTTCGATGTTCTCAACGGTCAGCTTATGCTCACTAGCGTAATAGGAGCCTCCCTCGCTACCCAGGATCAGGAAGCGGTCAAGCCTCTTCCAGTCATCGACGGCGAACGAATAGCCGCCCGCACTGTTGGGAACCTGCCTCTCGTTGAGAGGCTTCGACTGCGGTGGACTTGCAACTTCAGCCGCAGCTTTGCTCAGATAACTCATTGGAATGTACCTCCAAAGGCGAGGCGCCAGAGTAAGCGTTTACTGGAAACTTGTCAAGCGATTATTCTAGGTCGATCAGGCGGCGGCCACCGAAAAACAGCACAGGCTCAGTTTCTACAGTCTTCCAGTTGGCAGGCCGGCGATACCAGCAGCAAGTGTTGGCGTCCTCCGCTGCTTCAATCTCCATCCTATGGCCAGCCTTAACGAAGAGTTCTCCGTTGGGAGCTGCGACCCAAGTGTAAGTTGAGCGGCGGTTCAGGGCGATTGACACGAGCGAGTGATCGCCATATATGATCCGACAGCTTTCCAGGCAGTCTTCCATGAAGATTTGATAAGACAACTGCATTCTGAAAAGGAACAAAGGTCCGGCAATGCTTTTTGCGTTCGATGCGTACAGATCGCTGCCTAGTTCCACTTCATCCGGAATCTCGACAAACTCCTCGCCTGGCTCAGGTGGCGGCACATCATCAAAATAAATCCTTCGGCGCGGCGCGATGGTGGCCGGCGTGATGGCTTGCAATGAGGACAGCGCGGCTCGTTTAACGATCATCAAGCAGTCCAAGTGATGCGCACTACGATAAGAGACCAGTGGAGATGCACCTTGCCCGATCCTCGTCGGATGCCAAAACTGCTGAGGCGCTCCCAAACGAGGGCCTCGTAATCCTTAGCGTGCTGAACTTCGTAGCAGGACATCTCGAAGCAGGCCAGGAGAACACCGCCTCCGTGGCATTCAGTGCAACGGTGTCTGTATTCCGGATCGCAGTTGCACTCGATCAGCTCCACTTTGGCACGGAGCGGTGGCGTTGTTATTTCTGCATCATCGAAAACGATTCGGCGCGCCACTAGTTCACTCGTTCTTTAGCCTTTGCTACTTTCTCACCGTCGATAAGCACGGCTTCAAGCATTCGGAATAGAACTGATGCTGCCACCGAAGCGCGTTCGCCGACGATGGCCTCCTCGACCTTGGGCCAAAGTTTGTCCATCGCTTCGCAGGCCTTATCCTCGCCCATTTCCCTAAAAGCTGAATCGATAGCACTAGGAAGGACGCGCATTATCGTTTCCATCGCTTCCCGGTAACTAGTGAGCGGCCGCCGAGGCATATATCCACTCCCTGTCATAGGCCGCTGGTCCGTGGCCGCGAATCACGACTGGCTGTCCAAAGTCTTGGCTTTTGGGAATAGCTTTCACCGAGATCTGATCGCAGTGATTCAAGGCGATTCCGTCCACACCTTCCAAAATATCGACTGCGTGCCGGATCAGTTTAAGATCTAAACGGCCGCGACGAAACTTACCTGGAAAGCCGTTGTCGTCATTATGCGGCTCAGGCAAAGAATCCAGTTTGGGATCTTCGGTTGGGAGCGGTCCATCGCCATGCCGAGTCAGATACGTCCGCATGACTCCGATTTTCTTGACGCGGCCTTCCCATTTGCTTTCCTCGAGCAGATGGAACGCATTATCGAACGTAGTGCATGTCCACGTGTTATAGCCGACTTCGCCGAAGTTCTCATCGAGCAGCACGCCCTGGGCGCCTTCGAACACGACGTTCTCTTTTTCGTCCAGCTTAAAGCTATCAACGATCTTGGCCGGCCAGCCAGCGTACAGCGCGGCCAGCTTGTCCACGGCATCAGGATTGTCGATCTCCAAAAAATCTTCTATACACACCACTCTCGCGAAACTGCCGTAGTTGCACACGTGCGCCTTCGCGAGCTGCTGAAGGAATCGCAGCTTCTGTTTGGTGGTTTCCTGATCGCGCAGGTCGCCGGCGAACAGCACTTTGTTGCCTTCGCGCAGATGGTCGGCGCGCGCCTGGCCTACGCCCATGCCGCACGTATTGTGCTTCCCGTGGCTCAGGATGCGATTCACGGCGCAGTGGAACGGAGTGACGATCACGCACTTGGCATCGACCGTGGTGCGCTCCCAAATGTCCGGAGCCAGATCATTCGCCTCGCGCATCATGTTCAGCGGATTGACCAGCATGAATCGCGAAAGGTGAGTGCGAACGCCCGGAATGAAAGAGCCGCTGCCGAACTGCGAGAACGTGTGGTGCCGCCCTTCGGGAGTGACGACGTTATGGCCTGCCTGACATCCGCCATTGTAGCGGACGACTAACTTCACGTCGCGAGTGCGGCAAATAAAATCTACAGTAGCTCCCTTTCCTTCATCTCCAAATGCCAATCCCGCAACTACGAAGGCATCGCGCATGTAATCTCCTCCCACGTCTCGCGGCGTCTTATTTTTTTGATCGCGCTTCTGTGGACGCCATATCGCTTCGCTAACAAGGATGAAGGCTCTGTAGATGCAAAGATCTCTTTAACCTGTTCAGGCTTTAGTTTGGATCGTGGATGCGGATAAATGTCGTGCGGCGGATTTTTGTTTCTTCCGCGTTCGTGCATGTCCCGAACGTTGTCATCGTTCGTGCCCTGGTACAAATGACGGGCGTTGCAGCACGGAGGATTATCGCAAGTGTGCAGGACGTCCAACTCTTCGTTGATCTGTCCATGCGCGAGCTCATAGGCGTGCCTGTGCGCTTTTATCAGCTTCAACTCTGGCGCTTTGGTTCTTAAAACGCCGTAACCTTTTTTGTCGCAGCCTGCCTGCCAAGGCCAACACTCATCCTCGCCGCCAATACGAACATGGCTCCAGAAGTCATCGATAAGAGCTCTTTTCATGTTGAGTGGAAAAAGCCGATCAGGTAGTTGTGATTGAGTACCTGAAAATCCTGAATGACTGCATCGAAATCAGCCTCAGTATATTTCTTGTCGCCGGGGCGCTCGAAGGTATTCGCGTTCACCATCGCGGCAATCTTCGCGTTCAATAGTGCTGCCTGGGCCATCACGTACGCAGCCTTTTGTTCGTCTGTCATTTGCCGTGGCTCGATCCTGGAACTTTGGTCGGATGGGCGCGTGCGTATTTTATAAACTCCATCACTACGCCACCGAGATCGAAGAACCTGTCGGACGGCGTTCCCAAAGCCATGCAATGCTTTACATAGTCATGGAGTGTAGGGACTGCCGCTGCGTCGCGTGCTCGCAGTATGAATAGCGGCTCATCCTCTGGCACCGGCTCGCCGTTGGAAGTCTTGATGAGCAGCTCGCCCTCGATATGAAACATGTCGTTTAGTTTTCTCATTCTGGCAACTTGAACGGACTCACGATCACTCGCGGCTCAACGTACACCGGAAGCGTTTTGTCGCTGTTGGGATCTTTGCACAGGACCCACGTGCCTTCAGCCGCTGCCGGCGAGAACAGTCCGTTCGGATCAGCCTGCGGCAAGATGGCGTAGCCGTGTTCGGTATCGTGCTCGACCTTCGATGGATTGGTGAACTGCGTTGCGTACGGGATTCCGTAGCCTATCGAAGTGCACAGGAAGATTTTCTTGCCAGTGACTTCGGACCACAAGTACGCATACGTGACGAGCCCATTCTGATCGCGCAGTTCCAGAATATCCTTGAGCAGTTTGCGCTCGCGGAAGTTTTTGATGGCCGGCATTCCAATCTGTGCGGACCCTTCCTTCAGTAAACTCTCTTGCTGCTGACGCTGAATCTGATCGCTACTTGGCGTCTCGTCACAGCCAAGAAGAAAAAGAACGCCCACCAGCACGGCGAATGTTTTCATTGGGACTCCTTCAGTTTGGCGATGAATGTCCGCAGGCTTTCCGGCACGTCCGGGTCATCGAGATTGTAGCCGGAGGCGCGGTGCAGGATGATCGAGGCAAGCGCGGCCTTCGCGTCTTTGTCCGGTGTCTTGATGTAGTCCCTCTGCATGTTCTCTAGCTCCTGGATCATTCCCTGGTTGAACGATCTGGTCTGCTCGAAAACTTGGCGGCGGACTTGCTCGCGCCGTGGCCCGAAATACTTGTAGAGAAAGAAATCGTTGCCCTCGACAACCCAAGTCAAGCCAAACATCAAAACGAGAATCAGAAGCACTGCGCCGACGATCTTCATAAAGCCTCCTATGACCAATCGATGTTCGGATAAGTTCCGTACGGAATGACGTTGCCGTCTTCGTCTATCACAGGACTCGGTATTTGATTCTCTTCCAGCGGCCACAGGTGCGAGGCGTTATGAGCGCAGACGCGGCAGACAGGCTTTCCACGCAAGATCAGGACTGGCACGAATGGCTTCTCGGTTTGCGGCGCGTCTTCATCGGAAATAACTACCGCGGCCGAGATCTCCGGCGTGATTGCCTGTCCACCGCACTGCGTACAGTTCATGGAAGTGTGATCCGGCGCCTGAACGTGCGAACCGAACCGGCAATCCTGGCAAGGTCAGATTCGCCGACGCCAACCGATTCAAGATCGGCCGCGAGGCCGTCCTGGGTCACACGATCTTCGTTCAGCCCGATGATGGCTCCAATCTGTTCGCAGATCAGGTCGGGATGCTGAAGAGTGAAAACAGATTCTTCGCCAAATAGACGCACGTACTGCCTGCGGGAGTCCGTGAGCGGACTATTCGAAGGCCAGAACACAAACGGGTAGTAGGTTCGCTTCAAGTCTTCGATCATCGTCTCGATGGGAATGTCCGCAGGGATTGTGTCACCGAAAACAGCTTGAACTTGCGGAGCGCTCACGTGATCGAAGATCGGCTCGTCCGCGTACATGAAGAAATAGCCCTTGCGGTTGCGCCGTTCAAAGCAATCGAGAGCTGTCTTGCGCGCGGCCAAGTACATCAGCAGGTCGTAAGACTCGCCGCTATTGCTGCCGCCTTTCCCGACCAGCCAGACGTTGCGGATGTGTTCGTCGATGCGGATATCGCTTTCGTAATCGGAAATCTGAATGCAGTTTGCGCCAACGACGTTGTAGTCGTCGTTTGCGGCGACGGCCACCTGCGGATCGCTCAGATACTTGTGGGCGAGTTCCATGAGGTTTGGAAGTTTTAGCTGGGCGGCGACGGCGTTATGGTAGTTCGAGCCGGTCACGTCAAAGCAGACCATGACGGCATTCGATTCGGGATGCTCGGCGCTGTCGCGGCTTTCAAGGATTCCTGCCGGCTTTCGGTTGATCCGCAAAGGATCTAAGTTGGGGTGAATCTTCTTGGTCAGCTCTGCTTCCTGGCTGTAGGCGAAATCGACTGACATCGGCGCTACGCCAAGCGAATGCGCGGTCGCCGTACGAGTTGAACGCAAAGTGGTGTATGTTGCTGAGTTCCATCGTCCACTACCCATGTGCGATTCTCCTTTTTATTTGAAATAGCTGAGTAACTTAAGTTTTGCCTGCTTCGCTTTCTTAACGCAGCTTGCCGTGGAACAGACTGTGTTGGCGCGATTAGCCCAACAGCATGGCGGCCAGCAGGCGGCATCATCGGTGCAGCCACAGAACTGACAGATCCCGGGACGCGCTTTCTTTTTCATCGGTCGAGCTCCCTTATGAAGGCGATTAGATCTTTGCACTTTTGAGGGTAGCGCAGCCAGAGGTACAGCGCCGAGATTCCAAGCACGATGTTGCTCGCGATGGCGAATACGAAAAAATGAGCACCTACGCAGCTCACTTGATTCTCCCTTTTTAAGCCTCCGGTCCGGACTGTCGCAGCAGATGCCGGACCGGAGTGGACGGGTGCCCGGTTGCTTTGGAGCCGCAACAATAAGCGTTTACTATTGGCGTTGTCAAGCGTCTTCAGAAACTTTGCTCACGGCCAAAACGCAAGCGCAGTGGGGATGCTGCGGCGGCTTGGTTGCTCCGGAGAAGAACTTACTGCCGATCTCTACTTCCTGATCCTGATTCATAAGGCATTCCGGGCAAGGGTCGAGATTGGACGTGAGCCACTTCACTTTCTCTACGACGCCGGACTTTTCCCAGGTTGAGAAGTTGCTGGCCGATTGCGCCATCGCGATCTCGCTGCGCGCAATCATCTTGGCGCGCCCCAAACTGAAAATGCCTTCGCCTTCGGTTTCCTCGGCAAGTGCCTCGCGTATGTCATTGACGACTTCCGATATCGGAGTTTCTTTCGTGAACGAGTCGGCGACGATCTGGCGGATCTTGTCCCGGGTAGTTTGCGAGATGGCCCAACGCGCATTCGGATTTTCGACCAGGTTGCCTTCGTTGTCGAACTTCTTGCCGATCATTTCCGCGGCTCGATGGGTCGCATACTCTTGCGCGCTGCGATTGGCCGAAGCGATCAGTTTGGAGTTCGAGACATCGATCTGCAACAGGCCGTGGCCGGCGCCGGAGAGTGCTGCCGATTCCAAGGACGAGCGCACTTGCGACGGCAGCGCCAGCCATTGAGCTTCTAAGACGGTGATGAGCCGATCCGTGAATGCTTGGGCATCGTCCGCATCTGCCTTGGCTAATAGCTTCGCAAACTTCTTGGAACTGTTCGGGCCGGCGACGCCATTGGCCTGCGCGAATGCAGAACTCTCGGCCTCTTTGTCGGACTTGCCATCTTTCTTCGCACGCTCGTACGCGCTGTTCCAGACGGCCACCCATTGCTTGCGCTTGGATTGCCGGACATAGTCCGGCGCATCGCTCGCCGATGAATACGGCTTCTGCAAAAACGTTTCGCGATAGCCCTTTTCCAGGTCCGTAAAAGTTTTCTCCCTGCTTCGAAACTGCAAATCACGCAGCGTGATGGTCTGGCCTTTCAGAGGATTCTCGCCCTGGGCGTGTTTCTGCGCCATTCCTTTTTTGAAATAGCCGATCGTCAGGTGCGGCTGAAAAGTGGGATGAGGGTCGGTGTGCGGAAGTGCGGCCAGGGCGTCGTGCAGCTTAACTAGCTTTTCGCTCTCCAGCAAAAATACCAGCGGCTCGCCTTCATCGTTCTCGGGGAAAGCGTGAAGATCTCCGAACGTTACATCGACTGTGCCCGTGCCTTTGGTGATGGCGCTCACCTGGTCGGGAGTGACTTCAGGATGGAAACCCCATCGCACCGTTACGTGCGGAGTCAGTTCACGGCCCTTCGGCGCGAGCTCGCTTTCCTCGATGCCCTTTTGCAAATCGAGCACGCGTTGCGCATCAACCGGAGACAAGGTGAACTGAACTGCGCCGTATTTAGCCATTACGACAGATTCTGTTCCTCGAGACTCTTGTGACCGAACAGCAGCGTCGCCTTCCAGCCGCTCGGCGCGTTTTCGTCGGGGTTCAGCACGAGCATGCCGCCCTCGTCAAGGTCGAGCACGCCATCATCGCCATCGAACATTTCCATCGACAGCTCTCGCAGACATGAGCCCGAGAATACCGTGAGAGTCGGCCCGCCGCTCGCCAGCCCTTCTGATTTGATGTCGGTCATAAAAGCAGTCAGGCGGGCAATGAATACATTCCTCGACTCGCCGCCTTCCGGAGCTTCGTCTGGATTCTTCATCAGCCGCTTTACTTTTTCTTTGTTCGGAGCCTTCTTCTTGCCGGCGAGCACGCCCAGGTTCCAGGTCTTGGCGCGATCATCTTCGACAACCCGCGGATGGTAGATCGATCCGCTGGATACGATGTCGGCCGTCTCTTTGGTGCGCTTGAGCGTGGCGCAATAAATCTTCCGGAGAGGAACTTCGCTCAAGTATTGCTGGGCCGTGATCAGCTTCACGCGGCCGTCATCGGAAAGCGGGAAGTCAAGCCAGCCGTCTGAGCGATGCACCGGATCGAGAGCGGTGCGGCCGTGGCGCATCAAGAAAAGCGACTTGTACGTGTAATCAACCGCAGCTTCGGCTTTCTGCAGCGGGGCCAGGCCTTCGCGGAAAGCTTTCTCCAGCGTTTGGTCCTCGAGCCTCACACTCTTCTCGGAACGTGCCAGACGCGCACGTATCGACTCCGCCTTGCGCAGCTTGAAGAAGCGGTTGGTTTCCTCGCGCGCCATGGTCAGTTGCTTGGTGAAAATGCTTCCAAGCACATGCTCGATCTGATGAATCCCCTGCTGGCTTTCAGGCGTGAGCATGGATGGATCGATACGGGATCCATGGCGCTTGGCAATCTGATCGTCGGCGATAACTTCGTGGATGGTCTTCACCAACTCTTCGTGACTGGTCTTCTGCCCATCGAGCGATTCTTTGCCGTTGTCGACGCCAACGTTTCGGCCAGTCGAGCGGCCTCCGCCGGCTTCCTGCGCCACAGGCGTTCCCGATCTTCCCGCATTGTGGTCGCCGTCATTGCCGTTATTCATGGGCCCGCCAGCTCCAGGAGCATCGGGATTCGGCGTAACTGGATGCGGCTTGGGTCTGCCGGAATCGTCAATCTGCACGCCAGCCTGAACAGAGGGAATGCCAATCGGCATGAATCCCGTTCCGGTAACGATGCCCAGGCGATCCGCTTCCGGTTCCGGCCGCAGCTCTTCGCCGACGCGCTTGCGCGCTTCGTTCGGCGTCATCACACCGCTCTTGACGTACATCGTGATAGCCGCGGCGTTCTTGAGTGGATCCGGCTCCGCGTAAGGATTCATCGCGATTTCGTACTCGATGAATCCCATCTTTTTCTGGATGATGTAGTCGATGACGCCTTTGAGCCAGGTCACCCAGGGCAGCGTGCCTTCAATCGTCGACGCATCGCCGGCAGCCCTGCCTTCGGTGCGGATCATGCGGATCAAACGCTGTGGACTTGTGCCGTACGCAAAACAAATCTGGCGGATATGCTTCTCGTCGTACACGCCGGCAAGCAACGGTTCCTTCGAGAAAATAATCTGATCTTCCTTGCCAGGCTCGTTGAATCCTTGCACCAGACGCCACTGATTGCGCGCCGCCAGGTTGCCGGCGAGCTGCGAGTTCATCCAGTCCATGGCTTCGGTGATGCGCTCAGGAGAAGTGCCGCGAGGAACGACTTGCACGACGCCCGGGATCGATCCTTCCTCGTAATAAGCGCGCACGAACTTCAGTCTGGAAATGCCGACCATGATTTCTTCGGCGACTTGTTCGGTCGGGGAATTTCCTGCAAAACATGCCTTGCCGTTGCGGCGAACATAGACAACGCTGTTCGGTACAGTTAGACAGTAAACTTTTCCGGAGTATGGCTGCCGACGAGTTTCGAATTTCTTGGTATAGCTACCTCTTTTATGAACGGCAACCACATAGTGCGCACGTGAGTTAATAGCCAGAATTGTGCGACGCATTCCATTTCTGCCAATGATAGTGCGGTCGCGAAGAATTATCTTGCGAATGGTGGCGTACACTCCCATCTTCTGCGCTAATTCCTGTAATTGATCAGCAAGACGCTTACTGGAAGTGAAGGCTCTTGATCTGCTGGCATCTCCATCGCCTAACCAGAAATGATGCCAAAAAATCTGCAACTGGCGCGATGTCGCATTCATGATTTCTTGTGGAATGTATTTGTCGCCAGCATGGCCAAGGGGCCGCAGGTGGCGCGCCAGAAACTTGGATCCGATGATAAATGCATCGTTACTATAGAGAACAGGACCGTTGTTTATCTTGTGCAGCAAGGCGCGCATTTCAGAGATTCGCTTGTTGTTTTTAGATTGTGCGATGTAGACGTAATTGCCTTCACAACTTCCTTCGGCAAGATAGAGGCCAATCAACGCACAATAATCATCGCCGCTCATCTCCAACACACGGCCATCGTGGATATGTCGCTGCCGATTTCGGACGACCGCTTGATGGGCAGTCGCCAAGGCAACGCCGGCGACTGCGCCGATCTGCGAATAAGACAATCCTTGCGATCGTAGTTCGCGACAGCGAGCGTCGAGTTGAAGTCGGGAGACATGCCGATCTTCCGCAATGGCAGGGAAGCGCTTCGAATTAACTTCTACGCCATGCCATATAGACGTTACTGGAATCCCAGTTGCAGAAGTACAGTGTTTCTCTAATTCGGCTGCAGATACTAAGACATCGCCAGAACGGTGTTTGTTACCACCGAGACTAAAAGGCAACTTATCAATGACCATCCTGTGCTGTGGTGTTACTTCGAGATCCAAAGAACGAGAGGAGAATCTAATTAAATCTCCGACATAGTCATAGCAATGCTTGGCCGTAGCGAGCTGCCACTCGAAAGCTTTCGTCTTAAGATTACGCGTAGCTATTCGTTCTGTCTTGATATCGACATCCTGGAACAACTTCCATCCGGATTCAGTCAAGACTTCCGTCCCGTCGCGATAACACTGCCCATACAATTGGGAAGCCAGTGTGTTACGGGGAGCGATATTCCTGGGTTTGTAAACCAATTGGTCTGTTGTGAGGTTCACAAGGGGTATCCCCCACCAGTTTTGCGCATAGGCGGGATTCGGCGGTACCGGCGTCAGTCCGTTCTCGTCGATGTAACGCACGATCATCTCGCCGCGCAGCACCACCATTTCGGCAAGTTCGTTACGGAAGTTTTTCCTGAGCAGGATCGACGAAGCATCGATGACCAGCAGATCATCGAGCAACGGACGCAGCCAGTCCTGCCAGTTGTGCTCGCGGTCGGGATACTCGAAAAACCGATTGAGCAGGAGAAGTGTTGCATCGCCTTTAGAGCGAATGGCCACATCGCTGCGCGTTTCGCCTGGCTTGGCGCGCATCTGAATTTCCCAGGGCACGCGGCTTATGGTGTCTTTGACGTTCTCGATGCAGACCGCTGCGAGTGGATATTTGGCGAGAGCCTTTAAATCGGCTGCACTATACTCAGCATCCTGCCGCGGCGTCCACCACAAGTTCTGGCCGGCCCAGTATTGGTAGGCGCGTGGTTCGGTGCCTGGAGGCCCGAGAGGCTTAATGGGTTGAAGCGGTGAATACCAGGAATCCTGCTCGATGCCGCGAATCTGATCAGGTGGCCGCTGGTAAAGCGACTGGCCGTATCGCTGAATGGCACCGACCATTTGGCCGATCGGCCGGATAACCAGATCGCCGCGCTTTGCCATTGAGTCGCGAGTTTACCACGTCACGCCAGCCTCCAGTGAATGACATGGCCTTTGAAGGGCAAACGGTTCTTAGGCTCCATCCAGAAGGCCAGCATCTCTGCAAAATCACGGAAGCCGTCGCGCCGCGCAAACGCCTGCGTTTCATCCCAGGAAAGTTTCTCGCCATCGATCCAGATGTACGGGACCTTGCATCCTCGAGCGAGCACGTTTGTTCCGTCGTAGGGCACGTGCCTGATCTCAATCTCTTCGATCTTCACACACGGCACACGCATGAGCAGCTTGGCCTTCTTGGTTCGCAGGCCGGTGTAAAGGTGAAGCGTATCGCCTGGCTTATCGGGGTGGACGCGGACCGCGCGGATCGTGTGCGTCTTTTCTCCGCGAAGGATGAGCGGAACAAAGCGAGGCTGGAAGTTATAGAGACCCATTCACAGTTTGGTTAGCGGCGGCGGCGCGACTTCTGGCGGTTCGACTTCCTTGCCGATATCCAGCTTTTTTAGGATGGCTTCTACCACAGATCTCAGATGATGGCCGTCACAAGCATGCAGCGTTCCCTGATGTGTAGACGAACCTTCGTCTAGCTCCACGATCTCGATTACGTGGCGCACTTCGTTGGTTGGATCCACACTCCTGCGGCGATGGCTGATTTCAAACCAGCCTTTCAGCTTATCGGTTGGCGATGTCTCTCGACACTGAAAGCCGTGGTCATCGTAGTCACAGCGGATGTTTAGCATTTATTTAGCTCCTGTTTCGCGCACGATAACGCGCGCGCGACGTATGCAGCCTGGACAGTAAAACGTTTTCTTTTTACCTTTGCCGATTCCTTTCCACCCAAGAGCCTCGACGCATATCTCAACGTACTTGTCGTTTGACTTTTCGTGCAAACTCGTCACTTCGACCTTCGAGCCGCAGCCGCCGTCGCATTCGATCCAAGCCGTGAAGAGGGCGTCGCTCACCGTACTCGCTCGGCTTCCTCAGTCATTGCGCCAGCTTCACTTCAAACTTCATCTGGGCCCAACGATCTGCGAATCGTTCCTTAGCCATTGCGACCATCTGATCGAAATCGAACTCGCCCTCGGCTACGTACGTGCTGCTGCTTGCGCCGCGTGTGTCGACGCTGCGATCCCAAAATGAAAGCGCCGTCCATCCGTTCTTGTGGTGGACCAAAGCAATACCTTCTGGAGAGTTGCCGCAGTAGCAGTTGGAATGCCCCTTGTAGGAATAGCCTCTGCAGCCAGGAACGTGAGGCTGAAGCTTTCCATCGATCTCGCGCGTAGTCCACGGAATCGTGATTTGTTCGTCATAAGAAACGTGACCGCCGCGCTCTTTGTAGAAGTGATGGCCAGCAGTGCGGTAGGGACCGAAGTAATACATTCGCATGGGTTCCATTTTATTTTGTCGCAAGAACGTTGCCGCGAAGGGGGTTTCGCTCCAGTGCTCCGCCCGTTGCCGGACCGCTGGAGCCGCCTAGTCCGGCCTACCCTCTTGCAAGGCATCGCGGCAGTAAGCGTTTACTATTGTTCCTAGTGAATGTCAAGTGGCTTGTTCGAGCTGGCGCACGCGGTCTTCTGAACTTTCGATTTTGTTTCTGGCAACCGACGGAAGAACATCTGCGGCAGTGACGCGAACTACTGTGCGTTCAAACCACCTCCCGCCGCAACGTTTGCAACTGTGCTGACACATAACCGTGAGACTGCGTTCGGGAATATCTTTCGACTGAGGTCCAGGTCCTGCCAACACAACGCAACGCAACCTGCCGCTGCGAGCTCCGCACACAGGACACGGCGCATTCGGATTGATGTTAGCAATATCGCGAGGGCTGGGCGGACGGAACAACCAAAGAAGCTTACGGATGCCGACAGTGAGCCAGTAGAATAGCATTCAGGCCTAGCTTTAAACTCTCATAAGTGCTCTGGAGAGTAAACGCTTATCAGGCAGATGTCAATGCCACAGCCAGAAGAATCATGGCTTGCGTCGTGGTTTATTCCAGTATGGAGTCCTGCACCAACGACATCGCTTCGGTGTTGTCACGCGCGGCAGCCAAGAACGCCCACAGCGATTGCAAGTTACTAACTTAGAGCTCACTTGGCCGCCCGCTCCGCCTTCTGCTTTCGGTATCGAGGGGCTGCCATGAAACGCTCGTCCCGACTGGCAACCTGTAGGGCTTCATCAAAAGACATAAATCACCTCAGGGTAAAATAACGTTGGGGTATAGGGGTTCAGCCATTCGCTAACTCCTTTTGCCCCGCGAGTGGGAACTCCTTTGCGAGTTTGGCAATCTCTTCGCGCGTAACAGCTATGCGTGTTCGGTCCCATCTGTTTTTAGGGCCACCCACCACGTTTAAGTATTTCTCCGATTCTTCAAGGACGATCCAGTCCCCATCCGTGAAATATTTGAACCTGCGAGTTAGCTCAGCCATTCACTAGCTCCTTTCGGTATCCCGCACTCGTTCGCGGCTCGGTGCTCCCCCGTTACAACTTACCGCCGGGACGGATCGTTCCTCCGGTCAAATTGCATCACCTCTCTTTCGATTCATCCTGCCTTCTCACTTCCCCTCAGGCTTGGGCGCGGCCTTATGGTCGCAGTTCCCTTCTGCGTAGTCCGCAGACAGGACAGAATTTAGGTCGTTTTCCTGCATGATCCAAGGATGTGATTATTCGGAACTGGAAGATCGCCCTACACTCAGAGCATTCAAACTCATCTTCTCTCGGAAAAGAAAGAGTGCAATTGGTGAATTCCGTGTGTGGTGCTGGCTTCCTGCCGCCTCTATGTCGGCTAACGATTCTAGGCGACCGATCCGGCAGTTTGTCTACAATGAATCGCGCTTTCAACGCTTCCAAGGTCACTTTCTCCCTCCGTCTGCCTTGCCATCGCGCTCTTTCTCTAATCTCTCGACATCGTCAGGATGTTCTTCGTGCGGCGCTTCATCGGCACAAGCGCATTCGTGAGCCAGATCAGGACACCCGCGCAGTTCACAACCACGATGATCTTGATCAGCCAAGCCGATTCGACCATTAGCCACCTTCTGGAGGTCTGGCAGATCTCGCGTCGACGATGGCCTGCTGTTCTTGATGGCTCCGCAAATCGGCAGCGGCCTTGTCGGCAGCCTCTTCCGCTGCGAGCGCTTGCAACTTATCTGCTTCGGTAGCCTCGGCCCGCATCGCTTTCTCTCGCGCGAGAATGGCGTTGCCGGCCAGCGCGACCGACAAAGCTGTGAGCATCACGCCCTTCTGGGAGTTGACGAGCGTGTGAACATCGCCCAAAGTTTTGCCCTGCTCGGCGAGGCGCTTGTCGGTTGCATTGCCGGTCGCAAGAAGAGTGTCTTTGACTTCGAGCACGGCGACGCGCTGCGCTTCGTTTGATTTCTGAACGACCTGCGCAACCTGCACGGTAGCGAGACGCTGCGCTTCGGCGGTGCGATCCGACTTTTCGTTGTGCTTGTCCTGGGACCGCTTCATCATCGCGAGGATGATGGGCGAGGCTGCGGAAATGATCAGGCCCACGCCCCACAGGATTCCGCCCCATCCGGAAAACACAAACGGCGCCGGCGGTTCCTGAATGGGAAGGGCTGCCAAAAGGAAAGTGTTGAATAACGAGTAGATTGTGAGCGCCTGATACATCGCGCCTCAAGTTTACTAAAGAACCATAACCACTGTCTCTCAAAAACAGTGCCGGTTCGGCACCCCGGTCTTCCGCAGGATATTGGAGACGTGATATTTCACAGTCCGTTCCTTCATGCCCAGCCGCGCGGCGATGTTGATATTCATGAACCGCTGCTGCAACAAAGGCATGACTTCCTGCTCGGCTGGAGTTAACTTTGCGGCTTCGATCAAGTGCTTGGCGATCAGCTCTTTCATTTTGGCGCGCACCGCGGTTAGTTCTTCAATCAGTTCGCGTTCCCGCTTCTCCAGCTCGTCGATCTCTGCCCACATTATTCGTCAAGACAGATTCTGCGCTTGGTAGCGAGCGGCATGAGCGGCCCGTCCGATGGCCGTTCCGGTTTAGATCCCAACCGCGACCGCGATGATCCTCGACCATTCTCCACGAAGGCTTCGTACTGTTCGAGCAGCCTTAGGCGCTCTTCTTCCAGCGCGAGATATTGAGAGTTGACGAGCGTGTGGACATCCTCCAGCCTTGCGCGGGCTCTCGCTGCGTCGCCTTCGGGCAAAGGCGAGAGCCCAAGCATCTCGCGCGCTTCGTTTTGCGTGATGATCCCGCGGTCAAGCATGTGGCGCACCTGCTCGGGAGTCCACGGCTGCGGATAGATGCGATACGGCTCCCCACCGTTTGGAATAATAACGCCGTTGCTGCTGCTGCCAGCCGTGTCGATTGTCCATTGGCCGCTGTTTATGGCGCTGCCTCCACTCACTCCAGGATAGATTTCTGTCACGTTTGCGACAGTGAAGGCAGAAGAGGCAAGCGCGTCCATGGTTATCTCCTCGCCGGCATTGTAACCGGCTTTTTACAAGATTCTATAAAACATTAAAATCACCGTGCGACAGGTTGTGCCGCAACCGATCCGGGCGGCGGCCACTTCGCGGCGCACTGATGATCTTCAGAACCGACCATACACAGAAACTCGCCGCACAACAGACACCGCCGATAGGCTGGCCTGTGGCAGTGCGAACAGCGCTTCGGACAATCCGCGGTCGAATGCGTTTTGCTGCGGCAGGCCACACACTGTTCTTTGCTCATAGCCACTCCAAAGCTTCTGTGGCCACGAGTTGCGATACTCGGGACACGCGCGGCTCGCCGTATTCTTGTTCGAGCCTGCGCACGATCAAGCTCGCCTGATACGCATCCCAGGTGTAACCGATTCGCACGATCACTCGATAGGGATTCACACGAACTAGCTGCGCACCAGAATCGAGCAGCCTCCAGGTGAGGTCCATCAACTCGACAAACATAGCCGCATCGGATAAACGCTGGCGACGGATCTTGGCCGCCGCCCTTTTCTTTGCCTTGTCCTGCTGTTGCGCTTTTACCAGTAAAGCTTGCCGCTCATAAGCTCGCTCTTGTTCGGCCAGTTTGGCCTTTTCTTCTGCCAGCCTGTCCTGGTGGGCCTGGTACTCTTCCATGGCAGTGTTGAGCTGGGCGGTCAGCCGCTTGACGCGCTTAGGATCGAGCTCGAGTTCCACACCCAACCGATATTTTTCGCGACGCTCGCCATCCTCGCCGTACCCGTTATCCACAGCAAGATCCACCAAGCGGATCGGCTGCGGAAACGTTTCGGGAAACTCGTCATCTTGCGGAAAGGCGCGGCCGCACTCCTCAGCCTCAACACTGCGCGCGATCCGTTCGATGTCGATACGCTTCACTTCCGAACCCACTCCTCAATCGCACGGTCGATCACAACTTTGAGATCGGCGACGTCCGCGTGACGCTTGAGCCTATCCCACATATCCTCCTCGAGCGTCTTGCAGGCCCTGGCGATGGCTACGCGCAAGGCTTCGGGAATAAATGTGGGCGGCCTCGACAAGTAGCCGGCACTGCCGATACTTTCGGCTGTGCCGCGAAGCGCCGCATTGTGCGCTTCAACCGTTTTTTGCTGCGCTTCCCTTGCTTTGTGTTCGCTCATAGTTTCCTTCCTGGCATGCAGTTGCGGATCGCGATCCACAGTTCCATGTCTACCGGCCAGAACTGTAGCGCCCCAAGGACTGGACAAGGTTCGGCAAGCGGCCGGATATTTTCAAGCTTGAACGCGTACCGGCCTTCGTGATAGTCGCCCCACTTGCGTTCCGCATCGCTGATCTCCAGAGTCACCGCTTCAGTTGGCCGGCAGTCGGTAAGATCGCACACGCAGACGATCGCGCCAACCGGCAACTCTTTGGGAACGAGGCCTTCCTCCCGCGCAAACTCTTTCGCCCAAACTGGAAAACCTTTCGATGCGTGAATCGCGACAGGCCCGCGGTAAAGCGTCAACCAGCTGCGCGTCTCCCAATGCTTCCAGCCAAGCGCGATCGCCGTCGCCCAAGGCTGCGTGAGTGATAGTCCTCTCATGCACTTTGCTTTGCGTGAAGCTCAGAGTTGAACCGGTCGCACTGATCGGCATTAAAGTGCGCCACATAAACCTTCACAGGCGGAACCGGAGGCGGGAACTTCGGAAGCGGTAACGGACCGATGCCAATCGTGCCCGACATCTCCCGGCACCATTTCGCATACCCGGGCGGCTGCAGATACCGCTTATAGGATTTGCTCGTTGCCTCAACTTCCCACCCTTCGCGCAAAAGCCGGATCGCGTCTTCCGGATGCACACCGCCGCAGAAACTGCAGGTCCGCGGGGTCCAGTGCCACGGCCAGCGCGTAAATCCGCTGCCAGGCTTGATCCGGTTTTGGATCGAGCCAACCAGGTGCGCGACCCAACCCCACGTGGTCGTCTCCCAATGATCGGTATTCAGCGTGTACTCCCAAGGCCCGGGCTGAGTCATGCGTCTTCTGCAAGTTTGCTTGGCCTCGAAGTGTTTGGTGAACTGATTGGCAAACCACGCCGGCCGCAGCCAGATGTCGTAAGCCACGGCATTCCACCAGCGGCGCGGATAGATCCAGCTCACAGCCGCACCCTTCGACTCTTGCCATGCATTTCGATCTGGTGGAACAACGAGAGCCGGTCGGCGATCCGGTCGTCCATCATTTCGGCGATCTTAGCCAGCGACCAGTTAGTCGTCACGATGGTTGGCTTTTTGGAACGCAGGCGCCGATCCAAAATCAACAGCAACGACCGGCGTTCGAAATCGCTCAAGCCTCCGGCGCCCACATCGTCGAACACGGCAAAGTTTGGCACGCTGTAATACTCCAACTGCGTCGCTTCTTGTCCACTTCCCATCGCTGTGCGCAGATCCAGATAAAACTCGGCGCAAGAGAAAAATTTGACGACCTGGCGCGCCATAATGAAGCTGCGCGCCAAAGCTGCCGCGAGATAGGTTTTTCCAACACCGGTCTCGCCGGTGAGGAGCAGGCCATGGCCCGGGTGATCGCACCAAGCCAGAATCTCTTTTTGCATCTCAGGAGCAAAGGCTGTGAGCTCTGCTTTGGCGTGAAGGGGTCCCACCTCTTTCGCGGCGATCCGGCGTAAAGCGCAATCGCACATCTCCATCGCCTGCTGGTGAGCCGGAGCATCCTTCGGACGCCGGTAGCCAAGACCTTGGCAATCGGGACAATCTTCAGACTTCGAATCGCTTGGGTTTCGGGTATTCTTTGCCCATTGGTCGAGGGACTGCCGCAGCCGATCGGTTAGTTCCATTTCGCCCTCCTTGAGGGATCTCGTCTTCCCAACGTCGCCCATTCAGGTAGGTGGTCGCATGAGGGATGTGCATCTTATCCTGCCATTGTTCGCAGCCTTCTCGGGCCACTACTCCAGCTCGAGCCGCCACTTGATCCGCATGGCTCAGCCGGTGCCAGGCAGCTTTTGCCTTCTTGCGATCTTCATGGCGCGGGTACTCCTGCCAGAACTGCTCGAACTCCTCTTCGGTTTGGTCGGAAATCACACCCAACGCTTCTTGTGTTCTGTTCTGTTCTGTTCCCTTCTGTTCTGTTCCCTTCTGTACGGGACGCGTGCCTGACGCGTCGCCCTCGCGTGCCTCACGCGTGCCCCACGCGTCAACATGTTGATTCTCTGGTGGCTTAGGCAGAACACTGAGCGATTCACGATTATTTATGACCTGGTGCTTCTTGAAGGTCGGAACATACCCAAAAACCTCGTCAGCGACGCGATATTGGACCACGAAACCACGCGTGCCCCACGCGTCAAGCACGCGTGAAAAGTCCACGTCATCGTAGGGCAGGATCATGGCTTTAAGGGCCCGGGGGCGCCAGTTGAATCGACCTTCCCGATCGCAACAGGTCAGCAGTCCGACGAAGGCGAGGCGTAGCGGCAGGTTGGTTTTAAGCTCCAGCTCATACATTTCCTCATGTCTAAAGAACTCAGGCTTGATTGTGCGAATCCGTTGCTGCACAGGCCAGTCCTAAATGGTTGGCTGGGAAGCGTCGCGGGCGGGCAATGGGAAGTTGTGGGCGGCGGAAAACCGTGCGCACAAAATCCAAACCCTCAACGCTCCCCATCGCCGCGCCTAACGTACGCTCCGTGACATTCACAGTCAAGTAACAATCGGGCCGCGTGCGCAAATAGCCATCTGTGGAAATGTGGAAATCTCTCAGACCCGAACCACCTCTTAACACCGTGAGCCGCGAGACCCTTGACAACCAGCTTATACTCCAAGGAGGCGGGCGGGGGTGGCGGGCAGGAGAAGAGACCTTCCTTCAGTAAAAAAAAAGAGAAACGAATCGGAAATGAAACGGAAATGAATCGAGTTTTCCACAGGCTACTTTCTAAACTCTTCCTCAGAAGATTCACTTGGTATCGCAAACTCATCGGCGGTAAATGGGGACACGTCACCGCTATGTTCTTCGGCAAAAAATGGATTCGCCTGCCAAATGAATCTTTGCTCTACGACGAACGCCATCCAACTGTAACTTCAACTCCAGCCCAGCAAGACAAAGAAGCGCAGTCCGGCGGATTCGACGGCTACTGACCAGAAACAACTACCGAAAATCTCTGCAAAAAGTTTTGAATCCCACACGCCTTTCATATCCCGAAAAATGGCAAAAAATGCGCGAGACCGGAGACCGGGCCGGCAAGGCACCGGGCCCTCAAAGTAATGAGTAACCGAACCGCACCATGCGACACCGCACCAATGCAAAGCCAGACAAAAAAATAGGGCCGCTTGCTAAGCGGCCCATTGGTGAGTGTGGGTGTTAGTGCGCTGTCCGGTTCGCGATGCTCGCGGAGTTTACCGCACGCGGCGCACCAATGCGTGTGCTGGCCTGTTCTGTAGCGCGTCGCCCTGCTAGTAGATCGATCAGGCGACCGAGCCGCGCATCAATATCGATGGCGGATTGCTTAACAGTTGCGTCCGCGTAGTCTGTTTCGATTCGTACGCGGAGCATCGTTTCACGCATGGTCAAGAGTAGGTCTAGGACAGTGGTTTTAGCTGGCACGTTACAGTCCCTCGCGGCGGATGTCTGTTAACACGTTCGATGTACTGCCAGGGTCGTACGCTTGTAACTCGCGGTCAGTGAGCGGCGACCGGTCAGAGTGTAGGAATGATGCTTCGCGGCCAGGTTCGCCGATCAGGTGCAACCCGATGCGATAGAGAAACCAAAGAACGGCACACGTTAACACGGTCACACTGGCGAACGGTGCCGAGTGTAGCATCGATGGCATGAAAACTAAGGCTAACAGCATCGATACATCTAGCAGGATAGACGGCGACGCGGAGCCCGCCTCCGGGTTGCGTTCCGACCGATCATTAAGCGCCGCGCGTACATACTGCGCGACCTCTGCATTGGTCGGCGAATCCGCAACAAAAAAAGTAACGTCAAGGTGTCCGACTGAAAAGTGTGGCACGGGCAGGGCAGTCTCACTGTCTTGCTGTAGCTGGCGACGTGGTTTCATGTTTTCTCTTTTCTTAACTGTGCTCTGTCTTTGGCACGTGCTAGACAGGGCACGGGTAAAAAAAGAGCGAGCGAGTTTTTAGGCTCGCTCGCTCAGGTGGGCTAGGCTACTTTGCGCGCTAGTGGCGTACGGTCAAAAGCACGCTGTGCGGAAGTAAACTTGGCACGCTGCGCTTTTTGTTCTTTGGCGCTACGGTCGGATTGGAAAGACTTGTGAAGATGCGCTTTGAACGCTGCAAGGCGAGCAATGGCGCTACGCTCTGCATGCGTCAAGGTCTTTTTTGTTTCGGTCTTTGGCGTGGTCTTTGTGGATTGTTTCGCGGATTGCTTGGCAGTCTTTGGCGTGGTCTTGCTGTTCTTATTCGTCATTGTAGTGTGCTCTTTTCTGTCTTGCGTTAGTGTCTTTTGATCGTGCCTAGACTCTAACTGTGCGGATTTTAGGTTAGCTGGTACGATTTGTCAATAGGGCAGACCAACAAAAACAAAAATAAATAAAGAAAAGGCGAAAGTGTACAGTATGCCACTATGCGTGCGAAAGTTTAGCAATAGGTTAACACGTGTAGTTATTACCGCACGGTTTCCAATAATCCCACTTTCTTATCCTTTGTTGCCCTGTATCCAATCGGAACGCCCGTAACGATTCTACTCAAAAACTGCGCCGGCAAACTTCTCCCTATGACCCCAAAAAATCCATGACCCTCGTTTTCCAATGACCCGATGAAACCAGAAAGCCTCTCGGCCCATGACCCTTGATTCCGGAGACCGGTTTTGCGCGAGTAAGGTTACATAATGAATCTTATAGACCGTAAGCGTTTACTGATTCCAGGTGAGTTAGGGCTGAAGTTTATATTATCGCCAACAGACCAGTACCACGGCTTCGCCTATTCGGAGGTGGGTGTTGCCGCGACATCCAATGTTTTTGCTGCTCTCGCTGCAATCTCCGGAGGCAACGGCTCTTTGACCAAAACGATTTCGATCCTGCGATCCGCCGGCCCGATCTCAACACGCTGCGCTGCTTTGCCATCCGTCGCTTCGCGCATCTCGCGCGCTGGACCAGGATGACCTTTCGTTACTGCTTCACGAATCAGACCAAGCGCAACTGCGTCGGCCATCAAAGAGTTTTCATTCAGCGGATGAAAAAATGCGCTCGCCTTTTTCAAAACGCGCAACAGTTGTGGGGGGATGGTCTCGTTTAGCTGCCGAACATAAGCCTGGCGCAGCGCAGCAGCCGACTGGAGACCGGAGGGTCTTGAGTTGTTTGTATTTGCGACTCCGTTGGTTCTATTGGCCACGTTTAGTTTCGCCGTCTCGTATAAGTGTAGTAATACCAGAGTCTTGGGTTTTCGCGCAAGTGGGGGATTCGCCAGTGTTCCGGGTTTGTGGTGTAATGATCGCGGAATGAGTGAAGGGCAAGAACCGACCAAGCCGTTTGTGGTAGCAGCTCCGAAAGTAAAAGGGGGAGCGCCGCGAATATACTACCAGTGCACCAAGCATGTTTCTCATGCGTGGTCGTCGGACGACATGGAGACCGCGTATTGCTATCGGTGCAAGAAGACCCGGATGGAGTTATTGATTCCGGCGCCCACGATTGAAGAGGCCAGTAACGTAATCGATGATCTGGTAAAGGAAGCGCAGGGCGATCCGTGTCCGATCCATGTAAGGAATGTAGATGGATTTCCAGAACAGAAAGAGTTGGTGGAATCCGCGAGAAAACGAAAGATGGTGCGAGCGGGAAGACGTGGAGGGAAGACCACGAGTGCGGCGACTTTGACCGTGAATCACTTTGCCAAAGGGGGAAGGGTTTTGTATGCGGTGCCGGTGGTTGACCAACTGGAGAAGTGGTGGAAAGAAGTTTTATGGAGTCTGCGGGAACTGATCAATGCCGGGAGGGTATACAAGAACGAGACCGAGCACGTGATTGAGTTCCGGGGGACCGACAACCGGATCAAGGGGAAGACGGCGTGGAATGCCGATACGCTCAGAGGTGACTGGTGCACGCTACTGGTTTTGGACGAATACCAGCTGATGGATGAGACGGCGTGGACCGAAGTGGGTCAGCCGATGATGATTGACAAAGACGGAGATGCGGTCTTGATTTACACGCCGCCGAGTTTAAGTTCGCGGTCGATCAGCAAAGCCGTGGACAAGCAGCATGCGTCCAAGATGTTCAAGCGGTGCTCGGCCGATCCGGAATGGCTGTGTTTGCATTTTTCATCGAGGGCCAATCCGTTTCTGTCCAAAGAGGGAATCGATCGGGCCGAACGCAATATGAGCAAGCTCGCGTTCATCCAGGAGATTGAAGCCGTGGATACCGACGAAGTGCCGAATGCGTTGTGGACCAGAAAAGTGTTGGACGATTCCCGGGTGCTCGCGCCAACGGAATGGGACCGCAAAGAACGGAAGTTTGTGATACCGCCAGCGCTGAGGGCGAAATATCCGGAGGCGCCGGATGCGCCGGTATTTCCTGGCGGTTATCGCAGGATCGTGGTGGCCATTGACCCTTCGGGATCGACAACCACGGAAGTGGGGATTGTGGCGGCAGGAGAAGCGTTTGACGGTGAGTATTACATCCTGTTTGACGAATCGATGTTTGCGTCACGGCCAAAAGCGTGGGCGGGCCAATCGATCAGGCTTTATGAAAAATGCGGCGCTGACCGGATCGTGGCCGAACGGAACTTTGGCGGCGACATGGTGGAAGAGACCTTGAAGACCGTGGATGAGAATATTCCGTATAAAGACATTGTCTCGAGCCGCGGTAAGCTCGTTAGGGCCGAACCGGTGAGCTCGCTGTTTGAGCATAACCGCGCGCACATGGTTGGCGAGTTTCCGGAACTTGAAGATGAACTCGTGAGCTACACGGGAATGCCAGGTGAGCGCAGTCCTAATCGCCTGGACGCTTGCTTTGTAAAAGGCACGAAGGTGTTGACCAGGCGCGGGAACATCCCCATCGAAGCCGTTCGAGTTGGTGACTTTGCTTGGACGCGCCAAGGCTGGAAGCGAATCCTCAAAGCTGGAATCACATCAGCGCGAGCGCCGGTGACAACGCTCCAGTTAAGTGATCGTTCGATTACCGGAACAAGCTCTCACCCTATTTGGGCTATAGGCAAGGGATTCACAGCTATGGACGCATTGGTTTGTGGTGATACAATGCTGACGTGCCAAAGCGACAGCCGCAGCAAACTAAAGAGCGGCCCGAAACCATCTATTTTCAAGGCATTCCGTACCACAGATATCCGGACAGCAAGCGCCGCAATCAACGCGTTTATTATACAGGCAGTAAGAATGGCCGAACTGTTATGTTGCACCAAGCCATCTGGGAATATCATCGTGGGCCGATTCCGAAAGGCTATCACGTACATCACGTCGACGATGACCCACTCCACAATGAGATTTCAAATTATGAATGCTTATCCCCGGCCGCGCACAACTCAAAGCTTCGGGGCAAATCCAGCGATCGGAGGCGACGCCATTTGGCAGACGTTCGACCGCTTGCATCGGAATGGCACTCCAGTCCGGAAGGAATCGCTTGGCACCGCAACCACGGTAAACGCACTTGGCGTGGCCGCAAGCCGCAGCCAAAAGGGAAATGTTTGTCGTGCAATGAGCCCATCAAAGGATTCAAAGATAAACGCTTCTGCAGCCGAGCCTGCATGCAGACAGCCTATAGAAAAAACCACACATATCAGTGTTTGGTCTTGTGCCCCATTTGCGGCAATCCGTTCTGGCAAAGCAAATATCGGCCACGACCGAAGTTTTGCTCCCGTCTATGTGCTTGGGAAGCACGACGCAGGGAGCGCACCGGTTTACAATTTGGAAGTTGAGGACGCACACGAATATTTCGCCAACGGGATCCTTGTTCACAACTGCGTGTTCGCGATCATGGAGCTGTTAGGGCCCGGTGCGCTCAGCCTGGTCGAACTGTACAAGCAGGGTGGAATGGAGAAATACATGCTGCCCAAAACAACTGCCGCGACGTCCTTGGCCAGTGTGGCCACAAACAGCAAAACTCCAAAATGTCCGCAGTGCCATCAGATTACGCTGCAAAATAACGTGGCCGGCCAAATCCGCTGCGGACATTGCGGATTCCAGCGGCCGATACCAGGGCAGCCCAACGTGCAGCCGATTGGCGGCCGGCGCGCGATCGATCTCCGCAAGTAAGCGTTTACCCACACTTCAGTTTGTGCTATGGTCTGCGGCCATGAGGAAAGCATTGCCTGGCAAAACCAGGAAAGAGGCCAAGCGTAACACTTATGCGCTAGTAGATGATCCCGACGCGCTATATTTTTCGTTGTGCGTTACAGAAGGCATGGAGACGCGAATCATCATCACCAGACCGGCGAAAGCAAAGCAGTTCGGCGGGGTCAACATGACCATCTCGGAGTTCTGGCGCATGCTGGAAAAGCATTTACAGAACCAAAGGAGAAAACATGAAAGAAAAGTCCTCCAGTGAAAAAGTGCGCCAGGACGTGTGCGAACAGAGCGGCCATAGCCTCACGTCGTTCGAGGGCAAAATCGTTTGCGAGATCCGCGGCGACGGCATCAAGCTCAGCCAAGTCGCATGAACTGGTTTCACCGGCACGGGCCTTGGGAAGTGGTCGGCGCGTCGTGCGACGAGATGACGCACTACATCTGCGGCGAACACTACAAGGTTTTCGCCGTCGCCGTTGACTTCGCACTGATCTGGGGCTTTGTACGGGCCTATATGTTTCTGAGGAGCCTGTGAGATGTGTCTCGATGAAGTGTTCAGCAGTAGGCCAAAGGCTGCGGGATATGGTTGGAAGGTATACGAATTATCGGGCCGAGCACTCACGGGCATTTACATGGAGTATTCGGCAGCCGAAGGGGAGTGGCTAAAAGCCCCTGATACAAACGATCCAGACGTTGGGTTTCACATATACAAATCCAAACGGTGTGCTGAAAAGTTCTTGAAGTATTCGCGCATACATGCTCGCGGTGATCGCTTCGCCATAGTTCGTGTGCGGTACAGAAAAGCTCACGCTCACGGCAGGGGTGACGGAGGATTCAGTAATGCCGTCGTTGTGGTAGCGAAAGAAATGTTCATCTACCCACGGAAGAAGGCTGGTCAATGACCCTCTGTGTCCCATGCCTGGAACGCGCCAACCGCGAGCGGGAGGCTTATCGCATCGTGGACGGCACTCCCATGTGCCGGCCGTGCTTCACGGGCAGCGGAGAATTCGACAAAGAGGCTAACTCGGAGTCACGGCGCATGGGCTGGTCGCACAGAGACTATACCCACAGGTCGGCGAGGGAACTCAAGTGACCGACTGGTTCTGCTTGGATTGCCGCTTCCCGACGCAGCTAAACAAGCACGGCTATTGCGCCCGCTGCGGCAGTGACGGAGTAGCTCCGCCAACCGTGCGTACCAAGACCGAGGCAGAGTACGAAGTGGAGTTGCTGGAGCGGCTGTATGAGAGGAGCGAGGGATGAGTTTCGATTCTTTGCTTTTACACCACCAAGTTCCAGGGGCGCGAGGCTTTCACGGATGGCCACATTATCTGCGTAGGGATGGCTCCGAAGGACACTTACGGCGAGAAGAAGGTAACCCAAGCCATCCTAGACTTAATCCCAAAGAAGCTGCACCCAGCACTTCGCGGCAAGCGGGGTAGGTCAAGTTCAGGACTCGACTGCATTGACTTTGAACCTAGCTGCCGAGTCCAAAAGTGGTACGTCGAGTTCATCGAGACGAAATATACAAAGCCGCGATTCTTTGTCGGCAACCCCCTTGGGAAGGACTGGAAAGAGCGCGTCTTAATTGCCAAAGAGGGGCGCCATATTGTGGCACTCGTAGCGCCGGTTCATATGTGGGGAGAGCTTACATAGATGGGTCGCGTCTGTTCGCGTGCGGGGTGTGGAACCATATTACTAACGCCTAACGGCTCGACGGACTGGAAGAAGCGCTTCTGCTCGAAGGAATGCAAAACTTTGGATCTGCGCGAGAAGATGCGGGATAAGAGACGGCTGGCCAAGGATGCTTTGCAGGATGCACTTGTTTCGCGTAACAAAGCACGCGCAGCCACGGACGAGACAGAGGTAGGGGAGATGGCCAAGGGTGACTAGGTCCGATGAAGCGTCTACCAACGTATGTGTGGGTCTGTGAAGGCTGCGGAATGTGGCGGGATTGGGGAAGCGATACCGTATTCAATACGCAAGAACCCTATCTGGTGTGCCCAGAGTGCAAAAAGGTTACTAAGCACTCTCAGTTCGATGGCGATGGCAATAAAAGCCGAGATCAAGGGTGACTAGGCCCGACTTCGTAGCTGTTTACCCCGGTCAGTGCGGCAAGTTGGCAATGTGTCGAATGGAAGCTCAAGGACAATGGTTTCGGATGCAGATGCTTATGTGTGAATCAGGAAGGTACGGCTACCTCTGTTCCCAAGACGGCTCTCCGCTACGGAGCGAGCTTGCCGCACGAGCGTGCGGACTCGACCTCTCTACTTATGAGCTAGGACTGGCAGAGCTAACCGAGGCTCGAGCGGGAAGCTCGCCGGGAAGCATTGCGTGATCTGGCCTCAGCTTTGAAGAAAGTGTGTCCTGAAGTAATCCCGGCGATTATTTCCGCAACGCATCCGGAAGAGGAGTTTCTGGCGTTCTTGCGGAGCGAGTCATGAGCGCCTGCATTTTTTTGTTTCTTCTGACCTGTCCGCGGTTTCACGCAGAGAGTACGCTTTTGATTGTGCAGGCCAGTGTGATGGCGGCCGATGGCGCCACGACCAGATCGATTGATGCTCAGTTAAGACGGAATGGCGTGCCACCGCCTTACGAACATAATCCAGTGGCTCGAGCCGTGTTGGGTGACTATCCAACGTGGCCGCGGATGATCGGTGCCGGCTATGCGGAGCTGACACTTGAAAGTCTGGCAATATCGGAACTAGCCAGATCCAGGCATAAGGTCGTGCGCGGATTAAGATGGTTTGTTCCAACAGTGGGAATCGCGGGCCATGCCTTCGCCCTTGGCGTCACGATTGGAGGAGCTGGCCAATGAACTCCTGGCTCCTAGTCGGTTTTAGCCTTATCGGTTTGGTGATCCTGTTTGGCCTGGGCTGGTGGGGAGATGGACCGCCATGGAAACGGTGGAAATAAACTCAAGGAGGCAGCCATGTCTGATCCGAAGCTAAGCATCTTCGACGCAACAACCGACAGTGCCGGGAATATAACGCTGACGCTTCGCATTGAAGCACAGCCAGACACCACACTGACGCTCCAGTCTGAAGAAGAGTTCGTATCCGTAAAAAAGACAGATCTCCTCGCTTGGTCGAGCGCCTTGAAAGCTCTGCTCGATGAGATGGCCGGGTAAATGAAAGTCGGTAAACGCGATTGGACCGATGGCTTCTGGAACGTTTTCCGATATCGCGAACTGAGCGAGCTGGCCATGCTTGAAAACAGAGCCGTGAAGATCGCCGCGAGAAACAATATCGAGCTGAATGAACTATGCCTGATTTCCTTCAGAGGCAGACGCTTCGTGCAGTGGTTTGGCGTCAACCGCTATTTGCCGTGGCCGAAATGAACCACGAAATGCGCAGACTCCAAAGAGCGAGCCGGCCGAGCGTTAAACGGTATCCCGGCAAGCGCAGAATCATCCGGATGCACTGGAGCTGCGGCGTTCCGTTTTGTTCGCACCGGTTCAAGATCATGGCCTGGTTGCACCACTGGTGGGCGAGCCGATGAATCAGTATGGCGCAATCTGGATTAAGCAACGGTCCGTCTTTTGCACGGACTCAATGTGGGCGAGCCGTGATGAACATCATCGCTGCGCCGGCAGATTTCGGGCGAAAGGCCAAGAACCTTCAGGGCAGAATCCAACGACGATGGCGGTATGCGATTGTCCGTGTCACGATGCACAGCGCAAAAACGAACTCCAAGATAATCTGGATCGTTGGGAGTGGCTAGTGGCACACAGGGCACCGCTCAATCGGTCGCCAGATCGGTGGATGGGCCTGAAGTGAACTTTGAAGGGCTAATAGTAACAAATCGCATTATCAGGCCAATAACAGGGAATCTGATCGCATTTTGGGCCCCAAATGAGCCTTTTGACGCGTTTTTAGGGGTAACGAATGTACGGAAGGGTAAACGAATCGGTGCATTTCACCGCGCGCCAATGCGAACTCCTCACGCTTGTTGCCCGCGGCTGCGAGAATGACGAGATCGCGAGCCGCTTGCATCTGAGCTACGGCACTGTCCAGTACCATCTGCACGTGCTGCGCGCAAAACTAGGGCTGCCAAACTACTGCGAGAGGATTTTATTTATCGAGCTCACCCGAGAGCTTGGCTTTGCCGAGGAGCATTGGGACAGTGCGGAAAAGTTTACCGATGACAAACAGCTCGATTTTCGTCATCCTACAGAGAATGGAGGGCACAAAAATGAATCCGATGAATCCGCTCACGTTGCTGTCGCAAGTGGTGGGGTCAGTGAGATTGGGCCATGATCACTATGGATTCTTTGGGATCAATGGCCTGTTCGGCATCCTCATAGGGATAATCATATTCATCGTGGTTGCCGTGATCCTGTGGAAGATTATGGAGATCGTCCTTCCCAAACTGGGCGTGGACGGTGGATGGATGCAGGTGATCAAACTGCTCATCATCCTGTTCCTGTTCCTGGCGTTCATGCACTTTGTCGGATTCTTCTGAGCAAACCTAAGCCAGTTTTGGTCGTGGCCGGAAACTGTGCGCAGTTTGAAACCTGGAAGCGTACCAGGCCAGGCGTGCAGGCGGTCTTTTTCAACGGCAAATCGTCGGTCTCCGGTGTCGAGTTTTCAGAGATTGCCAGAACCGGAGATTGGTGGTGTAGACCAGGTCGCCGCGCTTGAGCGACCCGCCATCGTGCATATCGATGAAGAAGCTCAAGGAAAAACTCTGGCCTCTTCGACCCACTCCAGGTCCGGCCGTGTCCAATGTTGGCAATCGCCGCGAGCGTACCTGGCTCGTCTTGCGCACGCATCGATCCAAACACGAACCCAAAGGCGTTCCGCGCTATCACGTCTGGATGGCCAGGTGGTGGGAACTGGAAGCCGAGCTGCGCATGAAACTATTCCGCAGCGCCGAGCGCAATGGCGGCCAACAAGCGATTCACGTTGTTCGCTACCGCGCGAACTAACGGGCTATTGACACCTACCAGTTTGATGGTATCTTCGCCGATGAATCCAGTACAAAAGGACCTAGATAACAGAGGAACACTTGAGAGACGTACGAATCTCCGGATGCCCAAAGTCTGTCGAAGCAGCCTTGCTGCACGATCTAGCCATCCCTTTCTCGCTCAAAAACAGCCTGCGCCAAGTTCTTGCCCTATGCGCTCCGCATGCGCTTATAGTTGTGGTCATCGAACGGCAGCCGGCTTACCGGCTCGCATCCTTAGCCATCAGCACAGCGAGGAAACATGAAAGAACTACTGGCAGTGATTCTCTTGCTGGCCGCAACGGCCGGCGCACAAACAACCGTGCAAGTGCCCTACACCGGAAGTTCCACGGTAACCACGACACTGGCGCCGGGCACCGTCGCGATTACAGTGGTCTGTCCTAATGCGGCGACGGCCACTATTTCCGGGACGACGGTGACCTGCCCTTCGTCGACGCCAGGACCGGCGCGAACCAAGCTCACACCTAGCGGCGGCAACGATCAGGCAATCATCTACGGGGCCGCAGCGAAGGGGCCGATCGAGCTTGCCTGCGGCGCAACTGGATGCGTGTTCAGGCTATCGAGTTCGACACTGCCATCCGGCGCCGACATCTGGATTGATGACGGTGTGACCGTACAAGATTTGACCGCATATACCGGCTTCGCTCATCTGTTCGCGCTCTCGGGATTAAGCGGCGTGACCATCGCAGGTTCCGGCTCTGCTACCGCGGGCAAACTCAGCATGCCTCTGACCTACGCCAAGAACTTCGGTGCCGCAGGATTTCCGGTGAACATGTGCATCTGGATGGAGACTTCATCGAACATCTCGATCTCCGGACTCAGGTTTGACCAGTGCGGCGGCGATTCCATCTACATCGGCAAAGGTTCAACCAACGTCCACGTGACAAAAGTTGTCTCCACAAATCCGGTGAGAAACGGGTGCAGCGTCACCGACCAGCTCACGAATGTTCTCATCGACTACAGCGACTTTTCCGGAGCTCATAATAAAGCGGCCGGCATCATGGATGGCTGCGACGCGGAACCGAATGGCACAGGCCAGGCCACACCGAACCCGGGGCAGTTCACAAAGCAGGTTGTGTTCGATCACGACAAGTTCCACGACAACGGCCAGGACGGGATTTGTTTCTGCCTGTACTTCATGAGCTCGACCGTGCCGCTCGACTACACCGTGACCAACAGCGATTCAACGAACAACAGTGGCACCAACTTCGAGAAATCCAACTGGCCGTCTGCGATGACAGGGCCAGTGCAGTTTGTGAAGGGCAGCGGAAACACCACGAACGGATTTGCGGTTCCATTTCCTGGGGCAGGTGCAAAGCTTCGTCCATGAAGCGGAAGATGATTCAAACCAGTGAGACGTGGGGATGTTCGGACTGCGCGTGGTTATTCATTCCCAGTCCGGGACCGCCGGTCGGCAGGACCTTCGAAGAGATGAAAGACAACTTCCGCCGCGAGCGCGATAGCGCATTCGCACGCCACAACTGCAGAAAATATCCGCGGCTGGAAAAGTGCGCACCGCTGGCTTCATGAAACTCGCCATCGAATCCTGGTTTGCCTTCGCGGGATTACTGCTCATCTGGACATTCCTGATCCTCATCATGAGCATGGCTGGTTATGCCCCGAGGCGTGACTCCTTGGTGATGAACGCCACAGGCATCGCCGTGGTGCTCTGGGCCATAGTTGCAGCACTCGGCGGAATCGTTTATGTTCTGAACCATTTTACGGAGGTGTTCCGATAATGAGCCGCCTGGTTCCATACTGCGCCGAGTGCGATAGTCCGCTGAACGCGAATGGCACGTGTCCGAAGTGCCGAGACTCGGAGGACGAACAGTTCGTGGTCGATATGGAGTCGCGCTATCTTGCGCCGGCCGCTCCTGTCCGTATTGCAGATGTTTTGCGCCGCACACCGGAGGATGAAGAATGAGCCTGGTTGAGAAAGAAAAAAGCATGCCATTCGATAACGGGCCCAAGCGGCCGGACGGGCAGTACAGTCGCTATGCTGTGCTTCCTGAATCAGAACGCGCCAAAGGTTTTGTCCGGCCAGTTCGTCACAGCTACGTACACGTAGGGCTGGCTGTTCCAGCCAATCCGCTGCGGGATCTCACCGAAGAAGAGAAGGAACGGTACGGGCAATACGGCTACGTCCAATACGAAGCGTATCCGCCAAGCGAAACGTCATCCATCACCGGACGTTTCTGGACGCAAGCTGATCTCGATAAGATCGCCCGCGGCTGCGGCGTGCAGACAACCATGGGCGATGCGCTTGCCCAAACTTATGCGCGAGATCCTTCCTACTACGGCGCGACGTTTTGCTGCGGCTGCCACAAGCATCTTCCAGTGGCCGAGTTTGTTTGGGACGGAACCGACGAACGGGTGGGATCGTGAGGCGGATAATCGTGGTGACCAACAACTTGTGTGCACCGTATCCTGGAGATTCGCAGCCTGACTACCGGGCCAACTGATTTTCCTGGGGCTCTGGAGATGGCGCTGGTGGACGCAGTGGCAGAACTGGAGCTAGTCCTCGACCAGGTGCGTCGAGTCGTTCCTGACGCTCCGTGAGTCTGATGTAAGCCAGGCAGAACAACAACACGATCACAGTGAACGCGGCCGATAGAATCAGCGTGAACATCTCTGATCTCCTTTTGTTTGTTAGGATTTATTTGCCGACAGATTTCTTCGCGGCTTTAGCAGCCAGAGGACCGTCGTTATTGCTCGGGCTGCCATCGTATTCGCGGGCATGTGCGCTGGCCTTAACGGCCGATGTCTTAATCATTGGGAGAAGCCAAAACTCAGCCACGTTCGCGGCATGCTCGGAACATCCGAACACACAACCTATGTCGGTTTGGATCCAGGCAACGACATCTTCGGATTCGCACGCGTAGCAGTAAGGTTTGACGAACTCGTTCTTCCACTGGAAGGTTTTGCCGCATTTTTCACAACTGACTTTCCAGTTCGGATCAACCGGCAACTGGACCCGAAGAGATACGCCGCACAGGGGGCAATAAAACTTCATGGTTGCAGTTAGGGTAGCATTCTGGCATTCTCCAGGTCATGAAGAAATTATTGACGACCATCTCACTGCTCGCCTTGCTGTTTTGCCTGGGCACTCCTGCTCACGCGCAAGAAACGCTTCAGCTTCAACTGAAGATTACAACCGCTGGCGCCCATAACGTTGTTTTGAACTGGGTGGCTTCGGCAGACGCTGCACTCAACCCAACCTTGGGCTATCAAGTCTACCGAACCGCGGGTCTATCCACCGTCTGTCCAGCTGTGCCGCCTTCGACGGTGGCCGCCGCACTGGCATCTGGTTTCGTGGTGATTAGCGGAGCGACGCCGATTACGGCTGTAACCTATACCGATCTCGGCTTTCCCAACGCACCACTGCCTCCAGGCAACTATTGTTACTTTGTAGCGAGTGTACTCTCCGGAGCGAGTTCACTACCATCGAACCTTGCGCCAGCTCCGGTACTTCCAGCACCACCGACGGGGTTGGTGCCTACCCCCAGTTAGCTTTTTCTTTAAGATCTGTAACTCTTAAAAGTTTGTGTGCGCAAAATCACCAAACAGTTCTCTGGCTTTGGCATCGTATACCTCTGGGGCGCAGCCGGCAGTGAGCCGCTAACGCGACAGGTCGGCCACAAGCCGCTTCTCTGCTGCGCCCCTCCAGTTAATTCTCCAGAAGTGGTTAAGCCTTAGCTCTTTGGAACTTGCGGACGTAATCTAAAATTAACCCAACGAGTTCCGGATTCCGCTCAATCCATCCAACAAATGTATTGCAGCGAACGCAGAGCAAGGCACGGGCGCATTTTGCGCACGACTTTTCGCCTGGGCAGCAACTATGGTCGTGATCCAGAAACAGGACAGGCTTATTGGGATTGGCTTCTTCAGGCGTGCGCCGACATAGATAACAACGACCATCTTGCTCGGCAAGCTTTTGTTTGTAATATCCTAGTGGAACTCCATGGGCTCTGCAAAACGCTGCCTCAGTTGCGCATTTTCGACAAGATCCAGATCGCCAATTCGATGATATTTTACGAGTATTGCTTATCATCGTTAGCCTTTCCTTAATCAGTCTGGTGTTCTCTCTTTTTCTCTAACGGTCGTCCGACGTGCCAGAAGCCGCACCATTTGCAGTGATACGCCTCTACGGGTGAGTGATGATTGCGGCGGATTCGTTCGACGACAAGTTTGGCCATAGGGTATGTGTAAGACTCTTTGCTGTCGCAAGTGGACCGCTTGATCTGCTCGTTCCGCACACGTTTGGAAATGGGCGAAGGGTTGCTGTGAGCGGCCATCTTTCTGGCCTTGTGCGCAGCAGCCAGTTCCATGATCTCGTCCCGCAGGGTCATGGCGAGCCCTTAGGTTTCTCCAGTTCGCAATAGAAAATATCGCGAGTCCACGACGTGAGTTCCGGGTGGGCCTTGTGTTCATTGGCGTCTAGTTCGCCCACGAGTCTCCTCGCTGATTCCAAATCGAGTCCGGAGCGCACGACTCTTGTACCGCGATAGTCTTTTTGGTTGATCGAACGAATGACGCTATAGGTTCTCATCTGAATCTCCACATGAGGATAGGAATCAGCAGGAACAGGAAGATGATCGTTTCGATCCGCTGCATTTGGATTACCGAGTTGTAGCCGCTTCCCCATTCGTCGACCCAGAAAGACGAGCCTAGTTTGCAGAGCAGCCAGGCGACAGACAGAAGCAATATAAAAATGGCGTTACGTAGCACCTTTTGAGTCATACCTGTTCCTCGATAAACTCGGCCAGCTTGATGGCCATAGCTCTGGCCTCGTCCATGGAAGTCGCCGTTCTAGTTTGCCGGCAGCATCCCATGAGGACCCCGCACCAAAAGGCGAGCTGCGGATTAGGTTCCAGTTCAGAAGTGCCAGGCACTCGGCCGGTAAGCTGGTATTCGCGAAGCCATTGGCTGACTTTCATAGGACGGCCCATCGTTCCTGGTTAAATATATAAAGAGCGAGCGCCAGCGCCGGTATAGCAATCAGAGCCAGCCAGAAGGCGGACCAGAACAACCAGTCGAATAAGCTAAGTCTCGGTGGCTGTTTCATGGCAGTAATGCCTTGCCGTTTGCAGGGCTTCGCAACAAGCTGACCCGCCACCTAAGCAGGTACACGACTTCGTTCTGCCGCATTTCTGGCCGTTGCGCGACGTACTCCAAAACTGTGTCCAGCTCTTCCAGCCGGGCCTTTTGGTCGGTATCGCTGACCGTGTTGATAAAACTCACAAACTCTCGGTGAAGTTCCACGCAGGCCCTAGCCAAACGAGTCCTGGTGTCTTCCTTTGCCACTACCAGTTCATTTACGGTTTCGCTCATTTTGATTCTCCCTTTGAGATTTTATTCTTCCCAACTAAAACTGGATGCTGCCGCCTCCTCGAATCTCGTTCTGTGATCGAGAAATACAAAGGGCACCAGATCGACGGGCCCACTGCGCTGCTTGGCGATAATCATTTCGGTTTGCGCCTTCTGTTCCGCGGAGATCTCGCCTTTGCTCTTGAACAGGTAGGGCCGGTGAATAAACAGCACGGTGTCGGCCGCTTCCTCGAGCCCGCCGCTTTCTTTGAGATCGGAGAGCTGCGGCCGGCGATCTTCACGCTCCGGAGCGCGGCCAATCTGGCTCAGTGCGAGCACAGGCACGGCGAGATCCTTGGCCAGCGCTTTGAGGCTGCGCGCGACTTCCGCGACTTCTTCGTGCCGGCGTCCGGGGCGCTTAGTGCCCGGAGAGACCAGCTGCAGGTAATCGATGATGGCCAGGGCCAAGCCTCGTTCGCGTTTCATGCGGCTTGCGCGGATGGCGATATCGATCACCGAGGATGATGAAGAGTCGTCTATCTCGATCTTCCAGGCCATCATTTCGCCGATCACTTGCGCGATCGCGGACCAATCCTCGCGGCGAATGTGGCCGGTCCTCAGCAGGTGCGAGTTAATGCGTGCGCGGGAAGTCAGGAGCCTCGTGATCAGCGAGTCCGCCGACATTTCCAGGCTGAAGATGGCGATGGGCCCGCCGCCAGCGACCGAGACGTTCTCAGCGATATTGAGAGCGAGGGCGCTCTTTCCAACCGAGGGTCTGGCTGCCAGGATGATTAGCTCAGAAGGCTGGAGTCCGGACGTAAGGGCGTCCAGCTGGTTGTAACCTGTGGATAGGCCGGTCAAACGGCGCCCTTCGTGTATTATTTTCTCGATTTTGTCGCTGTAGTCGGGTATCAGCTTCCGGATCCCCACGAGGCCTTTGCTGGCTTGGGTGTCAGACAGCGCTGTAAATGCTGCGTGCGCTTGTTCAAGCAGGGCCGATGCGCTATCGCCTTCGAGCGCATTGGTCAATATCGACTGTGCAACAAAAGCCGCGGCACGCCTGATCGAGACATCTTTAACGATGGCAGCGTAGTGAGCAACATTGCTGATCCGCGGAACTCCATCGATCAGCGCCGATAAATAGGCTGGACCTCCCGCAGCCTCAAGATCCCCGGTGAGCTGAAGATGCTCAGTTAGTGTTATGAGATCGATCGGCTCCCGGGCGGCCGCGAGCTGAATCATGTGGGTTAAGGTTCTACGGTGGCGATCATCGAAAAAATCTTCAGCATTTACCTTCTCGATGACCGTACTCAGGGTATCGTTGTCGAGTAAAATCGCGCCGAGGATCGCGCGCTCCGCATCAGGATTCTGTGGCAGATGGGGAGTCTCTTCTGGTTTCACGCGGTCTTTCTCTGAAAGTTCTTCTCAAACCACGCGAGTCTCCGACAGGTGTCGCTACAGTATTTTTGCCAAGGTTTTTTGGGCGCAAACTCTTTGCGACATCCTTCACAACGTTCCGAGGCAAAGGTCATTTTGGTCCGCCTTATCTCTCTGCGTTTGCCATTAAAGCTAGGATTCAAAGACTTGATTAGTTTCGCTTCGTGTTTGAACGCCGCGTGTGCATTGTCAAAGAACTCTGCCGCCACCCTAGTGCAATCAGGCAAGTGGACATTTAACGGATGGGACCGCGACAATGGCCTACAGAGGCCGTTTGCGCTCGCACCAACGTAGAAGGCTTCATCGCCCTTCCAGATCGTGTAAACGCACGGTTTTGATAGGGTTATAAAATCCCTGCTAGTCCAAGTGAATGTTGCCATGTCGTGCTTTGTCTTTGGTTGTGGCATGATGCGTCTATACGCCATCGGAACGCATGCGTCAAGGCCTTAGCGTCACAGCCGGATCGCCCTCCGCGACTTGAGCTGTGCCAGTTCGGCTTGCAGTTCATTGACTCTTGCCCTTGCGCCAGGCTCCGGTGGCATTCCTGGTCCTGCTATGACCGGCAGTCTGCCGATAAGTTCGACCCTCAGCTGGTCGATCCTGTTCTGCATAAGCTGAAGGTCTTGGCGGGTTCGTAGATCGGCAAGCCTGCGCAGTGCCGGCTTGTCGATGTAGACCGCAAAGTATTCGGCATACTGCGCCGGCAGCCGGTCGCTGAAACGTCTCCTGTGAACATTGGCGGCAGCCGCGGCCTTTACTCGCGATCCGCGGCCGCGAGCCAGGATGCGCGTACCTTTGACGGCGTAAGCGCGAAGCTGCTTGAGGAAGGCGTTGCCTTCAGGTGTGTTGGGGACCCGAAGCAATGTGGCGATGGTTGGATCGTTCAGACCTGGTTTAGCCACGGCGCTTCTCTTTGGCTAGCTGCTGTATTTTGTAGGCAGTTAGTACCGTGGCCGCGTACAGACCGGCCAGCATCTCGAATGGATCGGAACTGGCTGCAGAAGCCGCCCTCGCTGCGGAGTGGCTCACCCTTGCGACCACGCGCTTGCGCTTCCAAGGGCCAAGTGAGACGTCCAGGTGTTCGAGCGCGAAACTGTGTAACTGGCTCAGCCAAAGATCAATCTCGTCAGGTTTTGTTTTCGGCATTTCGCTCCTTTATTTTCATTTGGTCCTCTTGAGAAACGTGTTGAGAAATGTGCTGCCCACGATGATCTTGGTGCCGGCCGGGACCGTCATGATGACTTCCACTGGTTGAGGTGGCCCCGCCTGCACTATTTGTGCGTCGGTATCGGCTTCCAGGCAGACACCGACTTGGCAGTTGACCGAAGGTTGGTCCGGCGAGACCACGAGCTGCACGTGGCCTCGCGAACACACGTATGGCGTTACCCTGAACCGCATGCGCTCTCGTTTCATGGGACCTACTTTTTGGGCTTGGCTTCCTTGGCCTTTGGCTTGATCTGTTTCTCTTTGGCCAGCTTCGCGATCTCGGCCAGCGAAACATCTTCAGCCTTGGCCTTGGCTTCGAGCAGTGTAGCCTTTGGCGTGCTGCTGGTGGAGAACCAGAGCTCGCTGTCGGCCAGCATGAGCAAACACATCCATTGCTCGACGCCATCGGCATTCAGTTTGGCGAGATTCTTCTCAATGGTTCCTTGGAAGTCTTTGCCGCCGTACTTACTGCTGGTGGGCTCCCAGGCCAGGGCATCGCAAACAGCTTTGGCGTGATCGTGGCTGAGAGTTCGGATTTGCCAGTCGAGGATCGCTCGATAATCCTTTTCGCTAACCTTGATGGGGTCCGACGCAAGTTCCTTGAAGATGAGCCCGCGGCGCCGCAGCTCCAGCCGGCGTGATTTGATCTTGACGTTTTGCTCTTTGCGCCAGGCACTGTTGCTGCTGCCACCGTCTGAAACGTAGCGATGCGTCTTGCATTTCGGATTGACGCAGACCGTGAGCACGTCTCCGACTTTGGCTGTTCTGCCACCCGCCCAATCGCCGTAGTAATCCAGCTTTTGAACGATGATGCCTTGCTTGAGATTGGCGCAGTTTTTATCTTTGGCCGGCGTCCACTCGGTCGTGGCTATCGGCTTCTCACCATAGGAACTGCCCAACGTGAGTTTGATCGCATCCGGAAACTTCGCGACCTGAATCGCTACCAGGGCCTCGACCTTCGAGTCGTAGCAAGTTGGATCGGTGCACGTATCGTTTCCCTTGATGTCGGCGAACAGCAACTTGTTCGCTCCGGTCCGCTTCGGACACGCAAGGCACGATCCGGCTGAAGGCTCCAACTTCGCGTCCTTGGTATCGAACGGCGCCTCGGCCAAGTTCAGAAAGAAGTGACGCTCGATTGAATCGGCCAAGCTGTGCGCGCTGTCGCCGCGCTTGAGATAGTCTAAACATTCCTTCTGCTGTTCCGGTTGCAACCTGCAGACCTGGAGCGCGTGCGCCTGGCTGATCTTCAGTTCGCGGAACAGCTTCTTGACCGGCTCAATCAGTGCGCAGAACTTCAAGCGTATCTGCACGTGCCGATCGCTCTTACCGGTCTTGGTGGCCAGTTGATCGATGGAGTAACCGAAGTCTTTCTGGAGCCGCTGATAGGTTTCTGCTTCGTCGAGCGGATGGAGATCATCCCGATGCATGTTCTCGATCAGTTGAATCTCGAAAGCTTCCGAGTCCGTCAGCGTTTTGACAATACACGGCACTTCCTTTAGGCCGGCAGCTTTGGCACCGCGATAGCGGCGCGAGCCAGCGACGATCAGGAAACCGTCATTATTGGAACGAACGAGCAACGGCTCCAGGATGCCTTTCTCTTTGATCGATTCGGTTAGTTCTTTGAGGCTGTCCTTGTCGAACGTGGTCCGGGGGTTGGTGCTTTCGTGTAATAAAACTAGTTCGATATTTTGAATCTCCAGCATTTTTTTGATTCTCCCTTTTTGTGAAGTTACAGATGAGACCAGTTCTTGCGATGCAAGATGTAGGAAATTCTAGACCGTGAAACTCTAAATCGTTCAGCAATGAGTCGGTGATTGTGGCCAGATGCGGCTAATTGCCTAATTTGCAAAACTTGATTTTCAGTTAGTTTGGCGTGACCGTTCTTGACGCCACGCGCGCGAGTGCCGTGGCGTAATTGATCAGCAGCGTTCTCTTTTGGAGTGCCCCACTTCAGATTCGATAACTTGTTATTGCCTGCATTGTTGTCGTCGTGAAGAGATTCCAGCCCTGGCGGACACGGGCCGACGAACGCGGTTAAAACTAGGACATGAACGTATTTCTTAGTTTCCTTTCTGTCTGCGGTCCAAAGAGAGACTCGCAAATGGCCCGTGCGATTTGAACGCCACGGCTTTAGAAATCTCCCGAACCTGTGCGAGTTCCTGAACGATGCATATATAGCGCGGACGCGGCCCAAGCTGCTAACTTCGTAGCGATCGGCGAAACCGGGAACCGGACGCCATTCCTCTTCTGGAATGACGTTGTTAACGTCAGTGATTACAGCAAGGGCCTTTTCTAACGGCCAGCCAGCATCTATGCGTTTCCAAAGAGTAGCCGGTTTGATCCCTACCTTACGCGCCCATGCCGTAATGGATAGCGACGTGTCCAGGAAAGTTATCGATCTCTTCTTAGGCATCGTATTTCCTTTGAATCGCTACAACCTTCTCATTCAGTTCCTTGAACTCTGCTTCGGTTATCCAGCGCGGCGACGGCAAACAACCATGGGGGCAACGAAGCCATTCGTTATCGACGCAGCCAAAGCATCGGCAAACTAGCGGTCTTATCGCATATGCCATGCAGGAGCCCATCTCACTAAGAAAAACACAGCGCAAGTCCTCCCGACTAGAGGGCGCAAGACCGATAAAATGCTGCCGTATGAACTCCTGATCAGGAAGGTGTGGGCGTTCACTAGGTTCAAATATCGTTACCAACTCGAGCCACCCGCGCTTGTCCTCGAGCCGCTGTGCTTCGATCTTCGGAATCAGGATAGGACCGCAGTAATCGAAACACTTCCGCTGACACTGGACCTGCGGCAGGGTTGCGTAGAGTGCTTCCAGTTCTGCGTATTTGCTAGCGGATTCTGTCATCGAGTATAAACTCCAGTATCTTGATTTTGCGCCGCGTCTCCACTATCTGACGTTCTAGCAATTCCTTTTCGACGAATGCCTTGTTGCGGCAGTCGGCACACGCCACATGATCGTGATTATCGGTCGCGCCAAAGGCTCGTCCACAGATTGGACAACTCATAGTTGTGAAGGCTTGCTCGGCCGCGGCTTCCAAAGCCGGTCTTTCGCAGCCCGAATCTCCTTTCCTAGTTTTATGTCGCACCAGTACGTCGTAGGCGCAAACAAGCCGGCCTTTTTCATGGCCTTGATGATTTCGTACTCCATCTCGGACAGGATTGACCGGTGTCCGACGAGCCAATCAACGCGCTGCTTAAACGTGGACCGCTTCTCGCGGCTCATAGTCCGAACCTTTCGAGCGCCTTGTAAACTCTCGGCACCGGACGATGTTCGTTCACGATATCCACAAACCAGCGGAGTTTCTTGTATTCCTTGCTTGGAGTGTAGGCGTCGATGATCGTGAAAAAAAGAAACACGTCCATATCCTTGATCGACAGAACGTTATTCAGCCTGCTCTGCTTGACGCGGCCCTTTTCCTCGAACCCTTTCCAGATGGCCCAGTTCTCATCGTGGTACTGCACCATATTGAGCAAGTCATTTCTCTGCGCCGGCTCGACCAGGGTTTCGTCAAGGAACTCAGCCAAGAATCTCTTGGCGAGCGTGGCGTGGCTTTCATTCCCCGCGATCGGTGAGTCTCGCTTCGCCCAAAGTTTCATGGTGTCGTGCGTGTGGACCAGGATGCGCAGCTTCCAATACTCCACTTCCGAGAGAAGCGGATGCAACATCATCAGGTTATTTTCAAGATCGATAATGTGGAGCTCGACTGTGCCTTCGGCGTGGCCGGTTCGCGGCTTCCCGTATTTCACTCCCTCGGTGTACCGAGGATCGGCGGTGATCTTTTCGTAGATCGTTTGCAGCTTCTGGACGTCCCAATAGACCTTATAGAACTCCGGTGAGTTTGCGATCATTGCACGCCCTCGTACTTGTTGGCGATGATGTTGAACGGACCGAAACAGGCAATCAGCGCGGTTTCGTCATGGCGTTCCATGAAGTGGTTCGCTTCATCCACTGTGTCGGTGATGGCGCGAACCAGGAACCGCTTGCCCATGCTGTAAATCCAGAGCTGCTCTCCGCCTTTCTTAGCTTTGTGAATCACACCACACCTCGTTTCTGCGCGTTCGTTTGCCAGCGTTCTTCCAAGTGGAAATGGATTGGGATGGTGGTGCCGCCGCTGTCGTAGTACCGGATGAACTCGCGGACGGTGGGAGAAGTTTCAGCTACGTGCTCGCCGTTGTCTTGCCAGACGATCTCATCTTCGTAGACTTCCGGAGAAGGCAGGCCGGCGCGCTTCATGGCCAGGGCAATCGGGCACGCGCAAGGATCGCCTGGTTTGCCGTTGGCGATATCGGACATCGTCACCCAAACGGTTACGTGGATCATGTTTGGCTCGGCCGCTGTTCCTTGAGCGGCTTTGGTTGCATCGGGGGATCGGTCGGATCAATCTGCCTGCGCTTTTGCTCCCACTCTCGGATGAGCTCTGGATCGCCGCACCCTCTGAAAAACACAATCGCCAAAAGCAAAACCTGTCGGCGTGTCATCGCCAGAGATCGTCCCACATTAGCCAGACGAAAAAGATCACGATGAAGGACCCGAACACTAAGGCTCCAAACGACGCCTTCAAAACTTCAAGGTGCTCTGGTGTCATTTTTTGATTCTCCCTTGTTATTTGAAGCGGGGAGGTCCGTAGAGTCTCCCCGCCCATTGTGGCCGCCACCAACATTTCGACTCTGGGCTCCAAGGGCTATATGGCGGTCACAAAGATCAATCAGTTGATCGTGCTATCCGTAACCGTTCCGCTTCCGCCTTGGAGCGTATCGGTGTAGTACGTGGTGCAGCGACCATAGCGGCACGCCGTATGCGACGTGCGAACGTAAGTCGCTGTCACGCTGAAGCCATCCAGGCGATTGTTGCTGTTCTCGTAAGTTCCCCATTCGCCAGTGAAGTAAGGGCAGGTTGTGCTTCCCGAAACTGTGAACGTGTCTCCTGTGTGGGTGCCGTTGCCGATAGTCCATACTTTCTGTCCGAAGGCAATCGGGTTGCACGGCGAGAGATAGCCGTTGTTCAGATAACCAAGCTGGAACGGAACGTCGATGGCCGATCCGTATCCGCTGCCGAAGCTGGAGTTGAGGCTGACGGCTCCCATTTCGTAAGGGTACGGAGGATTTGCCGGATCGCTTCCATCCCAAGAAGTGATTTGGGAGTTGGCGTTGAACACAAAAGTGTTAGACAACGACACCGTCTGGGCCTTTGCCTGGTTTGTTACGAACAACAGCACTGCCAGAATCGGAAAGATGAATCGCCTTACCATTTGCATTGTCGATCTCCTTTTTTTTGATTTGTGATTTGATATTTGGCGGCGGTCACCCCGGGCCTTTTATTCGCTTGTGTCCTGGCAACCGCCGCCCTATTCAGCCGCTGTGCCGGTCGGCACTGCGGCTAAACTCTTCGGCCGAACATACTTGTGGCCGATCGCACTGCGTCGCGATATTGGTCGTACTGCTTCGGATACTCGCGCACCAATCTGCCGTCCAGCTCGACTCCCATCTCGGTTCGGACGTTTGCGCTCTGCTTGAAGAAGCGGGCCACTTTGCGGCGCGTGCACGCGGCGAACATTTCGCGGACCCAGGTGTGATCCATGGGCCGGAAGTTTTTCGTGTTGTTGCCAGACTCGCCGCCGATGATGCACCAGTGGTAGCCAACGAGGGCTGGCTCAAACTCTGGCATGAGATTTTCCAATAGCGGCTCGGCCGAAATGAATCGGACGTAGGCGGGAACTTCGCGCAAAGCATCCAGAGCACGCAGATGTTTCTTCATGCCGATGCTTGTTCCTAGCCACACGTTCTTGTAGTTGGAGCCCCCGGCCCAGTCGGCCGGCAGTCGCGCCGTTATCAGATTCGGCCGCTTCGTCAGCACTTGATAGATCATGTTTGGAGTGCGGCGAATGATGCTCCAGATCGCCGGACGCCACTCATCGGCATCCTGAATAAAGAAGTCGGAAAGCGAGCACGTGAACACAAGATCGCAGCGCCCTTCTCGTTCGGCTTCCTTCTGCCAGCGAATCGGGTCGTTCCAAGTCTTTGAGCGGACTACGGTATCGAATGCACCCTTGCCGCGCGTGCGGTTAATCATCGCCCTGGCATAGCAGTTGTCGCAGCACTCATTCACGTCGCGGCAGCCGATCCAGGGATTCCACGTTCTACCAGCCCAACTTATTTTTGTGGTCTCACCCAAGGTTTTTCTCCTCTCCTGATATAAGACACAGCGCTCTTTCCGACGCCAAATCGCACCGCTATGTCTCGTTGCGTTCCGCTCGCTTTGCGAATCTTTGCTTTAAGTGCTTCGGAAATCCATGCGGGATGATGTTTAGGACCGGTCCCAGGACGTTTTAAGCCAGCTACAGATCTTCCCTTGTTGCGCATGTCGTCCATGTTGTCTTGTTGGGTTCCAGCAAACAAGTGACCAGGATTGCAGCATGGCTTATTGTCGCAGTGGTGAAGAACAAAGCCTCGTCCCGGGTCACCTTTGGTGAGCATGAAAGCTAAAACATGCGCGCCGATAGTTTTGCCGTGGTGTAGCTCAAACTGCCCATAGCCATTAGGATAAAATGACGCTTGCCACGGCCAGCATTCTTCAGGACTTCCAATCTTTACCTTCTGCCAAAATCTGTCGATGATCGGCAGCGCCGGACAATCGTGCCCCTTGGCAGATAGTATCCTTCCGCAGCGGTCACAGTATTTAGTCCACGGTCGCGGATCGCACGACATCGTGTTCGTATGTTAGCTTGGCGGCCACGATATGTCAATAAGTTTCACTTTGATTCTCCCTTTATCGGAAAGTACAGCAACGTCGGGGTCTTTTGAGCGCGCATCACGGCCGACCCGGAACGGATCCAGCGAAGCGGAGGCGGATTGTGCTCAAACGGCTCGAAGACTACCAGGCTCGTTATGCACGCATCGCCTATCCAAAACCGTCGTAGCATTGCTTGTGCAAGTGGGCAGTTAAGCGACAGCATGTGCCTCCGTTGGCGCGACGAGCAAGCCATAGTAATCCACTCGGCGAAGTTTGATCTGGTAGCCTTTGGCTATCTTCGCCGTTGGACAGTGCTGAAGCAGTTGTGCGCGATCGCCGTATTCCATAAGTTCCACTTTTCCTGGAACGTCCCACTCTTCAGGGATGCCCATCACGGTCTTGGCCAGCTTTGATATCGGCATCCTGCCGGCGCCGTAGGTCACGCGGCCTCTGGTCAGGAACACTGCGGTTGGCACCCGGATCCGAAATAGCACAGCTTGCCAGATGGCAAATGGGTCGCCAAAGCAGTCGATGTCGATCACGTTGTAGCGGCTTAACCCGCCATCTTCATCGAGTGCCGCGATCAGCCGCGGCGTTATCTTGAATCGGATCTGCCCGGGCTGCCTGGCTACCGAATCGATTGGTGTGTAGCTCTCCACGTTCAAGGGCGGCGGCGCGTTCTTCAGCTTGGATTGACGCCGGAGCTCGGTCCAGATTTTCCCTTCACCGGCGTAGAGATCGAGCACTCGTAGCGGCTCAAGTCCACCCTCTCGGATCACCTTGCGCCGGATGGCTGTCTTGTCATCCAGGCTCTGGTTGTCGGTCTTGAGTTTTAGTTTTGGCGATGGGAGCAGCGTCATGTTCTTCTCCTTCACGCGGCCTTGCTTGGCTTTTGTAGTCCGAGTTCCTTGAGCATCTTGATGCGCGCAAGGTATCTCAGAATCTTCGGGCCGGGAGACATCGCGCCTTTGAGCACTTTATTGACGTAGGAAGAACTGCAGCCAATCTCCTTGGCGAAGTCGTCTTGATCGCGAGTGCCCTGGCGTTCCAGGAGCACCTTGACGATCTTGGGCCATTTACTCTTGGGCACGGCGTTTTTGACACGATTGGATTTTCCTACTGCCATGCGAGACCACTCCGACCTTTGTTTGGGGCCGTACTTTTTGGCGCGAGCCCGGCCCCCTTTGGCACCTACTTCCTTGAAGAACTCCTTCATGATTTCTGATTTACTTTTTTCGGCTGACACGTTTTAGCTCCTTCAGCACATTATATACCGTAGCCGCTAACGTTACTTGCTATTTTTCAGTTCGGCTGCGATCTTGCGTCTGATTGTTTTCCACGCCTTTTGTGCGCGGTGCTGACCGATCGTTCTCACGCCGCCGCATGGCTGACAAATCGACCGGAATGGTAACTCGCACATGGGGTCCGGATGCTTCCACGGCTGCTTGCACGTCGGACAGGAGTGGGTATGGTTTTCGACGATCTTGATATCCTCGGACGGCAGATCATCGCGGTCGGTGCCGATCATAAGTTCCACTTCCATCTTGTTGAGGGCGTCGCGCACGTTATAGCTCGACGCCTTGGCGATAGCTTCAAAGTCCAACGGATAACGGCCACCTTCTTTCTTGTAAATCCTGCGCAGATAATCCTCGATCTCGCCTTCGAGAGTGTCCTTGTCGAACACCAGGACGCGACATCGCGAAAGGAACCGGCCCTCGAATGCGGTGATGGAGTTACACGTGAAGAACCACACCGTCTTTGGAAGCATGGCTGTCGAATCCAGCTTCGATAGCAGCGAGTGTTGAGCGGCCAAAGTAATCTGATCCGCTTCGTCGCAGATCACGACGTGGTACGGCGCCGGCAGCCCTGTTGTGAAGTTGAAAGCCGCGAAGTGGCACATGTAGGCGACCTTCTCCACGGCCTCCAGGTCGCAGCTTTTCGATGGAATCGAATGCACTTCGGCTTTCAGTTCTTCGGCAATGGCCATAGCCATCGTTGTTTTGCCGCACCCACTCGGGCCCACAAACAGCCACGCGGACTCGAATGGCCGTTTGATGAAGGCTTCGAGAATCTTCCGCGGCTTATTCAAGCCGACGAACGAAGCCAAGCTGCGGGGGCGGTACTTCTCCGTTAGAGACTGCGGAAATGCGATTTTGGATTGGCTCACTGGCGATTGATTCTCCCTTTCTTGAAGTTGAAGTCATACTCCTGTTCAAAATGCTGCTTAGGCTCACCTGGGGATCGCCGAGTGCCCATAACACTAGCTTGACGATCGAATCTACACCTACCTTGCGGTAGATATTGGTGCGGTGAGTTTCCACTGTTTTTTCTGAGATATTCAGATGAGCGGCTATCTCTTTGTTGACCTTGGCCTCACATAACAGCTTGATGATTTCCATTTCGCGGGTACTAAGGTCTAGCGTCATTTTGTATTACTCCAGGTGAATGAGACGCCTTGGTCGCACTTCCAGTTCCGCGACTCTTCGGCGCAGTGCTTCGATCTCTTCGTTAGCCAGCGCTTTTTCGTGCATCTTGACGCGGCGTTCCCAGTTCTTTAGCGACGTATTGAGACGGCGAATGCGCTTGAGCGTGGCCTTGACCATCTCTTGGGCCTCGGCCAGCTTGCGCTTACGTTTCTCGGTGTCCACGGCTTTAGACGGAAACGCCTTGCTTCAACCCCGCCATGACTTTGGCGATGGAATCAGCTTCGGATTGGTCGTCGCGAAGGGCCACGATGCGAGGCTGATACAAGCGGGAGCCGGTGAAGTTCAGAAACACGACTTCAACCAGGCTGCCAACTTGGATCCCTTTATCCTTGCCGATCATGCTGGCTCTGCCGACTTCGCGCAGCTTGCCGTCATCGAGCACGGCGAGCGTTGCTGAGTCGTGGCCCTTGTCGCCAATCCGAATAACTTCACACGTGCAAGACTTTAGAAACTTCAGCTTGAAATCCTGAGTGCTCACGCCGGCATGGTAGGGCATGTTAGTATTCTTGAATGCCGCGCCTTCTGCTCGTTCCTCTTTCAGGCATTTGAGCGCTTCCCTTTTCGCGACAACCGTTTTCCATGTCGGAATCACGATGAAGTGCGAACGAGCCTTGCGCTTCGGCAGTAGCTCCAATAGCTCAAGCCGCTGCGAGTAAGGCGCTCCGGAGACTTCCTTGCCGTTCGCCATGAAGATATCGAAGGCGATGTAGTCGTCGCCAACAATCTCGCCATCGAGGAAAAACGATTGCAGCTTGAGCAGGGCGAGATCCGCGGCCAGCGCCTGGCTGACAGGCACAGGGTTGCCGAGTTTGTTGTAGCCGGTGTAGACGCCGTTTGCGTATCGCAGTTGTCGGCGCTGGCCATCGATCTTTGGTTGCATGTAATAGCCCAAGGACTTCACATACGTCCCGGCATCTTCTTCGTTGATCTCGGCCAACTTCGAAACCGGAAACGGCGTCCTGTTGGTCATGGGAGCAACCGGCAGCGGCGAAGATGGTGCCTCTGCCACTGTGCCGTTCTTAACCAGCGAGTACCCATCTTTCAACTTTCCGGCAAGGATGCTGTTGTATTTCTGTTCCGCTTCCTCAAGTGGAAGAGGCGTAACTGTTCTAGTGCCGGGATGCAGCGTGTCGCCGATGCGGCCATTCTCGTAGTTGACGACGTAGCCGCCGTCTTTCTTTTCGAGAAAGAGCCGATATTCTTTGTGGGAACTTCCGCCTAAAGCCAGATCCGAATACTGCAAACGCACGCTCTTTATGCTCATCTTGATTCTCCCTTTGTCCGGTTCTCGGTCCGGGCTACCGTCGATCGATGTTGAACCAGGTCTCGCCCAACTGCTCTTTCTGATCCTTGGTCAGCATTTCGTTGAGTGCCTCGAACAGCTTGGCCTCGGGAATAGTTTTGGCGGCATCTTTCATAAGACCCGCCAGCTCGTTAGGGTTGAACTGCACCATCTCCAGTTTCTGTTTGTCGGTGAGTATCCGATTGAGAGTCTCAAAAAGTTTCTCTTCCCTCAGATACTCGGCGGCCGTCATGAATAACTCGGCCGTTTCATCTTCGGTCAGACGTCCCAGGTCGATTGATTGGGTCCCAAGTCTCAGCATTTTCTTTCTCCTTCGGTCGAAGTGACTGCATAGATCGCGGAAGCCGTGATACCAGCAGTAGCTCTCGCTCAGATTCGGACTCCTTCACTGCGCGCCCACCTGTACAATCCCTCATCGTTCAGAATCCACTGGCGACGTTCCTCATCGTTTGAAACCCTGGCGCCGTCAGGTATCGTGCCCTTACCGCCGTTGCCATCGTATCGGTAGATTGCGCCGAGGATGGCTTGATCCAGTTCTTTGCGGTGCTGTCGGATGAACTCGCGTATGGTCATTTGACTGGAACAAGAACGCCGGCCGCATAGAACGGTTCTTTGACGAACGTACTCCGCTCCATGTCGTAATACATCGGCACCGGAACCAAGAGCTCCGGCATCGTGGCTATCTTTTCGATATCGAGTACGTCCGAGTGCCTTCCACGAAACGCTTTTGTCCACTCCACGTCATGTTGGTAGCGTTCGTTAAGGTAGGCGACGAAGGCCGCGTACTCGTCGGGCATCCAGTGGTACGGGTATTCGTGTGTGTGCCCATTGATTCCGTGGACTGCGGAGCCATCGCGCCACCGGACGACGCAGCCATTCTGGCGAGCCAGGATGTCGGCCGCGAATCCGTCAGCAGTGCCGTTATAAATCTTGGCCATGTATTCAAGCGTGGAGGGCGAGCCGCGATAGGTTTCGATTCGGCGAAGGCAGGTATCGCCGAAAACTGCATACTCTACTTCGTCCAAATAACTACACTTCCACTTGAACTGGATTGCCATTTTTTGATTCTCCCTTTGCGCTCTTCCCGGTGAGCACTACCGTGTTCTGAAAGCGTCTATCTCCGGATCGCCGTATCGGACGCGAAAAGCTTTCACCGCGGCGTTGAGAAGTTTCCATGAAGTTTGGGCAATGATGGTTTTACCGTCTGCGGTTTGGATAGCCACGCAAACCGCTGCATTGCCGCTCGTCATGCCGTGCGGCAACACGCCGATGCGTCCTATCATGGCCATGTCAGGTGATGCGTTGTCTTTCAAATCAGACCACGGATCGGTGTCAAGATTCATGGTTACTTGTAGCGGCGTCATTCCCGGCACCAGACGCGGCGTGCGATTGTCGCCTTGCTCTGTCATTTTTGTTTGCCTCCAGTTCTCGAACGAAGTCGTCGTAGTTTAATAGGTGCGCGCCGATATGGCCGACGCGCAGTTTGGGCCTGTAGACATCGGCGGTCAAGCCGCGCTGATGAGACCCGATCCAAATGGTGCGCATGTCGCCCTTCTCGTCACGGCTGAAACGATCCGAACGCAGATGGCGAAAGTGGGCCCGCACGTCGAATCTGACAGAGACGTGCCGGCCGGTCGGTGCGCTCCGCTGTAGATAACGGTACCGCGGTGCGTGGATGGACGTGATGTAGTAGGGACGGTCGGATTTCGGCAGACTCTTCAGTTCCGCGCCGTACTTCTGCCGATGCTCCGGTCTGATTTTTACAAACGTCACGTTCTCGCTCATCAAGAAATGGCACAGGTTCACCGACGCGTGGTAGAGCCGCTTGGTCTGCGCAATCTCTTTATCCGCCCACCCAGGAGGCTCGTTCTCTTGCCGATAACCGCTGCCGAACTGAGTCTTCGGCCAGTCTTTGGTGTCCATGACGATTGTGAACGTGTAACCTTCTTTTGTGAACCAATCCGCCGACAAGGTATAAGGAGCCGAGACCGTTGCTTCACGTGAAGCACTGGCAGCCAGTAGCCGGCTACTCTGATCGCGCAGAAGCACGCCGCGATAGTCGGAACCGCCCGGGACCGGTTCTGCAAAGGCGAGGCCGGTCCTCAATGATTCCTTGTCCACGACGTTCAGCACGTGGTCGTAGTCGTAATGGAGACGGCCATCGAACTCGATGAACGTCAGTGGATGCGGCACGCGAGGAAATGCCGTTTCATCCAGCTCCAGGTCGCGCAGTTCACTCACCTGATCGACTTCCAGGAAGTAGTGCACCGCTCGCGGCAGATCATTCTGAATGCACCAGGTGTGAACTACTTCCGGTTTCAGCTTGTCCGCTAGAGTCTTCAGATCAATCTGCCGGTATAGGCTCGCCACGTGGTGCTTGAAGTGCTGTTGGATGAAATCAAAGAACATATAACCTGCGTTGCGCTTCCCGATTGTAAATGCGTTGGCACGATTTGCACCGTCGCCAGCCACGCGAATCGATGCGCGTATTTCGTTTGTTGTAGCTGTGGCCTCGTGGACAGCGGCTCTTGAGTGCGTTCCTCTGGCTGAGCACTGGACGGTGATTCACGATGCCCTCATCACCGCACGCAGTTTCTCCGGCGCTTTCTGCGTGAGACCTTTATAGTTCAGGTGAACCACGAGATGGTAGTAGAGACTCTGGCTGGCGTGAGCCTGATAGACGGCCGCTAGCCCTTGGTTGGCAACGCCTGGTGGTTCAGGACCGCAATCGAAAAAGGCACAGCCGAACGGTGCAACGTCATGGATGTCACACCGTTCGTCTTTTGTTAAGTGGATGCAGGAGCCATCCGGTTTCGTGGCAGGAACTAGAGTGGGAATGCGAAACGACTTGCCACGCTTCATGACCAGGGCGCCGGGAGAGGCCAGCAGGTTCTCTTCGGCCCAACGGAAAGGATCCGCGCCGGCTGGAATCATTCGCTCCAGGTCGGCAGGAATCAGATAGCCGGGCATCACTTTGCAGTTGAGCCGGCACATCTTGCAGCTACAGTTGGTACGTGGGGCACCGAACTCTGTTCTCATCGTGGGACCGCCTTTCTATCCGCTCGTTTGAAAGCCAGGAAGGAAACATCTTCCGGACTCAATCCGACACCTTGGAAGTTGTTGTTGCCGTTGAGCACAGCGAGTCGCTCGATCTCAACGGCATGACGATAGCCAGGAGCCTCGCGTTCTTCCTCGGCGCACGTTATACAAATCGTGTCCGTGTTGAACTTCGACATCGTGGATGGAATGTGCGCGAGGCTAGCCGCACAGCGAACGCAGAACCGCGGCCACGCTCTCATGGCTTCTCCCCGTGGTAGTGCTCTGGCTTTCGATGGCTGGCAATCAGCTTCTCCAGCGCATTCCGGTACTGCGGATACCGTCTGAGCCAAAGCTCTACGCAGCGTTGTGAGCCAAGGACGACCGCAACGTCTCCGACTGGTTTGTGGCAACACGTCCAGCCGAATACGAGTATGCCGTCGCCGCGGTCCTGGCCATAGATCGCTTGCTGGCCTTCTTCGATGGTGCCGCCGCAAGGTTCGCAGATCATGCGCATTCACCTCCGCACATCAGCAGTTGGTGACGGCAGTTCGGGCATTCGGCCCAATCACAACCGTCATGGTGGTACTGCCCCGGCAGCACGTTGCAGTCGTGGCAGCGCACATTCTCCCTCGGACTGAACCGCGTCTCGGCCGTGTCGAATCGTTTTTCTTGGCCGTAAGGAATCGGATCCAGGAAGAAACTAATCTGGCCGCGAGGCGGGAGAATGATCCCGCCCGCAGACTCGGTCTTGTGCTCGACCCATTCCACGTAGCCCAGGCGTGTATCACCATTGGCTACGTCATATTGCCAATCCTCAAGTGGGTAAGTATTGGGGCTGGCGATATTCTTGGTGTCGTCTTTGTGGAACTCGACGGGCACCTTGATGCACCCGTCTGCCGTGAGCATGTCTTGGTTGCAGGCTGGACAGATGGACATTAGGCCGCTTTGCCTTTCTTGGCCTTCGCCTGCTTCGCCGGCGCCGCGGGAGTGTCCAGCTTGATCGTGCGGCGCGGCTTCGGCGTGGCCAAGGAAGCAGACAGCGCTGCCATGAGATCTTGCACCGGTTGTGCTGTTACCGCGCTGACCGGCGTGGGTGCCGCGATGGACTTGTCGATCTTGGAAGCGATCAACGTGTTGAGCCGTTGGTAGTAGCCATCTTCGAAAGTTTCGGGATTGAACTCAGAGTCCAGGCTCTCCGCAAGCTGCCTCGCCAGCTTCAACTCCGATGCTGTGAGCGAGACCGCCTGCAGATCATCGAACTCTGCGACCTTGGCTATCTCAGTCTGATACCACAGGTAGTGAAGAATGAGACCGTTGCCTTGGGGCCGCAAGAGGATCATGTTCTCGCGGCCTGACTTGGTAAGCTGCGCGATTGCCACGCGGCCGGTGTCGGTCAGTGTCTTGACGAGTAGGCCGTAGGCTTTCATGCCGACATCTTCCGGCAACAGATAAAACGATTCGGCGAGATAGAGCGAATCGACGTCCGACCACTTCACGCATTCGGTGATCTCCAGCACTTTGCCGCTCGCCGGCGTGATGCCTTCGATCTCTTCGTCGGTGATCTCGACGATTCGGCCATCGGTTTGGTAGCCCCTGAAGATTTCGGATGCTTCCAACATCTTGGAACAGGCAGGGCAGTATTTCGGAGATTTTACTGCGCCTTTGCACTCCGTGTGGAACGTGTGCAGCTCGACCCGCTTATCCCGGGCTGCGACATTGAGATAGACGGGGATATTCAGTAGCCCAAACGAAAGATGTCCCTTCCAGACTTTGTGAGCCATTTCGATTCTCCCTTTTATTATTTTGGGCGCATTCTCGGCTGCGCCCTTGCCGCACCTGGACAGTGGGTTCCAGACCTGATGTGGTTATGGATTAAGTCTGCGATACTCCGTGTTCAACTTGTCGAAAAGCTGCCGAAGTTCAAATGGGATACGAGCGACTCCCGGACTGATGGTGCCATTGATGATCTCCTTGCGAAAGACCAGCTCGAACTGCTCTGCTACCTTCGCCAAGAGATCGACTTTGTGAATGTCCAAACACATTTCGGCCGGAGGATAATACTCGACTTGGTTCCGCATTCCGTAAAGCAAACCGCCCTCTTCAGACTGCCGGCGACACAGAGGATCGTAATGCGCCCGCGCCGCTTCGAAAAGGGCGTCTACTTCTTCCGCGTCGAACTCAACCCTGGCCTCCGGCAGGTAGATCAGCTTTTGCAGCTTCATGATTCTCCCTTTCTTGCTTCTGCTTAACCTTAACCGCATGCTTGCTGGCTTTGCGTTTCCACTTCTCCTCTCTAGAGATCGCCTCAGCGCTTATGTGCGAGCCAGCATCTAGTTCTTCTTTCGGAACCACGCGCCAACGGCGTTGCTGATTAGGCGGTACTCTTTTCATGGTTGCACTCTCTCTTATTATAGGTTAGCTACTACGTTATGTCAATCGAACGTGATCCTGCGCTTGGGTTGCAGCACCACGAGTGTATCGAGCGCAGCTTTGATGTTTTCAAAGCCCTGCCTTACGTGTTCCCGCAGTTCATCATTGGTTCGCAGAGTCACAGCGTTGTGGCCGCCGATCAGGTCTTTCGCCCGATCGACCAGAACCTTCATCTGTAGATCGTTGCCGATGTTGCGCGGGTCAAAGGTCTCCAAGAACTGCTGGAACTTCGTGATTGAGCCGTCTTGGAATGTTTTCATTCGGCCTTCTTCGTTGGGCGCAAGTCTGTCTGCCAGGTGATTGACGAACTCCGACATGTGCCCGCGGAGCAGTTGTCTGTGAACTTGGGTCAGCTCAGCCCAACTCTCTTGCGCCTTTCTGCGTTCCTCGTCGGCCACCTCTTTACTGATGCCGGCAAGGTTCGGTGCGCTATCGACGTAGACGAATCGCCAATCGACATGGAACGCTGCCATCAGCTCGTCCCTGGTCATGAAGTCGTCGTCGTTGAACAGAGGACCAAGCCGTTTGGCGGATTCTTCTTTGATCTCGTCGTAACGCTTGCCCAAAGACTTGATGAAAGGCTGGCAGGCCGCGATGCCTTCCTTGAGTGTGGTGTTGACTTGCTCGACAAACGCGGTCGGCATGATATAGACGCCGCGCTTGATCTGCGATGGAAGAGCCAGGCGTTCGACGTACTGGCGCATTTTGCCGTACCGCGACATGATCTCGTCCAACTCTTCGGCTTCGATCAGGCGCTTGGTCAGGTGCAACCATTCCTTATCGACTTGGGCCTCTTTTGCTCTGCCGCGGGTGTCTCTCTCGACATTGACATCGATGTTCGCGGTGTCTACTTTGCGGCGATTGCCGGTGCCGTGAAACGTGAGGACCATGACGACTGATTTCGCCATGATGTCTTTCGGCGAAACAAACTCCGGATTCTTCGGCAGTTTGATCGCCGGCAACGGCGGCAACGGTTTGATTTTCTTTTTTGGCGGTAGCGGATTTGCCCTGCGAGCCCGGATCGTTTCCCATGCCTTCTTTGCTGCGGCGGTACGTGCTGCTGCTGTCATTGTGATTCTCCCTTTGCCGGATTGTCGGCTCCGGCTGCCGATGTTGTTACCGGCCCTGTCCGCGCAGAATAGCGGCATCGAGCCTGGGTATGAGCGAATCGATCTCCTGCTTCGCTCGCATTGCATCGTTGGCTACAGGGACTCCGTAATCGCCATCTTTGACATCCACATAGCCTTCGATCAGTTCGTTGATTCTCTCCATCGCCTCAGACGCCTGAATCATGGCTGTGAGCATGATCTGGTGAGTCTCAGCATCTGAGCCAAGGGAAAGGCTGAGGACCAATCGCAAAGCATCCTCGAATCGCTTCGATGGCTCACCAAGAATGACAAACTCTTGAGGAGCCAAGTTGTAGCGATCAAGAAACGCGCGAATGATTCGTCGCGCTTCCGTTCGCTGTCCTGCCAGTTCTGTTAGATCGATCATGCGAACAGCCTCTTTTCGAGCCACTCGTGTTCGGCTTTGAGCGCTGCGGCTCTGGTTGTGAACGGGCCCAGGATGGGGTTATCGACGTCCAGGTTGAACTGCTTGATCGCCGGCGACATGTCTGCTATCCAGCGGCCGGATGGCGTTGGCTCAACCAAGCTAGCTCTGGTGATCTCCATCGACGCGTCCGGGAATACGTCCCATAGCGCGTCGTCGTAGATCGCCAGGATCGTGCCGTTAGGCGCGACTCTTAACTTGAACGTGCTCTGGCTTTTCATACATCTCCGACGTTTCAACATCGCTCACCTTCTTCCCGAGTCCTTCTTCGAACTCGCGAGTTAGTTCTTTGCACGACCGGCCCTTCACGCCCTTCACGGTAACTTTGGCGTTGCCGTCAGGCGCGATGCGGATGATCACCGTCTCTTCCATGTCAATCCTCCTCAAGATTGATCTTGCGTTTTGGATTCAACTCCAGCGTCGGTACTTCCTGATCCTCGCGGATGCGTTGCAGTTCCGCTTGTTGTCTGAGCCCTTTTCTGATGCGATCCACTTCCGCTGCCGTGGCAGGACGTAGACGTTCGGCGGCTTGATAGAACTCAAACACAGCCCATACGTGGTCGCACCACAGGTTCGACGATATGGACTGCATTCCATTGATCTGGCCATTCGGACAATCGCACCCCCAGCGGTCGTCCGGGCTTAAGGTGACGGTCCACCAACAGCTACTGTTGGCGAAGGCTTTCCATTTACGTTGGCCGAACTCGTTGACGTAGACAGGTGGGTAGAAACGACCGTCAACGGTACGTGCCGCGACAAACTCAACTCGCGTGATTGTGTATTGCAACTTTTGTTGCCTCGCAACTTAAGTCGTGCGGGGACGAGTCGCAGTGACCGTGACGTAGCCCTGCTCGTCGGTTGTCGTCTTAACCTTGAAGCCTTTCTTCTTCCACTGCCTCTTGGTGTATTCGGTGGTGTAGGCTTGCTTCAGTCTCATCGCATCCTGCCCAACGAAGTCTTGAAGACCGTAGCCTCGATTGTAAAAATCAGTCTCCAGGCGGAAGCGGCCCGGGCGACCGGTTTCAGAGACGCCGATTTCCATCGCTTGACTGTTGTTAGGGACGCGAATCGCGTGCTGGCAGCGGCCGTTCTGTCCGGCGAACTGCCTGAACGTTTTCTGGCCCTTGATGTACTCCAATCCAAGGCTCTTTGCCGCTTCTTCAAGAGCGCCAAGATCGGTGACTTCAAGTTCTATCTGACTGGTGTGGCTCATCTGTTGCCTCCTATTCGAGTGTGATTTTTCTTTTTGGCCTAAGAACTATTTCCGGTTCCTGCGGCTTCCTGCTTTCGGCACGATGATTAACTTCCTTTATGAGCTGCGCCTTTTTCCCTTCTCCTTGTCTGTGAAAGATGAACGCTTGAGCAATGTGTTCGCATGGTGGCGGAACCCATGCAGGCGTCCCTAGCGCGTCTCGTGATGCCGGCGTCCAGGAAGTCTCTTGGCAACTCCCTGTGCCGCGTGCACCACAATCACACTGCCAAGTCTTGTCCGGGTTGATGCGGGCGATGGCTGGTTCGACATCGCCCCCACTGATTCTGCTGACAGCAAACTCTACGGTGCCGTCAGGATGTCGCCATACTCGTAGGATCATCGTTCAATCCAGGTGGATGAGACGCCGCGTTTGGAGAACGAAGTACGGCTGTGGTGGCGGCGCGACTGCCGGTGCTCCAGGCCGCCGCCGCGTGGCTGATTGGAATGCGTGCTCTTGTGATGGAGTCGTGCGGGTTTTGTCCACAGGCTCCATCAGCTTAACCTGCTCGATGTGCCAACAATCGGCACGCGGCCGCTGTTTGTTGAAGATCCAGCCGCCACAGCTGCATCCCCAGGTGCCGTCTACTTTCATGGCGACGACGCGTTTTTTGTCAGGCTCGCTCCGGCTTTCGACTTCCCACCGCGCGATCCACACACCGTTTGCTTCGAGTTTGTTGGGCATGTTCAGTTCACCTGGCCTTTCGGCGTGCTTCCGCCGCTGCCAGAGGGATCGATCTTGCGACGTCCCTTCACGGCAGCGACCACGCCGACGATCTCGACTTGCGGTTCAGGCTCGAGCCCTTCCGGCACGTGGTACAGGCCGGAGTAGCTCGCCGAAATGAACTTCTGATCGGCTTGACGGCGCAGATCATCCAGCTTGTCGCGGGAAGAAATGGACACCGGCACAATGTACTTCGCCGCTTCCTCGATCGAAGTGCTCAGCACATGCGCGTTGTAACAGCAGTTGCGGATTTCGGCAGGCGTCCAGCCCGTATCGTCAGGGCGCTTGCCTTTCACATTCCACTTCGCTTCGTACAAGTTCCAGGCCGCTTCCTTCTCAGGCTTGGTCGGCAGATCGAAGAAGAAGGTGCCCGAGCGGAACCGGCGCCGCATCTCCGGAGGCAGGCTGTCGAAACGATTGCACGTCGCGATGTAGTAGACCTGGCCCTGGCTGACGGCATGCACCACCTTGAGCGCGGTGCGGATGTTCTCGCCGGACTGCCCCACAAGCGAGCCCTTCATCCCGGCGAGATCGAAGAAGATCAGCGGCACTTGCCATTCGTTGGCAATCGCTTTCGCAAGCAGCGTCTTGCCAGAGCCGGCAACGCCCAGGAACGCGCTGCCTTCGGCTTCGGTCTCTTCCATGTCGGTCAGGAGTGCGCCAATCATTTCGGTTGTCGTGTCTCCTGTGCCTACGGCGCCGAAGTTGGCCATGTGCTTGTCGATCTCATCGATGAATACGACGGCACGGCGTCTGAGAGGACCCTGTCCGCGGCGCAGATGGAATCCCTTGCAGTTTCCAAGGCCGATCACGCTGCTGAACGAATCCTTTCCGCGCCAGATGCTCAGGCCTGGCGTCTGTTCGATCTGTTGTCGTTTGCGTTCCCACAACGCTTCGATATCGAGACCAGCTTTGGTGATGCTCATCGCGCAGACTTGCTCTGCCGGAAACGCAGCGAGGCCGGAAAGCGCTTCGACCGCACGCTCCACGACTTCGGCCTTTGGCTTCTCTTCGGCTTTGATCAGATTCGCCGCAAGATAGGTTTCGCCCACTATGCCTGCCAGTTGCGCAGCATCGGGAAGCGGCTCGTCCAGCACCAAAACATCTTGCGCGAGTTCTGGCGGCAGAGTAATCGCTGGACCCACCATGACCAGCGTGCGGGTATCCTCTTTGAACTTGTCGCGCAAGTTCCAGACAGCTTGGACCACTCGGCTGTCGTGGAAATAGCGATTCAGGTTGGCCATGAAGACGACCGTGCCGGCTGGAATGGCGTTCTTCGGCGCGATCTTCTTGAGCATGTCGAGAGGATCTTCCAGACGGTTGGCATCTTCGCCGGATCCAGTGATGAGTGACTTCGCGACATTGCGGCCCCGCGGATCGTTGCAGCCAACAACGCCGTTGACGATATCCCACAGGATCATCGGCGACTCGCCATGCGTCCGGTCGTTCACGATGTTGGCGATGGTCGCTGCATAATCGGCGGTCCGTACAAAAATGAGCGGAGTCGAAACCTTGCGTGCTGCTTTGAATGTTTCAAGGAAAGTTGGCATCTTGATTCTCCCTTTCGTTTTGCGATTTCTTTGCGGCGAATCGCTGCCGTTATTTGGCCCTCTTATCCTGTAGCATAAAGCGCCGCATGTGAGCGTACATCCAGCGCCCGCCCGGGGTAAGGTCGCGGCGTAGCTTCTTGAGCTGTCTGACCAAGAGTGCCCGTCGAATCATGATGTAGATTTCCATCGGTGGAGTGATGATCGCGAACGGAGCACAAATCATCATTCCCGTTGCGTACAGTATGATCCGGATTTGTTTCAGGCTGAACAGACTCGGCATGTTGCCGTAAGGGATTTGCTTCCGCATCTCTTTCCGGTCTTGGCTCCATACCCACAGCAACCCGAGGAGCATCCACGCCAGAGTCATGATCGCGCCAGGATTCACATTCATGGTCGATTCTCCCTTGCGCCGTTCGCGGTCGGCAGCTACCGGTGCAACCACTCTCCCAAGAGCGGTAAGTAGATGGCAACTGCGGCTACGATGGCAAGTAGCGCCAGCGCGTAGGCCACGATCGCCGCAACGTTGACAACGCCTTTTAGGTTTATGGTAGTGAAGTGGCGGCCGCTTCCACTACACAGTGTACATTCGTCGGTGCCGCGGCCGTGGCAGGCGGGACACGGAATACTCTTATGCTGTCGCATTTTTGGCCTCTTGGACTATCCAATCACGGATGGCTTTGATAGCGTCACTCGCCATCTCGATCGTGCTTGGCCAATGCCACTTGTATACGCTTCCGATCACGTACGCCGTGTTGCCGCCGGCCGCCACGATCACGGTGTAGTCGGCGTGATGAGTTTCGATAACCTGCGCGGGATTGCCGTGACTGAACACGGCAAAGTCTCCAGTTCTGCCATGCTCGATCATTTCCGCGAGCGTGTTAACGAACTCCACTGGGTTGCGGCGAATGTCGCCGATGGCATCGTTGCGAATAATCACCGTGGTTTGGTTTCCCATCAGCTTTTCTCCTTTTTGCGAAAGACTTGCGGAAAGAACAACGTGAGCACCAGATGCAGGGCCGACAGGATCAGCCCTGCGGAAACGCACGCCGTGATTACGGCGAGCGCGAACTTAACCTTCGCGTCACTGTTAAAAACCCACGACCAAAACTGATATTCGGTCATAGCCCACCCCAACGATACAGTTCGTCACGGCTTTGAAGGGCAGCCTTCTTCGCCTCAGTGCCAGCGCACCAGAGTTTGTGGCTTTGCCAACCGGCAATAAATGTCGCCACGCCGGTCAATCCATCGATCAGATGGTGAACGACGCCAGCGAGCGATTGATTAAGCAACGCATCAGACACGCCCTCGATCGCGCCACAAAGAGCCATGAAGAACAGAAATCCAAACAAGATTCCGTACGTCCCATTACGTCTTGTATGGCTCATCGCGCACCTTCCCTTTCTGGCTTTGGCAAGCATCCATCGCAGAACACGCCGCGTGAAACTGGCCGGTTGCACCGGACTGCGCGGCGCTGCTCGATGGTATGCGTGGGAGTTTTCATCGCCACGCACAGGGTTTGGCTGTAGGCCACTTCATGCTCAACCAATCGCTGCGGCAGTGGTGGGATGTTAAACGCGATGTTTGGCACTCCACTCCCTGCTACCAGTGTTTTGCCGGTGCCAGATTGTGTCAGCATCGGCTTTTCCAACATGCGGTCGAGTGAGCGGCGGCGACGGCGCATGAATCGCCGGAACGATACCCGCGCTGGCTGATAGGCTCGGCTCTTTTGGACGAGACCCAACTTGCGGCGCAGCTTGATCCAAAACTCCGCGTTCAGCGGCTTGGTATTAAGCCAACGCAGCAAGTCTGGAAATAGATGCTTCTGAAGTATCAGTTCCAGGCGTGCCCGGGCCTCGTTCTTGTTCCGCTTGCACGCGACGCAAACGCGGTAATACGGTTTGTCGTGGACGCACGTGAAAATGCTCGCACGTCGCCGGTTCCGCTTCTTTTCCGCTTTGCGCCACGCCGCTGATTTGTGAATCCGCGGCTCATCCGACTGCTTCTTGGGAACGAAGAGAGAATGGCGCATGTGGAACTTCCGCAGTTCGGACCACGCCACCATCAGCATGACGTTGGTGCGATTCTTCGGGACGCCGAACCGACGACGCCACTGTTCGATTTGAATCGGGTGTAAGTCTTTGACGCGCCACTGGTGCCACGGCAACTTGGTTCCGGCTAACTGGTGCGCGAGGCGCTTGCCGGCGTGCTTGGCTAACCGCGTGCTGTCTTTGCTCGCGGTCGATAGACTGCTGCGAAACTCCGATGGCGTCGCCGCGATCTCTCGCTTCGACCAACGACGACTACGCTTCACGTGGCGCGTCATGCTGCCACCTGTTTTTTCCTTCGGACCGGGATGCCTACCGCTTCCGGCGCGAACTTTTTAATGTGTCGGCAAGGATTCCGCATCCGGATGATCTCGCCGTTCTTCTGCTTCACGTTTCGCGGGACGATCCACCCCAAACAGGAGCAGGCCCACTTGCCATTCTTGCAAGTGACGGTGTAATGACGGCGCGCGTCGCTCGACGAAGTGACTTCGATTCTCCGAACACCGGCGCGCTTGGAGGACCGAATCACGCGGATTGGCTTCGGCTCTTGCCAGTAGTGTCGGCTCATGCTGCCACCTCTGCGCGCCACTTCTTGAAGACCAGCTTCGCGTGGTAGGACTTGTGGCAGGATTGGTGCGCTACGCGGCGGTTAGCTTTCCGATTGTCGTCGTGGTTACCGTTCTTGTGATGGATGGTGATATCCATGTCGAAGATCGGCGCTCTGGCGTTTCCGAACTTCGGTTCGATATCCGTAGGAAGAAATCCCTTGTTGCAGAAGAAGCACTTTTCGCCTTCAAGAAAATGCCAGAGCAACTCGCGGCCCTTGTTCAGCTCCATCTCAGTTCGTCTCGACATTGCCATTCTGTTTCCCCTTTCTCTCTAACTGCGCTTGCTAGCATTTGGGTCGTTCTTATACTAGCGTTCAGCATTATAGCTTAGTCGGCACGATAGGTCAAGCACGAATAACCGTTTACTGTGTCGGGCAAGGTGGGGCTAGTGGCGAGAAAGGTACGGCTATTGACTAGGCGAAAAGGCCTGCTATCGCTGCTGGACTTCTGGCTCATCCTCAGCGTTGCGCGACTGTTGGACCGAGATCTCCGCTTCCGCTTCGATCTTGGCTAAGGGAGCCTGGATTACGTCGAACCGATTGAAGGGAACGCCGAGCAGGATCCAAATCATTTTCGGCGGCGGCTGGAGATCGATCTTGTCGATTCGTTTGCGGCCTTTGCCTTCGTTCAAAAGATTGTCCAACTCAATCGGCTCGAATAGATCGTTCAGCTCTACATCCGTAGTGGCCAGCACTTCCTTGTCCCAGGCGAGATCGACTTCCTGCGTCCTGTTCTCGAACAGGGCGAGCTCACGCGCCTTCTTATCCTCGCCCTCAAGCTTCAGGTCTTTGCGGCGAACGGCAACGAGCGTATCGCCATCGGAGTCAACAACCATGACGCGTTTGTAGCCCAACGACTTCGCCTGCTCAAGGGTGGCGTTACCGCTGATCACGCGGTTATCGGCATCGAGCAAAATCGAACGGCCGGCACCAAACTTCTTGAGCGAAGTCTTGAGCATCTTCTTACCGCGGGGCGTGTGTTTGTTGGGATTGTTCCGGTCCGGCTTCAAGTCTTCGATTGGTTCGAGTGCGATCTCGGCCATCTCATCAGAACTTCCGTTTTTTGCTGCCATTTCTGACATCTCCGTTCTTCGATCGCTCGACTTCCGACAAAAGATAAGTGCGCCGCAGGCGCCGAATGGTGCATACGGAAACGCTGAATCGTGTGGCAACTGCTTCGGCGGTGACATCCGCCACGAATAAAAGATGGAGTATTTGTGCGCGCTGCGCCTCGGAGAAATGCGGCTTGGGACCAGACAAACCGGCCATGTCTCTGGAGTGTACTGGTTAACCATTGGCTGAGTCAAACTAGTCCAAAGAAATGGCTCGCCGGGGCCTCGCGAAAATGGGCTCTTTTCGCTGGGTTCCAATGGTCTGATAGCCGCTCTCTTCAATGGTCTTGCACGCCTGGCACAGAGGACGCTGATAGGCTGAATCAAAAAGCTGGCCGCAGTTCGTGCACCGCAGCTTGAATGTCTGTGTCGGCTCAACCTGGACGCCATCGGTATTGAATCCGCGGTGTCGTAGCTCGGCGCCTACGCTCTCAAACAGCCAGTTGAACTGAGTCCTATCAATAGGGCAGTTTGAGAAAAACCATAGCAGGTAATCATTGGGTAGCACGGAGACTTGTGCGCCGCGGAACTTACCGAGTGGCATGATCGCTCTGCCGTGTCTGCTCATGGCGTCTTGTGCGGCGGCGTGCAGGACGCGGCCGATTCGTTCCCGTTCGAATCCGGTGAGGATTTTAGCATCGCGAATACCGTGCCGTTTACGTAAGTGGTGTTTCAATCCGCAGGAGGCCCATCCGACACTCGTATACCAGCGCAGGATTCTGGCCGGCTCGCATCTGAAACACCTGGCGTAATCTCTTTCTTCGTTCCGTGAAAGATGGAAGCTGCCGAATAGCTCGCCATCATAGCCGGTGTTATTTGGCATTGCCCTTCATCACCGCGGCCAGGTGTCGCAGCATAGGATCGGACTGCGACTCGAGCCATGCGATGTACTGCGCTCGCTGCTGGTCGTGCAGCTCCGCATGCCGGCAGTGATTCGGGAAGAAAAAGCCGAGAGCTCCGGCAAGGATCTTGCCCCACAGCTTGCCGGCATGGGCGGCTCGACCGGATCGTGCGCTGATCGTTTCGCCGAGATTGCCGGCGAAGATCACGTTCACGAACTCGTCAAAGCCGATGGCCAGATTAAGCAGATACGTTTGTATTTTCATGATCCACTCAACATCGCCGCAGCTTCTTCCTTCGTCGTCTCTTTGAAGACGTGCATGCCACTCGGCAGTTGATCTACCCAATAGAAGTAAAACGTCGCGCCGCTTTGATCGTCATGGTATCGGCAAACGCGTGGCAGATAGGGAAAGGCCGTCTCATACCAGAGATCTGAACCATTAGCGAACCGGAGCAGGATTTTGATCACGAGCCACCTGGGCTGCGATCCAAGCATAAGTCTCTTTGAGACCGTCGATCAATCGGATACTCGGCTCCCATGCTACTGTCCTGCGTAACCGCAAGTTGTCGCTGCTGCGTCCTCTCACGCCTTGCGGCTTTGACTCGTCGTGCACTATTTTGAGGCGCTTAGCCGCGATGCCTGCCACTAGATTTACGAGATCATCGACCGTTACGAGCTCGGCCGTCCCCAGGTTGAGAGGACGCTGATAACCGGACTGCATGATGCGCACCAGGCCTTCGATGCAGTCGTGTATATACAAGTATGTACGCGTCTGCTTTCCGTCGCCCCAAACTTCAATCGCGTCGCCGTCTTTGGCTTGCGCAACCTTGCGACAGATCGCAGCGGGACTTTTCTCGCGGCCGCCAGTGAAGGTTCCCAAGGGACCGTAAACGTTGTGAAGGCGCACGATCCGCACGTTTAGGCCGTGATCCTTTCGATAGTAAGCACACATTTGTTCGCTGAAAAGTTTCTCCCACCCATATCCGTCTTCGGGATCGGCTGGCCACGCATCGGTTTCTTTCAATGGCATGCCGTCAGTTACCATCTGTCTGCCGAGTGGATACACACACGCCGATGAGGTGAAAAGATACCGCTTCACGTTGTTTTGCCGGCAGGCCTCGAGCATGTTCAGGTTGATGAGGGCGTTGTTCCTGGCGACGTCCGCAAGGTGAGAAGTGATAAAACCAATCCCGCCCATGTCCGCTGCGAGATTGTAGACCGTGTCTATTTGCTGCGTGACCATCATGCAGTTGGCAAACTCCCGCAGATCGCGCAGATGGAAGAAATCGGCAGGCGATGCCGGCTCGAACTCCGGACGCTTCAGATCGGCGCCCATGACGTAGTGGCCGTCAGCTTTGAGACGTTTGACCAGCCAGCTTCCGATGAACCCGCCAGCTCCTGTGCACAATATTCTCATCTTCGACCCTCCGCATAGGCACGCCGGAGGCCTTCTGAAATGCTCTTACGGTGCTCCTTGCTCCTGCCATTTTTATGAAAGCACTCTTGAGAACAGAATCTCCACGTGCGCCGTCGTTTATACTCTCGCCTTTGAATCTCGAATGGTTTACCGCAAACAATGCAACTCTTAGCCACCGGACATTTCGGCTTGTGCCTTCGACTGTGGGCTGCGTGATCTAGGAGGCGCAGATTCTCAAACGAGTCATCCGTTTTTATTTCGTTACTGTGATCCAGATCAGTTCCGTCTGGATGGATATTCCCTGTGGTTAACCACCAAACGACATGAGCACGCAATGCATATCCTTCCGAGTATGCCCGCGGATAATCTGGTCGATAAACTCTGAAGCGGCCGTCGGAGTCGATATACCCATCGTCCCACTTATCAGGAGTCCACATTTCATGCGTGCGCACAAAGCGACCGGACTGTTGATTCCGTTGAATCATTTGTCTGGAGCCTTCCTTTTCTTTCCGCAGTGGATGCACTTTTGCGTGCGGTTGCCGTCGCGATCAAAGATGATCTCATGGCTGAACTTGTGGCGACCAGAAATGGACGTGCACTTCGGCTGGCTCATCCTGTTTTCCTGCTTTCGTGGCTGATGAAATCAATCCCGATCTCGAGCCGCTCCGGAGTGCCGTACGTTTTCACGACGTGCAAGGCTGCAACCTGCGCATCATCCTCGTAGGCGATCCCGACCAGCGCGTCGAGCACGCACCTGGCCAGCTTGTCGACGTCCGGCTTCTTATTCAGCACTGTGAATCTTTTTTGCAGGCTCGCCGGCCTAGCCATGACGAATACCAGCGTCAGATTTACGCCGCCTTGTTCGCGAGTCCAGAGCTGCATGCCCTGAACATCGATAGCCGTGCCGGTAATCTGCTGTCGCCACGGCTTCATTTTCTTGCTGGCGGTGGTGATGACAGGACGGCTCCAACCCTTAGGGATGAAGGCGCGCGTGGATCCCTGCGCCTCAGCGTGGCCGTATACAACAAAGTGGATCATTTAAGTCTCAAGCGGCAGCGTGCCCTGGACATCGCCCATCTTCAACCAGATCGTCGAACCATAATGGCGGCAAGCAAACCGTTCTACAGTCGGATTCAAGGCGCACACCAGGCGGAAGGAAAGCCGGATGATGTCTTTGGCATCGCCAGTGCCTTTGTCTTCGATCACCTGGAGACGAATCTTTTCGATGGGAGCGCTGTCCTGGAGCTCTGTCTCCGCGCCATCCGGGGCCAGTCTCAAATCAAAGCTTTGGGCGCCTACGCCGCTCACTTCACTAAGCCGGCAGGTCCCTTCTTCAATGTGCCGCCATTCGCTCACGACGCTATCCGGCAACAAATCGCGATGGTCCTCAGTCAGCTCCACGGAAAACTCCATCGCGACGCTTCTCTTGTCTTTCTCAATATCGAAGTGCGGCTTGACGTAGTTGATCGCCATGAAGCCGTTTATGATGCGGGTCGGCTCCCGCTTCTCTTCGTTTTCTGCCTCGAGCTCCTCCGCGGAAAGCTGCTCCGGCTCGGTACGGACCGGTTCTTCAAAATCTGCGTTCGGATCCAGTTTTTGCGTGGAACGTTTCTTCGTTGTGTCACGCCCCACGAGTCCCACCTGTCTAACCGCCATGTCTATTCCTCCTCAGTTTGTCGGCATCGGTATATCGATCGTTCCAATGGGGAAAATCCCGATGATCTTTCGGCAGTCGTCATTGATGCACCGGACCACCATAATCACGAATCGGTTGCCCATCACCGTCTGCGTTCCTTTGAGGCCTTCGGTCCCGCAGTACGGGCAGATCGGATGGGTTGATTTTTTAGGGATGGCTTCGACCGGGGCAATGGTCACTGAATCATCATCCGGGATGATCGGTTCCGGCTCTTTGTGGAACTGGTTCTGGCATTCATACGGTTCTTCCCGGTCGTGCAGCACCCGCGGTAAGCCACGAAAACCACCACAGTCTGGGCACTTTAGTTCAGCCATTGTCCCTCACAAAAATAGCCATTCGGCAGCCTTCACGTCTCCGCTACTTGGATAGGTGATCAAGCCAGCCGTACGCATTGCGCCGATGTAGTTTCGAAATGTTCCGGTATCTGGCTGGAGTCCGACCCTTTCTCCTAATTCTTCTCGACTGAGGCCTTCGGGATGCTCGAATAGCGCGTCCAAGATGCGCTGCTGAGAACTGTTTAGGAGTTGTCGGGCACGCCCCAGGACTTCTTCCTGCGTTGGCGCTTCACTGCTGCCGGCCAGTTCCCTACCGGAATGAGTTAGTTGGATCGTCCCTGGCGTTGGATAGAAAATAAGGCCAGCGGTTTTGAGGCTTCCAATGTAGTTGCGGAAAGTACCAGTATTGGGCTTTAAGACAGACCAGAAGCCAACGGTTTCGCGGGTAGGCTGCTCCCGGCCGATCGCCTCAAGCTCGGCAAGGGCCTTAAGGATCCGCTTCTGAGAGCTATTGATAGCCCCATTCTCGATTGAAGGCGATTCCCGGGCCTCAGAACGTTCTGAGGCAGGCTTCCTAGGCAAAGGTGCGCTGCGTGGCACAGGGACCGCGGGTGCATTATGGCTGGCCGCCACAGAAACATGGTAGGACTCAATAGTCGGGATACTGAATCCAGTCGCCAGCTTGGCATAACGTACGGCTGCCTCCAGGGTGTGGATAGCCTTTTTGAGCTGCACCTCGTAAAAAGCTGAGGCTTTCTTAACCTCTCGTTCGATCGCCTTGGTGTCCACTTTAGTGGACATTGCCGGTGTCGGATGTACATTATGGTGTACATTTGCCTTACGAACTTCTGCTTCCAATTCACGGATACGCGCCTTGGCCTGTTTAAGATCCGACACTTCCTGACGCCGCTCGGTTTGCTTGGACGCGAATAGAGTTTTCAGCTTTTTGACCGCTTCCGTGACACTAAACTTGGCAACGTTAACTGGTGATTCGCCAGGCTTTGGCGTACGTCCAGCGTGATAAGTGGCACGCATCCTGGCAGTGAACTTGACCGGCGCCCCAAGCTTGTCTGGCATCAAGCCCCAGGCCTCGCCAGGCTTGAGATGTGGAAGCGTGTCGATCATGACTTTCAATGCGTCCTTGTCGGCAAAATGATGCTTGAACCAGTCTTCGACCTGATCGATATCCTGTGGGCCCATCATTCCGAGAACGAAAAGGTTGTCGATCTGCGTCAGGGCATCCTTGTTAATCTTGGCAGGACGCTGGGAGATGATCGTAAAGCCCAAGCCAGAACTGCGGCCTTCCTCGATGATTCTGCTCATGGCATAGAGTACGGCTTTCTGCTCGTCAAACTTCAGTACCTGCGGCAAAAAGTTCTGTGCTTCCTCGAAGAAAATATGGCGTGGCGTTTTATTTATCCGGAAAATCTCGTCGGCAAAATCAGCGCACCATTTCTGGCGGGCTGTGAAGCCAAGCGCCTTCATGTCTACGATTGTGGAGATATGGCCGTCGACGATGATCCGAGCGGCTTCACGGCCATCCGTCTGCTCGATAGGAATGTCGCCGTGCTCACCACCGATGATCAGAACATCAAAACCTGATGGACCGCTAGGACGTCCACTATCGTCCGTGGCAAAGCGGATGCCCCAATGCGCTGCTGGCGGATCCAGAACGACTATCGACTCGCCGCGGGCCAGGAAAAACTCTTCCATATCGGCAGCCAACACCGTCTTGCCCTTTCCGCGCTTCGCAAGTATGGCAAATCCTTGAGTGATGGCGTCATCGGACAACTCAAGACGACCTCCATGAACTGCGGTGCCGATCCAACGCGGGATGCGAATATGCGTCATCGCCGCGCCGCCATTGCCTTGCTGTGTTCCTTGAGGCTGTCGTGATAAGCGATATCCTCCTTCTTCAATGCTCCCGCGATATGCTCGTCAAGTTTCTTGCCTACCTCTTCCCAACTGTCCGAGATATCGGCCGCCGTCCATCCGCACATACACCAAACCACAGGATGCGGCTTATGGTCAGGTAGTAACGTATAGTAGCCTTTGTCAAAACCGTGCTGGATGCGAAGACCTTTTCGTTCTGTTTCGCTGTTCATGACTTCGCCTGCGTAGCGTGGCCGCGCCGTTCCGCGACCATCGCAAGATCAAGCGGCTTAAGGAAACAGTTGCTGCAAATGAAAAGCGTGGTCATGGCGTCCGGCTCATCCAGGACATCAACGGCCGCATCGCCGCCTGGCGAGAGCGTTTCAGCTATATCTAACGCTCGTTTGGCATCTGGATCTGTCAGCGTTCTGCCCCAACCGTGGAGAATACCTAGCGTGGCATTCGCGTTCTTTGGATTGAAGATGGCGTGCCGGATCTGGATGTAGTGAAAGAACGGCACCAGCTTCTCCCCACAACTGTCGCACGGGCGCAGCTCGCTAAGCTTCAGCCCGAATGTTTTTGGCTTTGGTAGATCCATTTGATCCTCTCGCTAAACGCTTCACTCGATTGCGTTCATTATCGATAGCCCGTCTACATGCTTTGCAACATCTCCTGCCATCTGGATAGGTATAAAGATTGTCGCCGGAGTACGGATGGCCTTGCGGACAAGATGTGATATTCGCCGCGACACTTAACCATGCTTGTGGAAACTTACTCTCGCCACGAGCCACGCTGCGCTTGTAATGACACGGAAAACAGACAGCTTGAACATCGGTTTGGTGTGCAGCCGAATATCCTAAATAATGATCGTAGTGGTGCTTCCTGTCGCTGCCAGTATGTCCGCAGTCGAAACACGGAACCGATTGCGGATGCGGCAGTATTCCTGCATTCACTAGGCGGCGAATACGATTGTGGGCTTGTCGCCTATCTCCATCGCGCGCAGCTGTCCGCAGAGAACGCAGTTTGGTATTTGTTTTCATCGTCGCCGGACAGATTCGATTTCCTCGGGATAAACTTCTATGCCACCAACAATAGCAGCGGCATCAGGTCCGAGCCTTGTAACGATAGGGTTAACTTTCGATTCATCTAGAACTAAGAACTCGCGCTTGATCAACGCCGGATTCTTCACGCGCCACTTCCACACTGTCTTAATCGCATGGCCTTTCTGCTTCGGCACGGTGCTTGGAACGATGACCGGAGGCGGCGGCGCGGCCGCTGCGCGATCGATTACGACTTGCGCGGCTTCCGTCTCGCCCATCTGTTGAAGCTGGCTCGCTTCTTCTATCGCCTGAGCTTCTTGTTGGGCCTTGGCCTTTTTGCGTTCCTCATCTTCAATCGCCTGGCGCTTGCGTTCTTCTTCCATGCGCCAGTCGCGACGCCGCTGCTTGATGAGTTCCTCTGCCTTCGAATAAGGGAGCGTGAGCATGGCGCGGAGTCCGGTCAGAAACTTGTGCACACGGTTGGCTTCTGCAACCGTCTGCTCAAAAAACTCGTCGACTTTCTTTTTCCTTTCGGCAACCACATCCAGGAACGCGCCGCTGGCTTCGTAGTCCTCAAGCGTGGCTATTTCTAGCTCCTGGGCCTGCTTCAGAATCTTTGGAGCTGCCTCTTGCAGCGCGGCCACTTGCTTCTGATCGAGCGGCGAGATCTTCAGTTCATACGGTGTCACGGTTGCCGGTTCGCTCATGCTGCCTCCTCAATCATTCGCAGCTTGTTACCCTGCTTCAGCTTCCAATGGGTAAGGTGCAGGGCCGAAATGAATACGTTCGCATCCTCACGCTCGGAATAATCAAACTTTCGATACTTGCCGGTTTCGAATAACTGCACGGCGATCCGGCGCCGGCGAACGAATAAAGCAATCGGCGAACTTTCAAGACTGGTAGCCACGCCGTAGAAGTCCGGGACCCCGAGAGCGTATCCCGCAAGCTGTATGGCCCACCAGTCTTGCTCCGTCGAAGAAGTCTTAAGATCAACAATGGCCTCGCGTTTTTGGAACAATCCTTCCCTGTCTGGCGTCAGCCCAACCGGCATTCCATTGATCGTCGCGCAAAACGACTGCTCGATGCGGCGCGGCACGAAGCCGGTAACCTCGCGAAAGTTAGCCCAACCCTCAACGTAGCCTCTGATCTTTTCATGGACCGAGTTCCAATCGAGCTGGCCTTCATCGTAGTAGTGAGTCGCCTGATGGACGAGGACCCCAATCCGGCTTTTTCTTTCAAGTATTTCTCTCCGCACCATGTCATAGGAAACCAACCCTGCGTGATCTAAGCAGCGAGTGCAACTGGGAACAACGATGCCATTCAGCGCATAAGAATGCGTGGAAGGCTCAAATGTAAAGGCCATCAGAACTTGGCGTTTATCAGTTCTTCGAGTTTCTTGCGCTGCGACCGGCGAACGTCCTTAAGATCCTCAACGTTGAACTCCTGCTTGAGTATCTTCTTGACGTCCAACTTCGAAATGCTCTTTCCGAATACGAACTTCCAAATCTCCTGCTGCTCTTCGGCGCTCAGAAGTGGATCCGCTTCTTGCTCCTGCGCCGGCTTCTCTTTGGCTTTTGGCTTTTCGGCTTCAGCGGGTGAGCCATGCCCAGTCTTCTGCGTTTGGGTGGTCGCCTCTTCCGCTTTCTCTTTTGGGCGATCGGCTTCCCTGTTCTCTGCTTCCGGTTCGGCCTCGGTCCGGCGTGGCGGCGGGATCTCGACAACATCATCCGGAGGGATAACCAGGTCAGCCTCGGCGTCTTTATTCACGAGCTCGACCAGGTCCTCCAGCTTGCGGCTCTTGAGCGGCAGGCGCTTGGCGAGTACGCGGATCGGTGTCTTGCGCCAGCCTTCTTCCCAAAACGTGCCCCACATCAGGCTGTTCGGCTGCTTCGAGTGCTTTCTGTGGCGGTCAACCTGTTCGGCGGTCAGGTATTCCCAGTCAAGCTGGCCATCGTTGAACTCGATCAGCGCGTAGGCGCCGGAAGCTGTCTCCCGATTGCGCTCATTATCGTCCCCGGGCGCGTGGAACAGGTTTTTCTTGGGAGCGTATTGACGGTCCAGTCTGTCGCCTTCGTAGGTGACTTCGGCAAAGAACGCCCTCACGTCGCCCGTTTCATACGCCTTCTGGATGAAGAACCGGTAGGACGGCTGGAACTGCGCTTCCTTGCCGTAAGGGATCAGCCAGCCAAGCTGGAGCGACGGATTCAAGGGACAGCCGACTTCGGCCGCTTCGAAGGCTGCCAGCAGAACGCTATTCGGATCGCATTCGGCCAAGCTCTTGCCTGGCTGCGCGTTCGCTTTGCTGCGATTGATCGCGGTCATGATTCCCAGGAAGAACTTCGATTTGTCCATTCCTTGTGGCAGCCGGGCCATCAAGTTCTCTTTGCGCGATTCGATCATCGCGAGGACCGGATTCTTCGGCGCTAACTTGGTGCTCTGTTCAGGCATGCACTTTTCCTTTCCATTTTTCCAATCCTAGCTCTAGCAAAATCTTCATCAGGCCAGATAGTGTGCGCCCTTCAGCGCGGGCTATCTTGCGGCACTCTTCAACTGTGGCGGAATCGATCTTAACCGACTCGGTCTCGGTCTTCATGTTCCACTTGTGTACACCATCGTGGAACTCGGTGTCAAGAAGAAGAGCTGTGGAAAACCTAAGCGGAAATACCGGGAGTATCCCAGACCGCGGTTGGGATTGTCGTTTCGGCCCAAAGGGACGGAGCCCCGGCCTGAAGATAGGTTTGCTGCATTTCCTCGGTAGGCACTTCAGGAACCTCGATCAGCTCCAAATGCGGCGCATCGTGAAAGCACTGGCCGTCGCGCAGTCCGTATTTCGGCGCGAGAGCGATGATACGCTGCCAATCTTTGTGGCTGAGATTCCAGTCCGGCTGGCCGGTGTTGATATTCATCGGCACGACGTCCACTGCGAAACCGAGCACGTGGTTGCTTTGCGTGCCCTTGGCATTCGTGACTGTTGCGCCAATCTTGTTGCCATCGGCATCGCGCCCGATCTGCCACAGCGCGTCCTGCTGCTCGACTGTAGCGATTCCGCGCGTAACGCGAATGTTGACGGGATCCGGATCGTTCGCGAGTTCATCGATCAGGCCGGTCACGCGCCTGGCGAGTTCCGGATGCACTGGAGCTAATCGCGCTGTGGAAATCGAATCCATGTCAGTGCTGGTAAAGGTGCGCCCAGAGATCCGCTATGCACCCGCACGCAAGTCCGGCCGTAAGAGCCGCAGCACGCGGCGAGCGGCGCGCCACAACTACGGAGAGCAGAAGGATGCCGGCGAGCGCGTAATAACAATGCCCTTTGCCGCTTCGCACGCATGCCCACACGGGATCAGGACCGATAAGAGGCGGGTCTACTTTCATATGTGTCAGTTGACACCTATCGTGGAAGGCCACTGTTAACGGACAGTGGCCAGAACCGGCGCCGTTGGGTTTTATCCCATCGGGGGCACCACTTGCCGCGCTGCTACCACGACAAGATCGATGTGCACTGAAAAACGCGCCATGTGGCATCAAAGGTCCGATGCGCTTCCGCTTCCGGAAAGACAGTTTGGCTATATGTTCTGGCGAGCGGGGCGGCATTTTATAGCCTTTCTTTCGCTTTAGGCCAGGCGTCATCTTGACGCCTTTCTTTGCTGCAGAAATCTTCGCCTTCCATTCGGGAGTAAAAACGCGGCCCTTGAAATGGTTGGACATTCTAGCGTGACGTTCAGGAGCCCAATCATAGCCGTGATTGGCCTTGGTGGCAGCTATACGTTTGGCGATGATCTCAGGAATATTCATGTGCGCCGTATTGCTCCCATGTCTTTCTTGCGTCGTCCGCACTCTCTTTGCGATTAGCTCCGGTGATTGTTTCTTGCCAGTCTGGGCGATCCGCATCTTTTCCCTGGTGCTATCTGGAACATCTAACTGATAGCCAGAGGCGCCGCCTGTTGTGCAGTTGTAGCCGTTCCTGAAAGAATCGAACTGAACAATCAGAAGCCTTTCCACTTCGGAGATGTCGGCGACGGTCTGCGCGTTGGCAAGTTCCTCGATACTAAATGTAGCTATCCCGTACTTGCGCATCGCAGCATAGATGCGGGCGCTCCTGTCAGAGAGGTATGCCTCTTTGTGATCTTGCCAACGGTCAGCCAAGTTGCGTTTGGTGATTCCGATGTAAACCTTCGGCGTTGCAGTGGAGCGGATGACGTAGGCACGAAATATCATTTACTAGGAAGCGGACCGATCCGTTTTTTGTAGCTGGCTACCCAGTCTGTACTGATTTCTTTTTGCGCTTCGGACAGCGATATTTTACCACTGCACACCAGAACGTGGAGAACAGTCTCTAGTTTATCTTTGAAGTGATATTGCGGTGCCATTTGAACCCACAGATTAGCCTGTACATCCGCGCCGCCATCTTCGAGAGCGATGACATGATCCAACTCCATCGTGTTCTGGTGCGGGCAGTTCGTCACTCCGTATTCCGCGCAAACAGCTCTCTTTGTTGCCGCGCTCGTGTGCCGATAATCGCGAGTAGTAAAAGACTTCGAACAAAGGTTGTGTTTGTCCTGAGGATCTGCCGGCAGAGTAGCGTGTAGCGAGCGATTCACGCATTTGTCTATCTGTACCGCGCATGGCGTGAGCTTAGGATCAGGAAGCAAAGCGCCGGTTACCTTAGTGGCTTCGCTCGCGACTTGCGCAGTCTCATTCAGACTTGGGACACATTGAATGTAGTAAGGAAAACCAAGATCATGCCAATCAGTTTTTACGAAACCAGTTCTGCATGTTTGCTCTGGAGTGTAATAGATCTCCGGCTTTGATGTCGGGCCAGACAGTTGTGCGTTCGCGGCGAAGGCCGCGAGCACGATGAGAGCAATCGTTTTCATGCTAGCTCCTTGGCACCCACGGCGGGCCCAGGTGCTGGATTTTAGCATCGGCCGACAGCACAGCCGATGCGAAAGCCTCGTACGGCATGGCGAAGTCGCCACCGCGGCCCCACGAGGAACTCCAAGAGTTACGGATCCAAATCGCGCCGGGGTAGGTCGTGTTCGGGCACTTCACAGTGTCATCGTAGGCATAGCCAAGCACTTCGTGTCCGCCGAGCAATGACTCCTTGTTCGGATCCGGCATCGGCATAAGGCCGTTGGACTTGATGTCGTTCTCGAAAGAATCGTAAACGTTGAAGCCGATGCGTACGCGATAGCCGGAAATAATGCATGTCTTGATGTCCTCGACCGTGAAGATCGAGTGATAGGCACCATTCTTCCACTTGAGCGCTGCGGCGAGCTGCGCAGCCGTGGGCGTGCGATTAAAGTTAAAGGTGTCGTAAGGATCGACCGTCTCTTCGCAAATACCGAACTGGATCTGCGCCTTGCAGGAAGTCTCTCCTGTCGAACCGGTATCGCCCTGATCGACGGAGCCATCTATCTGGCGTTCGATGTAATAGAGAAAAAGCGGAGCCAGGATCGGTGAGACGTTCTCAAACTGCCGTGCGATCGCTTCCCGATCTTCGGTGCCGGCAAACGCAGTGCAGGCCCCCAGGTTTCCCTGGTCCTTGACTGGAGGCATCCACTGGCCGAGATGATCATCTACTGGCGGCAGTGCTACGAGTTTCAGATTCGGGACCGATGCTAGTCCGAATGCACGATGGCTGTGCGGCTTGCGAATGTATCCGTAACGGCGTCCACCAGGAGAAAGAATAAGTTCTGGCATTTTAGTCACCTCATCTATAATGGCGGTCGGCGCGGCATCTCACCTTACGATTGCAACCCATTAAATGTGTACCGCGCCACTTCACTTACAACACCTCTTCGGGATTTACATCTTTCAAGCGCAAGGCAACTGATTGTGCGATGACTATGCGCGCCGTCTGCAGGCCAAGTTCGTAGCCGAGCCGGAAATCGTGGGTGAGCGGGTATGTGGATCCCATCTTTTCAAGCGTGTCCGCACCCATTGCGGACGTGAGCTCTTTCTGTTGGGACTCGCGAATAAATGTTGTCACCGACTTCAGGCCGTCCACGGCTGTTTCGATCTGTTCGGCATTCGGTGAGAGCATTTTACTTAAGGACTCCTTGATTCCGCAGGTCTCTGACTTCCCGATCGTTCTCCATAATGCTTTCCACGTGGAGAGCGACGGGAGTTACCAGCACGAGAACAGAAGACACGGGAGATGTTCCACGAACAGCGTCCGCGGATGCCAGCAACGCAAGATCCTCCGACATTCCGACAGAAATAACCTGCACGAGAGACGGCCGCGACGACAACGAAAGGTTTGCTCCGTAACAAGGCAGCGTGACATGGCTTGCGCACGATAGAGTAGATTTAGCGTCCCAAACGCTCGATCCAACAATGATCGCACACTCTACAGCCATCAGCTTGCTCCGAAAACAGTCGGAGACTGCGTTCGTTACCGCGTCTCCCGCTTGGCTGACTTTTCTTGTTAAGAACTTGCCGCTGGAATGCGCGGCGCGCGCCATCTTATTTTGTGAAAATGCTCTCGCCGGCATAAAAAGTACCAGCGAGAGCAGGATGAGGGTGAGCCTTTTCACTAGAACCGCTTGTACTGGCTGTATCCGTTCGTGTCCAGAATGCCGTTGAACGCAGCCTTGAACTGTGGCAGCGAGCGTTTTTGTGGCGCAGCGCCGGCAAGCGTCTTCGGGAAGGTCCTCAGTGCCGCTGGTGCTGGTGCCGGAGGCAGCAAGGACATGAAGCCAGCGAGTGTGCTCACGATCAATCCGAGCAATCCGGCAACAGTCGAAGCAACCTTCGCATCGGGGATGGTCAGATCGTTCCAGAACTGCGAGATCTCGTTTTGCGCAGCGACCAGCGCCGTAGAGATCTTGCCCACCAGGGTGGCCTTAGCCGCGGCTGGCGCAGCATTGTAGTTGCTGACAGCCGTACCGATATCGGCAATCGCAGCTTTCACGGCTTTGATGATGAGATCGATCGCGGACCCGATCGTGATATTGATCACGCTCTGGCCGGCCAGCAAATCTACAACAGATTGAAAAGCCGCGAGGCCGGTATCGACCCAGGAGAGAATCGTGCTGAAGGATGTGCCGCAGCCGGTCACGAGCAGCGATGGACCGACCGAGAGCGCAAGCAGAAAAGTTGCCCAGGCTTGCCCGAACTTCCTTCTTGTCATTGTTGTTCCCATCGTTTCCTCCTTTGAAAGTCCGAGTGTTACGTAACAGCTGGCTTGCCAGTAATCGTAGCCAGCTTCTTGGCCCGCAGGCGGCCGTAGACTGCAATACCCCATCCGACAAGGGTAACAAGGATCTGGGCTGCCGCGCCTGGGTCAGTGATGCCTAGCGCCGCGTACAGCTTGGGCGATATCGCTCCAAGCGCCATCAGAACCGTACCGTAAAAGGTCACACTGGTGAAAATCGACTTGGTGCCGTTCATTTCATGGCCTCCTTTGGGACCTTCCGCAAGGGCGGCCTTGGGGAATAACCGTACCGGAACCTTAACACATAAGGGTGGTCCGGCCTACGACTAAACTTACCAAGGTGCCCGAGTCCTGAAAGAGACAAGACCGATGCGTCACCGTCCAGTGGTAGTCAAATCCAGACGGAAGTAATCGAGCCACATATCGGCCGCTGTAGCACCGCTCCCGAGCGCTTGCGCGGCGACATCCAACCCGGTATTCGGCAGATCCGTTCCACCGATGCTGCCGCAGACCGCCGAGCCGTCTATTTTCCAGGTGACCGTACTTGAGCCGGTCGCATCGATCTCCACTGTGTGATAGGCACCGCTCGATGAAGCATTTATGCCGGTATCGACTGAGTTGCTCACGCTTGTTGCGCGCTGAACGCACCACCAGTCGGTGTTGCTCTGTCCTGTGCCAGATTCAAAATAAACGCCGTTGGCTGGATTGGAGACGCCGCGGTTATCGACTAGACCTAGACGGCTTGTGCCGCTGGCCCCTCCGTTATTATTGAGGACGCGCCAGTATTCTTTGAACGTGTTGACTTGAGGATTCAACTGGTTTCCGCCGGTGCTATTTATGCCCAGCAGCAGATAAATGTATGCAGTGCCATTGTCAGAGCTGATTCCGAGAATACCAATGGTGTTTGCCAAAACGCTGCTTTGCGGCTGCGGTTGAAGACCGCATCCACCGCCAACGCAGCTTGATTGAACAGTCCAGCCGAGCGCCATGATTGCTGCGTTCGAACTGCTGGAGGCTGTGTATGCCCCGCCCACGAAATCATCGAAGAGCGTGACCGAATTGGGATTGAAGGCAGCAGTTCCAGTCGGCGCTGGGACGTAACTAAAAAACGTACGATCATCGGTGATGGTAGTGATGGTTGAAACGCCTGTCGCGACTTCGGCTATAGGAATGAGCGGCGTTGTGCCGGAAATGAATCCAGTCGTGTTCGAAGCCGGCGCACAAGCCGCAGTGGTATCTAGGTAGACATAGTTCGTTACGCTCGCCGCCATCGTGAGGGTGCTACCGGCGTAAGTATGTTTCGTGCCGTTGCAAATCGCCGTGCCGGCACTGATATTTAACGTCAATCCGGAGCCAGCAGTCGGCCAGTAGCCGGGCGCGACTCCGTTCGTCCACGAAGAGTTCGCCCTAAAGCTTGGTTGCGTGTTGGCAACATCGCTCGTCTGCGGATTCTGAGAATGCAACGCAGCGATGCCCAAAAACGCGAGCACCGCCGAGAACAGAAATAGAAGCCAAAGTTCTTTTTTCATAACAGGAATACCCTCGCGGTTAGACCTGCGTCGGAAGCTACCAAGTAGAGATTGGTGGCGTCGAATGGCGTCGGACTCTGAAGCCAAATCGCGCCAGCAGAGGTCATGGCGATATCCACGACAATAGGCGTATGCCCGAGTCCGTGGGCGACAGTGAAGTTCCCTGGATTGGCCGGATTGATGCTCAGCTGAACAAAGGCATTGCTCGTCGGCGCCGGTTGGCCGCCAGGATTGACCGTGTTATTGGTCGCAGTATGGTTCGCGACAACCGAGCCCATGTAAATGTAGCCCGGCTGCAGGTAGTTCACGCTCGCGAGCGTCGTTCCGATGAAGGATGTCAGGTTCGTCGCTCCGGGCGTGTCGCCGACATAGCCAGGGTCATAGATCGTCACGTAGTAAATCTGCGTGTTGCCGGCGCCAGGGTCCGCAATCGTGAAGTTTCTGGCGTTGTAGACGGTCTGGTTCGACGGGAAAGTTGCCGTGGTCTGCGCCATGGCGATATTGGTCGCCGTGGTCTGTGACAGCGGCGACGCTGGACTGATCGTGTACTGCAAAACGTTCTGCGACGAAGTGCTACCAACTGTTCCAGTGGGCGTATAGGGGTAGTCGGTAACAGCCGTTAAAGATGCCGTGCCGAAACGGTTCTGGCTGAACTGAACAAATTTGAAATGCAATGTCTTGCCAATCCAGTTTGGATCCATGTTCAGCTTGAGGATCCCTTGAGACACTTCGCCCAGGCTGAGAGGACCAAGGAAACAGAAACGCCCGGGGGTGCTGTGGAGCACGCCGTTTGAAACCGCAGGCGCGCCAAAGACAGCTCGTCGCAAATGGTTCGTGCCGCCGCCAGTGGCCTTGAGCGTGTACTTGCTGGTTGCGGTGAGCGTCGCCACAGCGTAAGTCATCAGCTCGTAAGGGATCGTTGCGTTGCCGCCAGCGACGTAGCACGGATAAGTGAAAGCGTCTTCGTCGGCCACCTGATAAGAGGCCAACACTCCGATCGATTCAGTGAGATCGAGTGCAAGATCGTTGGTTGTGTCTTCGTCAGCATGCGCCGGCCAATTGGAAGTCAGCACGCCGGTAATCGCGCTGCCTATGATCGGCGGGCCTATCTGGTTGTAGGAGTTTGCGCCGTCCGTGCTGACGTAGACAAAACATCCACCATAGTTCGGGTCGCTATCGCTCACCGCAATCCAGAGCTGCGGCATGGTGGGATTCTGCGTGAGCCGCGAAACAGGCTCGATGAAGATCGGTGTGTTGACTGCGGCAGGGATAGCCGTGCTCGGCTGGTTCGGCGTCGTCTGCGTGTACTCAACGGTGCCCTGGTTGCCGCCACGCGGATCGTGGACGCCATAGATGAACGGCTCAGCCTCGCAATCCAGCTCGAAAGTGTCGCTCTCCTGAACGCTCGTGATGCGCACCGGAACGGTCGGCACATTTGCTTGTGCTTCCACCGGGAACGGCATCAGCGCGTTTATTGGCAGCGTGATTAAATCCATCGGCTCCAACAGCGACCATTTGGCATTCAGTTTGAACTTATAGGTATTCCTGATTTGCGTGAGCCTGCGAACAAAAATGCCCAGCAGCATTTGCGAGACTTGCTCGCGAACCACCATGTCTAGCTGGACTGGCGTGTCTTTGCGGATGCCGTAAATCGCAACCGTGGACTGTTCCGGCTGCGAGCTCGTGACCGCGTCATAGTCGTTTGCGCGATTCGGATGCGTTATGGCTTGTAGCGGCCAGGAATCTACCTGGGCCTTGCGTTCCACGGTGATGGGCGGCTGCGAAGCGTCGCCAGAAATGAAATCCGCAATGGTTAGATTGGCTATCGGTCCAGGACCTGTTGGCGCATTGTAGATCGCACCGTTTCCTACGCTGCTTACTTCCGACCAGGGGATGACCTTCAGCTTGAATCCGGACCAGACAAACGCCACATTCGCGGCCTTGCCGATATCGGTGAGCCAATCCGACGCCTTGCGCTGGCTCGTCATGGCGAGCGAGCCCCACAAACCATTCGCCTGGCACTGCTTGCGCGCGACATCGAGTGTGCCGCCAACCTGATCGTCAAGGATGTCGCCGAGAGGGAAAAGCGACGGATATGAAGGCGGCGTCGAGTTCTTGAAAGCGAAGATCACCTGGATCCAAGTGCTGCTGTGCGAGATGTCGTTACTCACCTGGAAGATGTTTGGATACCTGATTAAGCGCCCATCGACCCACAGATAAAGAGCGCTCGTCACATTCCTGAACCAATGAGACGCTGCCTTTGTATTCAAAGCAGTATCGGCCGAACTGGGAGGGACCAAGATTATGTTGCACAAAAACTCTGGATTTTGCGCCGCATTCGTAGTGGTTATCGCAGTGGTTGCAGGTCCGGTTCCGGATGCCGTGATGATTTGATCGATCGTGTCCAGGCCGGCGACTTCCAGAATCGCCATGTCGATGTTCCACGCGGCGAAGTTGATCGGGGCGAAGGTGACTAGGTTGTTCGCTGCCGTGTTCGCGGCCACCTGCGCATAAAAGACTTGTTGGTGAACGGCGCTTGTCCCTGTTGGAAAAACTTTGGTCCAACTATTGCCGGCCGCGTCGCTGATCTCGAGATCCGCGGCAGTGCCAACGGTGATGATGCCGATAAGCCAGTTACCCTTGGTGTTCGGCAAATCGAAAGACAGCTTGCCGCCGTTTCCGAAAATCTCCGAGTAAGACTTGGATTGCACGATGCCGGGGAAGTTGTTGCAGCTCAGGCCGTGCTGAATTTCGCCGAGTCCGGAGGATCCGCCGATCGCAGTCTGCGTGGGCCCAGACTTGAAGATGTCCTCGATCATGTCGATGAAATCGGCATCGCCAGCAGCCGGAGTGTCCGCGCCGTTGATCATCAGCGGGAAGCCGCCCATCACTTCGTAGTTGAACAGCGGCAAAGTCTGCGACATTCCGACGTCAGCTCCCAGGATTCCGACGCCGGCAAAGTAGGGATAAATGATCTGTTGGGTCGGCGAGAAAAGGTATTCGCTTCCATTGCCGAGAGAACTCTCAAACGTGTTGCCCGGGAAGCTGCCGAGCGGCGATGCGTGTCCTGGCGTGTTGGCCATGTAATAAATATGGATGGTGAACGGAGCAGGCCAACTGAAGTTCGCAGTGCCCGCAACGGATAGCCAATCGAGAGTGATCGTTGGACCTTGACCAGGCAGCCACCTGAAGATAAACGGCGAACGGCGCAGCGTGGCCTGCCAAACAGGATCAGGTCCTTGATGATTCGCGTTCCAGAAAGGGATCTCGTAGTTGCCGCTGTAAGTGGCCGAGCCTAACTGCGAGCCGTAATCATTGAACGTCACACTGTACGGAGCCACGATCGAAACGCCGACGATCGCGTAGAAATCGGAATCGACAAAGCTGATGACGTTCGATCCGAACGGCGATAGACCTGTCTGCGTGTTGACCTTGGCAACCAAAGCGTACTGCCTGGCGCCATTCATCCAGAAGTTCAGGACCGTGGTGATGGGATTGTGGCCGAGCAGGAAATCGATATCTTCGACGTACGCTTGCCCGCCCTTGGCCGTGGCTTTCTTTGATTGATTGGGATTCTTGCGGAGATTGTTGGCCCAGATCATCAACGGCGAGACTTTCGTTATGCCGTAGATCACTGGAATGGCCGCGCCGTAAACAGCCGCCTGTGGCAGGATGCCGGCAGCCCAAGGCTTGATCTTCGACTTCTTAAATACTTGCACGTTCGACTCCGGCAATCCTATCCGACCAGCGCGCTACCACGTCAAAGATCGCTACTTCGTGGCCGGACCAGAGCCAATGAAGGCTCGCATCAGCTTGTTCTACGCCGTAGCCTGCCGCGTGGATTACTGTTGGCCACTTTACGATGATGCCGCCGTGATTGTAGACCTTGCTCTCTGGACCCCTTATGAGGGCGATATTCCCTGGCGACGCCTCAAGCGTGCTCCACGAAACTCCCTCAAGAACTTTGTAGCCGTGGCGCAGCACGCGCAGCATGTATTTCTCGGTTGTGGTGTGGCACCACCAGTCACCTGAATAAACCCCGAGTTCCTCTTCGTTGACTAGCCCGCAGTTTTGGAGGACGCATAAAATGAAGGAAGCGCAATCAACCCCTGCTCCTTTGACCATGGCACCAGCGTGATATGGAGTTCCACGAAACGACAACGCCTCCGCAATGATGCGGTCTCGCAATGCGCTCATCGATTCCATCTGGCTACCCATCAGAGCGCACTAGTCGCAACGGGTACGAAAGGGAAGCCAAAATACGATCCGTCCTGTAAATGTCGCGGGAAGGCAATGCTTGCCGCAAACCTGTCGTTAGTTCCAGGGATCCACGGCATCGGCTTGAGCAATAGGAACTGGTTGTAGTTCACGCTCGAAATCGTCACCGATTGATTATCTTGGATCGTGCTGAACATGCCCGCCAAAGTTGATCCGGAGACAAACAGGAACAGCACAAAACCGTTTATGAAAACATGGTTCGGGAAAATGGTATTCGCAATCGGCGATGCACACACCGCGTTGATGACGTTCGTGGTGGACTGCGGGCCGATAGTGAACTGAGGAACAGCTGTGGTGCCGGCCGGAGGCGTGAATGCCTTGAAGGCCGCAAGCGCATTGGTCACTTCGACGGTCTGCGTCGGAACGTTTTCGTTGACCACATCGAGAAACGAGTTGACCGTGAACTGGATGTCTCCGCGCCTGAAAGTTGTATCGGCGATTCGGCCGCCAAACAGTTCCATCGCGCCCCAAGTATTCGCATCGCCAGCCGTAGGCATGAACGTCTTCCAGACGCGCACGCGCCAGTTATCGTAAAAACCGATGTTCGCGAGCTCGTAGGGTCCCGCGGTCTGCGTGTTCACCGTCCAGGGCACAAGCTTTGGCGACCAGGTGAGATCGAGCGAGGAAACTTCAAGGCCGATCTTTGTTCCTACTGTTCCTCTTCTGATGTTTGCGGGAAGGAATGTGCCCCACAGCGGCCAACTGAGTGGCGACTCGTAATCGGTCAGCCACCACGCCATCGGATCTTCTGGCTCGCCGATCAGGTAGAGATGGGCCATCCGAAATGTGTGGCCGGCGAGCAGGGCGGCTGCAACCGTTGCAGTGGTATCAACTCCAGCTCCGCTGAGGACCTGCCTCATACGGTCGGCACACGAGAGCTCATCAGTTCAAGCATTCCCTTTCCGTTCTTTGTGCTCTGTCCTCCTATAGTCCATAAATTATCCATGAATTTTTCGAAGTCCTGGCTGTCGGTTTCGAAACGCACGCGGAAATAAAAACTGAAAGAAGCCGTGATCGGCCCTGCCGGACCCGGGTTGTAGCCTTGATCTGTCCAGACTAGTGAGCCGGTGCCGTCCGGAGTAGTGCCGCCGGTATCGTTCCAGGCTGGCTGCGAGGCTCCGGACGTACCGGCTGTCGTGACTTTCTGGATGTGGCCCGCCGGATCCAGAATCGTGTTATTGAGCAGATAAGCGTGACCGCTCTGCCAAACGCCGTTCGTCGTGGGATTGGTCCACTTGATGTACATGCCCATGAAGGAAAACCCAGGTATTGCTAGGCCTGGCCCGAGAAATGTGTAGTTTGTGCCGCCACCTGTTTGCGTGACACCATTCGCCTTCACGACAAGGCCGGATCCGCTCAACGGATTAAGATCGGTGACGTCCTCGTAGAACTGCCCGCCCATCCAGCGCTGGATCGGCGTGTAGTACGTCCCCAAACCATCGTTGACTATTTGCATGGTCTGCGCGGTGACGGTGTTGTCGTCCGGATCGGTGAACAGGAAGTCGTCGAACTGTCCGTTCCGCGCCATGAAGAAACCCATCAGCGTCGCGAGATCCGTGTAGGGAGAAAACGGCTTGGTATTGTTCGGGCTAATAAAATTGTCATATAAATATTCGTAGATCAGCCGCCAGTGCCAGATCGGATTGCTCGTTTGGATCACGCGCACTTCGTACCGATTGGCTGAAGGCTGTACAAAAGTAAACTCCTCAATTTCCTTTAAAACGGTAAACGTCAAACCGTGGATCGCAGAGGGGTAGACACTGTTGCTCATAGGCTCGGCAGCTCCCCGCGGCGGATGCCCATCCGCACGGCCCTAATGATGTCGTCATGGGATAGATTATTGTTGCGTGCGTTGATATTCACGCCGATGTTCTGGCGCTTCGACGAAGTGTTGGTAACACCACCGCCAGCAATAATGCGCTGGAGTCCGGTTGAAAGTGATTCAGGCAGAACCATTTCTTTCGCGTGTGCGAAGATGGCCATGTTTTCGGGAACGAGCGCGCCGCGCTGGGCCTGCCCCACAGCTTCCGTCTCAGCGAAAGCGGCGCCAGCGATGCCAGGAGCCGCCGATATGTTTAGAGGGAATGGCAACGCCGTCATGACAGAGGCGAAAGCGCCAGCCGCTGCGAGACCGGCATCCATCTGAATCAGGGCCTCATCAGTCGTGAGCTTTATGGCCGCCTTGGTTGCCCCACCGCTTACCAGCGTAGCGATGCTTTTGGCCAGTGAACTTTTCTCCAACAAATCCACGATGATGAAATGCTCGGCCCATTTCAGGCCCATCTGCAAGATATCGTTGGCAACCGATGCCAGAATGGTGTTGCCCATTTTTATGAATATGGTGCTGACTTTCGTGGTGCTGGTGATCAGCTCGTTCGCGACCCGGGCGAAAGCCTGGTTGATTCCGGTGAACGCTTTGGTCCAAAACTCTTCCACCTTCAGCGCTGCCTGCTGTTGGCTTAGTGCGATCTGATTGTCGATGGACTTGATCTTGTTGGCGCTATCCTGTACGGCCTTAACTTCCTCGTTCAAGAATGCTTGGTATTTGGCGCGTGTCTCTGGCGTCGCGCCGGCCAAAAACGCAGTCTCGCCTGCACTTCCGGATGCCGCGCCAGTCAAAAGATTCCTTTGTTTTTCCAGGCCTTCGATGATGATGCGCAGCTTGTCATCTTCCAGCTTCTTGAGACCCTCCAGTTCCTGGATGTCGAGGGCCTGATTGATATTCAGTCTCGCGAGCCCTGTGACATGTGCGATGTCGAGTTTTACTGCTGCGATAGCTTTGGTCGACGCCAGCGTTTTTTCCTCTTCGGCAATCGAAGCCAGAGCCATTTCCTCATTTGTTTTCCTTGTCTCCTCGGCCGCCTTGAGTTGAGCTTCAGACCCGGCTATGAAACGTTTGGTGCTTTCAGCGTCCTGTTCTTCTTTGCTCCTTGTTGCGAACTCGTCTTCAAGCTTAATCGCGGCTTCGATTCCATCGGCCACCGTACGCCAATACTTGGTTGCTGCTTTATCTTGCTCCAGGAACAGGTCTACGGCTTGCCTCGCGCGCTTTTCTCTTTCTTTCTCAGCGTCAGCCACACCGGTGGCCACGTCCTTCGGAATATCCACTAACTGTATTTCCTGTATTTTTTTGGCCGTTTCATCAATGGCCTTTTGGGCTTCGGACATTTTCGCCGTGAGTTCGTCCCATGCCTTACTGCCGGCGCGAACACCGCCAACATGCTGGTCCATCGCCACACCGAGGCGTTCATGCGTTTCAGGATCGAAAATCTCGATGTCCTTGCTCATTCCGTCACGCTGCGTTTGAAGATCGCGCAAAGTAACCGTTTGCTCCTGGAGCAACTTGGCGTAGTCCTTGGCTGCGGCTATTTCATCCTTGACGGCAACGGTGCTCTTCTCCGATCCTGTGAGACCTATCTGATTCAGGTTGCGCTGCTCGATTCCAAGCTTGGTGATCCAGACCAGTTGTTCTTGGTTGGCTTTCACCGAATCCTCGTAGGCCTTTTGAGCTGCTTTATCCCAGCCTTCGAATGCGTCAACGGCGTCTCCTATTTTGGAGATCATGTCGACGAGGAGTTCGATGAAGCCGACTACCAGAAATGCAGGGAAAAGATCGTTAATAATTGGAATCAATCCAGACATTCGGGACGCGAGGCGAGCGAAAGCATATTCCATGCCGCCGACGCTGTCGGTTGCGGCTCCCAAGATCTCTCGTGCTTTCGCGCCAGCAATCGCAGTCTGTTCGAATCCTACGCCGGCACCTACTGCGGCCTTGGCTACCCGTTCCAGTTGAGGAGCGGCAACGCCGGCAGCTGAGCCAACGGCAGCAACGGCTGTCGCAGCTTCTTTACTGCTGTAACCGAGCGCTTCAAGAGAAGCGGCCGCGGCGGTGGCGCTGCTGCCCTGCTCCAAATAGCGTGCTGCCGTAGCCTGCGATGCGTCGCCAGCAACCCTGGCCGCCTCGCCAACTTCCTTGAACTTCGTGGCAAGAATACTTACAGCTTCTGAGGCTGATTTGGCGCCGGCTGTGATTGGTCCAACGTCAAACTCTGTCGCGATCTTCAGTGTGTCTGCCATGCGGTCCTTTATTGTGGCGGAGGAATGTTCATGTGCTCGCCGCGCTTAGAGCGCGCCACGGCTTCTTGAATATGGCCTGGCGCACAATCCAAGTGCCGTGCGCCAGTGACGGACTGCAGCGCCATGCGAACATCTTCAGCGGATGGTGATGGACGCGCTGGGCGCGCTGAGCTGCCAGTTCCTTGCAACTGATAAACAAATGTTTCATCGCCCATTTCTTTCGCTCGCTGTTCCCGCCACGGCTGTTTTTTAGACTCGAATCCGACGAAAGCTCGCACGAGTTCGTGCACGGGCGGATACTCGTTCCAATACTCCACCAAGTTTCCCACAAACATAAAATCCATCGCGCCCACATCTTCTGGCGATAGCCCTAGCGCGGTAGCAATGCGGTTGCGGCATCGAATCAGGGCTACGTCGATGTCGCCAACGCTTCCCCCGGTTGGGCAAGTTTAATGCCGCTCATTCTGAGGATCTCATCGTGCAAGTAGAAAACGAAAACCATGTCGAGTTCGGCACGCACCCGCTTAACGTCCCACGGAGCATTGCCGTTGGTATTTCCGGCCGCCTTGTTCAAGGAAGCGCAGACCGTTTGGAGCACTCGCTCGGTCCAGTCTGCTTCGGTTGGGGGCGGATTTTTCGCTTTCAACTCGCGGTTGGTTTTCAGGTATTCCTCGGCGGCGTCAAAACTGAACGGGGCTATTTTTACTGTGAATCCGTCCATCGTGATATCACGGATACGCATGCTCACCTTCAACTTGTGTTTTGGATTTTTGTGGCTGCGAGCATTCCCGCGGGGAGGCCACGGTACTTCTGAACTTCTCTGGCGGATCTCGGGAGCCGCTCAATCTTCCTGCGAGGGCGTCTCCGGATTAAAGTGGGTGCCGAGGAATCAGCTCGGCACCCTAAAGGGAGAATCAAACTTGAGCATTGCACTCAAGATGTCTTGAAGTGACAACACAGAAGAATGATCCAGACGCGATGATAGGGAAATCGATTACCTTTGTCAACGAAGAGACTTAAAATATAAAGGGCCTGCGCCTAGAACGCAGACCCGAAGAGCACCGCACCTAATAGGAGGCGCGATGGCCTGTCCTACCGATAATACTCTCCAAGAACGATTCTGGAAGCATGTTAATAAAAACGGACCAATCCCGGTGTCATGCCCGGAGTTGGGGCCGTGCTGGATTTGGACCGGCTCGGCGAATCAATCCGGGTACGGGCAGATTGGCACGTCCAAAGGTTTGCAAGTAGTCCATCGGCTGCATTGGACGTGGCGACACGGCGAGATTCCACCAGGAAAAGAAGTGATGCACCGCTGCGATACCACGCGCTGCGTTCGGCTCGGGCATCTATTTCTTGGCACTCACACCGACAACATGCACGACATGATGACGAAAGGACGAAACAACCAACCCTCTGGAGATGCACACTATCAGCGGAAGCTGACAAGGGATGATGTGGAAACGATAAGAACCTTGTGGTCGCAAGGCGTGCCGCAAACGGAACTAGCCAAACGCTACAGCAGGAAGACCAACACCATTTCTAAGATAGTTAACAGAAAGCGCTGGTTATAAAGTAGGTACTAGTCCTCGTAAAATTCTCCGACGTAACCGGCCGCATTTGCGAACGCTTGGCCTTCGATATCGGAGATGGTGTAATCGGCGCGCTTGAGAGGAGCAGTGAGTTTGCCAGCCTTGCAGGCGTAAAGATCCAAATAGTTCGGGATGCCGGCAGTCAGTTCCTGATACGGCTGCGACAGAAGCATTTCAAACTGCGGGCCCCAACCTTGAATGTGATTCTGAACGACGAGCACGCGGCCGGTCCCTAGTTGATAGCGGTAGCTGACGAGGATGGCCTTGTTGTTGTCGGACACATTGAACGTGTACAAACCGGCGCTGACGTTGTACTGGCCAACAGCGGGGGCTCCAGTGACTTTCTGGAAAAGCTGGAAGTTGGACGCGTAGAGGACGCCCATGTCCTGCGTGAACACAGCAGAGTGGCTAACCGTGTACGTAGTGCTAACGAGCGTGGTTGCTTCTTGCACCTGCGGCACGCCGCCGCCAGGCCCCGTTCCGGAAGCGTTCGAGCCGGCCGAGATATTGTCACCAAAATACAGGTTGTTCCACGTGTCGATCGAGAACCGGCCGAAGCCTGCCTTCCACGTGATTTTCTTATCGGAGATCGCAGTGTCGTCGGGAAACTGGAACTGGCCGCGGAGTTCTTTGATGGTGGCGTCGATGGTGATATCGACGTCCTGCAGGGTAGCGAACCAAATCGGGGATGCGTTGAAAACGCCGCCGAAGAACGGCCCTGGCAATGCGAAAAGTTGTCCCGCGCCGAAAGCTATTCTCGTATGGCTACCCTCTTAAACTACGGCGCAAGGCTAGCCCAAAAAACGTGCAGGAGCAACAACCAAAACTATATTCCCAACTCTACGGCGATACGCCAAAAAACCGCGATGTTGTTATCTTCGAACTCACGGCCCCATTCCGAGCCGCCGTCGATCCAGGCATTGTTGACCAGGCCGCCTAATGTCTGGCGCTCCCCGAAGGATGATGGCGTCGAACCGAGCTGCATGGCGGCATCGATTTGGTCGGCGATATTGTTGATCGTGGTTTCGCCGTTGATTTGTGCCGTCGGATCGGACGTTACGTAAAGCCAAAGGTTGTAGTGGATCCTGTACTTGGTGAGGCCGATGTGCGCCTGTTGCCCCTGGATGTACTCTTCTGTGGCCGGACCGCCCTTGAAGAGCGTGAGAAAGGGTTTCTCGGATTCATTCACCGACGTCCAAATCCGCGGCACGCGCGTAATGTTGGAACAGAGGGCAGCAAGTGGCGCATAGCCGCTGAGCAGATTGAAGAGTGCAACGGAAATGTCTTCACGGGCACTTTTCATTGAGTGCGGAACCGCACTGCTGCGTCAAATGTCCAGACAGCCTGCTCGAGGCCTTGAAGCGCGGTGATTTTGAGCTGATACCGGCTGCCAACGGTGGCATTAAACGTGTTCGGAACGATGCCCTGGTAATTGCCGTTCGATGCCGGAATGTAGGTCAAAGGCAGGCTGTTAATCACGGGATCTGCATTGCCTTTTTCATCCATCAGAGTCGCTGCCACTGTCGCTGCGTCCAAATAAGCACCGCTCAAGAAATCCTGCAAACCAGTGACAGAAATAACCGTTGAGTTCAGCGGATAGAAAATCTGTGGATTGACGGTCATTTTTTTAGAAGGTGATCACGCCGCCATCGCTATCGCCGCCTGTTTCTTGAAATGCCACAGCGTAGGCACCATTGAGACCTGCGGATGCAATCCACGTCGTAGGAGCTGTGAGTGATCCCACAGTCATGCTGTGTCCAAATCCATCTCCGAAAGACGTTGTGCCGTCGTAAGTAAACCCCGCGCCTGTTAAGCCGCTCACGGCACCAGCCCCTCCTGACATCACGACGATGAAATCACTATTCCCCGAGAGTGTCAGCGGCACTCCTGAACACGAAGTGCATGAAGCGTTTGCAACCTTGTTTCCTGGGTTCGCCCCTGAATCTAATGCAAAACGCGGAAGCGTCGATATGGCTTCCCACACGATCACATCGGCGGTTCCGGTGAAAGTAGTAACCGGCTGACTGAAGGACGTGATGCCGCTGTTGGATTGCAAGCAATAATAAATATCGTTCAGGTCTCCCGCTGGCGCATATGCCGCCGGAGCATTGGGAGCATGCACCCAGGGAAGGGCGCAGGCGCCCGAAGGTGGTGCGCCCATCACATCGGTAAAAGCATTATCTTCGAATCCAACCACAAGAAGATGGTTTGCTCCGGTCGCTGAAAGAGAAACTACACAAGGGCTAACCGTGCAACCGGCTGCAATGTGTTGCACCTGGGTTTGCGTCCAAGCGCGAGCTTCCGGAATGAAGGCTAAGAACAACAATGCTGTCAATATTCTCACGGTACGATTCTACTCCTAACTGGCCACCTTTATGCTAGCTGCAATTACCGCACTGTTCACTGAAGGCGTTCCCACAACCTGCGATGCAACCGAAGGCGTTCCCAAAACCAGCGGCGTCACGGAAATAGAAGCAAAAATGAACCCGATGTTCGGCGGTTGCAACTCCACAAATACAGCGCCAGAGCTCGCCAGCACGGCCATGTCAAAGGTTCGGTTGATCCAGCTTTGGTAGGCTGGTCCGAACTTATCGATGCTGACGGTTTCTGGCCTTAGCAGGGCTCCGGCGTCGATTACGGACTGGCCAAGCTCTGCTGTCCTCTTCGCCAAATATGTCGGCTGCGAAGCCGGCTGCCACCACTTGTCGAAGCTGACGATCTCCGTTAGGACGAGCGTTTGACCAGAAGCAGCCGGGACGGCGGAATTGAATGGCCGATTGACCCAGGCTTGGTAGTCAGGCGCCCACTTATCGATCCTGATCGTTTCAGGCTTCGGATCAATGATGAATTGCTGCAGCTCCGCAGAACGCTTTGGCAGATACGTTGGTTGAGAAGTAGGCTGCCACCATTTGTCGAGCAGAATCTTCTCTGGCGGCGGTATTACGGTCTGAGTGAGATCAGCCGAGCGCGTCGGCAAATATGTCGGTTGCGAGGCTGGTTTCCACCACTTATCTAGCGTGACCGTTTCGATAGGCGGCTGAGGGATGTAAATGCCGCCCGATGCTTGCTGAACGGCTGAATTAAATGGACGGTTTACCCATGCCTGATAGTCAGGAGCCCACTTGTCCAGACTGAACAGCTCCGATGGAGCTATTACGGTCTGAGTTAAATCTGGCGTTCTTGCAGGCAGCCGTGTGGGGACAGATGCCGGCTGCCACCACTTATCAAGTGTTACGACTTCCGGCGGAATGATGACAATTAAGCCGCCACTTGTGTACGTCGCTACCGGCCAGAGCCGCGGAATACGATCCGGATAATTAGGATTGAATTTATCGATGCGAACTGTTTCTTGCAGCGTGAGCTGCTTCGCATCGATTGCCGCCATTCCGGAAGCTGCCTCGGCGGCATAGATCTTCTTTTGCAGCGACAGGTAAGCGGCCGGGTATTCTGGCTGTTCCATCCACGCATCGACGTGAACGGCTTCCTTCTGCGTGAGTAGCTTTGGATCAATTACAGACTGGCCAAGTTCTGGACACCGCTTTGCTAAATACGTCGGCTGAGCTGCGGGCTGCCACCACTTATCTATCGTGACAAGTTCGCCAGACTTAAGCAGAACAGTTGGATCGATTACCGTCTGGCCGAGAACAACGCAACGAGCCGCCAAACGCGGTGCGATGTCCACATAGTCGGCTTGGAACTTTTCAACGAAGACAGCTTCAGATGCGGTCGAAATAGCTGTGATTGCCCCGGAGGCTGGCTGCGATGCAGGACGAACCAAACGATCTGGATATACAGCCGGAACTTCAGTGATCAGCACTGCCTGGCCAGGATCGCGGACGATCTGAGTTAATTCAGCGACACGCTTTGGCAGGTAAGTCGGCTGAGATGGAGGCTCAAACCACTTGTCGAGACTGACAACTTCTCCGGAACTCCATGCCAATCCAGAAACGTAGGTCGCTTGTGAAAACGCTCTAGCTAGCGAAACTGGATAATCGGGCAGCCACTTATCAGGTGTGATCGTTTCGGAAACTAATACCGGCAAAACGGATGCCGGTGCAAGCGCAGCGAACGACGGGATCTTCGCGATGCTATCCGGGTAGCTGGCTTTGAACTTGTCGGTTGAAACAGCTTCCTGGGCTGTAGAGACGACATTGACAGAGCCAGATGCCGCGTATGTTGCTATCGCAAACGGCCTGGCGAATTGGCTTGGGTAATCCGCATACATCGGCGAATAGGCGCCGTGCAGCGTGAGGAAGGCCTGTTGGTGTCCAGGGACAGTAAATAGATCGTATGGGTAGGGCGGCCGGACTGGATCAGGCTGCTCATGCCACCACTTGTCAATGGTGATTACTTCGACTACCGCCGTCGACGGGCCAACAAAGGCGCTGCCTGAACTGACGCCAGTGCGACGGCGTAAGAACGATTGCGAGGATGGTTGGCCCCACGCATCGATTGATCCTGGAACTACCGTTGCGGCCACTACGAATGGACTGCTATAGCCAGATGTCAGATATGCAGGGCTGAATGGACGCGGGAAACTGTCTGGATATGTGGATTTGAACTTATCAACCGAAACAGTTTCTTTTTGCGTCAGGAGTTTCGGATCATTTACGCTCTGCCCAAGTTCCGCTGATCGTTTAACCTGATAAGTCGGCTGGCTCGCCGGCTGACCCCATTTGTCGAGAAGTATCAGCTCGATCGGAGTGATGTATATGCCACCGCTAGCCGTGTAAGTAGCTCGCGGATAGGGGCGCGCATTCCAAACCGGATAGGTCGGTCCGAAGCGGTCAATGCTGACCGTTTCTTGCTGCGTCAGGGATTTCGCATCGGTGACCGATTGGCCTGGCTCATTGCGACGCGGCTGATAGGTTGGCTGAGATACTGGCTCAAACCACTTGTCGATGGTTATCGTTTCAGCGGCGGCTACGACCTGAACAATGGATGGTTCTGGCGCAAACGACGCAATCCTAGAAGGAACAAATAATGGCTGCGATGGCGGCTCAAACCACTTATCAAGAGAAATAACCTCGCCACCAACGAAAACACTGCCCGAGCAAACGCCGGTACGTCGCCGCAAGCTCGGCTGCAATGACGGCTGGCCCCACTTGTCGAGCGTGACGACTTCCGCAGCTGCGGCAAAGACAAACGGCCCAGTGGCACCAGAAGCGATATACGTTGCTGCTGGATATGGTCTCGGTAGTGAGCTCGGATAATTCGGATGCCAGTGATCCTCGTAGCCGTGAATGTAGGCAAAAGCCTGCTGATGACCAGGGACGGTGAACAGATCAAGCGGATAAGGCCGGGGCAGCCAGTCGGGATAGGCCGGTTTGAACTTGCTGATGGTGACTTGCTCTTTTTGCGTGAGCAGATTCGGATCAGTAACCGACTGACCTTGCTCACTGCGACGCGGCTGATAGGTCGGCTGAGATACTGGCTCAAACCACTTGTCGATGGTTATCGTTTCAGCGGCGGCAGGAGTGAAAACTGGTGCGCTGGATCCAGAAGCTGCATAGGCTGCTTCGGGATATGGTCGCGCTATCGATGCGGGATAATTCGGATGCCAGTGATCCTCGTAGCCGTGAATATAAGCAAAGGCCTGTTGATGACCTGGAACAGTAAAAAGATCAAAAGGATATGGTTGTTTGAGCGGTTGCGAAGGTGGCTCAAACCATTTATCGATGGTGACCGTCTCTGCTGGTACGGTAATTGGTGCAACGGTCTGGGTTAAATCAGCAGTGCGCTTAAGCTGGATCGGAACAATCGCAGGGAACTCCGGACGCCAACTCCCATTGCCCGGATAATCAAGAACGCCAAAGTTGCGTTCATTGCCAGACGAAGCGGATAGTGCCGCCGGATATCCTTGAGGTCTATATGTTGGCTGGGAAGTTGGCTGCCACCATCGATCTAAAAAGACTGGAGGTGGCGGAACGAATGCACTTCCGGAACACACGCCATAATTGCGACGGCGCAAATATTGCGATGGCGGTGGCTGACCGAATTTGTCGAGAAACGGTTCTTCTGGCTCTGATGCCTGTTCTACGTCGGATGGCGCTTGGCCGGATGAAGCGGAGAGCGCTGCATAGTAGTTCCACTGCGGACTGCGTGGAACGATCGAAGTATATTCAGGCCGCCAATTACCATTACCGGGATAATCCTTGACGTCGAAGTTGCGCTGGCTTCCTGAAGCGGTCGATAGAACGATTACAAATGCTGCTGCTGCGATAGCCCAATTTCTCTGCGGCGGTGTCGGCGGCTGCATCCACGCTTCGGGGTGAACCGTTTCGGCAGTATTCGGCGGGGTTACGACCGGCTGGACTTTTTCTTGATATTGCCAGCGGCGCGGCATGGTCAATAACCTACGATTTCAGGCTTCCAGTGACCAAACGGAATCGGTGGAGACTCTCGGCCAGGAACTTGGCTATCAATCACATCTACTGCCAAACCGGTTCCAGGCGTGATGATCTCCGCTGCCGATGCCGTTACGCTTTCATCTACCAGATTAGAAAACGTGCCCGTGCCGGTTGTCGTGCATTCCCAAAAGACTTGGATGTAAAGGTATTGGTTCGCTGCTAGCGTGGTGGAAGAGCCAGAAAAGGTCGCCGCAAAACGGGTTGCCGTAGTGGTCAACGTAATCAGCCCTGAATCCGCGGTGCCGATCAGCGAGACTTTTGTCACGGTCGTTGTCGTAGCCGTGACGACATAGATTTCGCAGATCGCATGGCCTGTGTGTGCACCACCTGACGCCCGGAGCAGTTCGAAATTTACCGTCCACGTGCCAGCCAGAAACGTTACGAGCGGTTGGGTATCGTAGAACCATCCCTTGCCAGTGCCAGTGATCGTGCCGCCAGGCGTGCCGGTTACGTTCGCTCCCGGGCCCACATTGTAGTTTGTTGAAGCGACGGGAACGAACGCAGTGCCGTCCGCTGTGCCGCCAGAGGTCGCACCTTCGGTCAGGCTGAGCTGATTTACGCTAGCATTGCTGCTGACTACGCCTGAGGCGGTAGAGCGTAGGAATAGTGTGAGGGCTGCCATTTGTCAGTAAACAATAGCGTCGCGCATCTGCAAAACAGGAATCCTAACCGTCTGCAACATGCCGGATGTCAACACGAACAGGTTGTAGAGAAAGCCAGATGGACTGATAAGCGTCACGGAAAGCGGATAGCCGCCATTCAGAATCGGCGTGACAATCAACGGTGCGCTAAGTTGCCAGGAGTTGCCGCTGGAATCGTTCAAGATCGGGAAGTTGGAAGTATTCGTGGCAGGACTGAAAGTGGACGTTATATCGCCTATATCGCTAACGCCAAGTACCCAGTTACCGACGGCCGGGAGTTGAATGCCTTGTTGGTCTTGCTGAAACTCAAATGGCTTGAGCGGCCCGACTGCGCCTACAGTTCCACCGCCGCCAAGTCCTGGCATTTATCCTCACCTTAGTTTAGGGACATCATCAACGCATATTCGGGAGTCCAACTCGATCCGGTCACTGATGGCGTGACGGCAACGTTGAGTGCACCGAACGAGTTGGCTGTGAGCCCTGTCGTGTCCACGTTGACTGCAGCGTTGCTCGATATCAGAGCACTCACATCGGCCAATGTGCCGCCAGACGGTCCGCTAGTATCAACGCTGCCACCGAACCAACAAGTCGAAGTCGTCGCAATTTCAGAAATCGTGCGATAAACCAAGGTTCCTTCAACCCGCCAGTAGCCAGCCGTGATGCTGGGAGTCGGCGTGAATGTGTTCGATGAAGCTATAAGCGTTCCGCCTGTCGTGGGGCCGTGGTAAATTCCGATGATCAAAGTGCCAGAAGCTGGTGTCGTGAGCAAACCGCCACACACGATCCGAAAAGCTTGCCCTGGAGAGGGAGCATTCTGCCCATACGGCAGCGGCAAAAACTTGTTCGCCTGCGACGTGGAAAATAGCGCCGTCAGTGAAGTCCCAGGCGTAACCGCAGCAATCGGTGAGAATAGAGCATCAGCAATTTGCGCTGAGTAGTATTGCCGCGACGCTTCGGCCCACGGTCCGCGGTAGCGCGCGTCAGCAATGACTCTCTCCTGGATCTTGCCGGTGAGGATGTCGCTCGTGATCTTCGAGTAGACAGCGCGCGGACGGATGATGCGACCGTTCTGGATGTTCCAATCGCTAGCGGCTAGCAATTGTGAGGCGTGCATGTAGACTCCTTTGAAGTTCATTGAACAAGACAAAAACTTCCCGCTTGGATTTGGAGTTGTACGGCCGTCGAAGCCTTCGCCAATAAGTTGACAGTTCCTGCATTTGCGCCGTTAATCAGTGAGAACGACACTATCGCATCGAAATTGGTTGCCGCTGTAACGATCACATTGCCAAGAGACGTACCGAATGCCGTGGCAACCGAGTTATCCGTCGTTCCAAGGGCTGTCGGGTCAGCTAGCCCATAAGCAACCGCCGTCGGCGAAGCCGGTCCCGTGAACTCAATATTAAGTCCACCGAGTGCTACTGACTGGTAATAAAGGTGACAAGTGGCCGTATAATTCTGATTAGCTGCCACAGGAAATTGGACCGTGTTACCGCCCGCCACATTCGAGAACGTAGTCGTAGAGTTTGTATATTGGCTCGTGAGCGCTATGATGAACGGCTGATTTTGGGTGGTAGCAGCATTAGCGCCCCAATCCGGTATGCTCCACGTTCTGGCACCGGTCGTTGCAGCTGGAGCGACTTTGAAGTTGTTCGTGGCTGCCGTGCCGAGCCAGAGATTGCCGAACGGGAGAGCTGTTGTCCCTAAATCGGTGCCACCGGCACTATGTGGGAGATAACCGGAAGCCGAAAAACTTCCCAATCCGTTTCCTGTGGAACTGGTATCCGCGCTTACGACACCAGCGGAAAGACGCGCTAACCCCGTGTCCGGTCCAGCGCTTATCGGATTCGTGGTGCTGGCCCACATGAATCCCTTGGCGCTTCCGAGAGTCAATGCCGCCGTGTTTAGCGCAAACACGCTGGTATTGCTTACACACCCCTGGATCAGTGTGGAAGCCACGAACCAATTGAAACCGCTATTTACGGAACCGAGGAAGCCTAGTCCCGTATTCGTGCAACCAGCCTGAGTGCCGTTTGCGGCGACGAAGTTGCCTACATTGTCGATGTAAGACAGTTCTGTAGCAGCGTTGTTTTCAATCCTAACTAATGGGGCACTCTGAGTGCCAGAGTTTGCGCGGGCATCGATTGCATTATCCGTATCGGATGGAGCAATAGCTCTGGCGCTCGGCTCACCTGGACCCGAGTTGGCATAAATCTGAACTCTCGCTGCCGCCGTATCTCCACACACTGCCGTAGACGTGCCACCACCGCCCCACGTATTCGGTCCAATAGTGCCACCCGTGCTCCCAGCAACGATGTTGATTCCGCAGCCAGCCGTAGGATTCATCGTGATCTTGTTGCCAAGGACATGCCAGTTAGTTGAGTTCGCGCCAAAGTTGATATTGTTCGTGCAGAAGGTATGAGCATTGATGTTGTTGCTCAGAACTTCAGAGGCATCTATCGCGCCCACGTCACCTTTAAAGTCAATTACCGAGCCATCCCCACAACTAGCCGTTACCTCGAACTGGTTGAGAACCATTTTTATCTGGTTCGCTTGATGAACGATGGCACCAGCATAGTTACATTGAAGATTGTTATGAATGAGTGTCTGAGTGGCTGAGCCAACTAGGCTGGTATGGTTAAAGCAGGGATTGGTCGTGCTTGTGCTGCGAATAAGATTATGTTCCCAGAGTTGGGAATCCACCAAGCTGAGATTGCTATTGAGCCCTCCGCTCTCGAAGTAATTGTCTTCCGCGTGATAAACAAATCCCGCGAATGAGCCGCCAGTCGTTTCATTAACATCGTAACCGCCAAAGCATCCCGTATCGACAATGACATGGTGTATGTAGACCTGAGATGGACCCAACCCTGCACCACCACCATTGTCGAAAAGCATGACATCTCCAGCGGTAGGCGATGACAGGCAGGCAAATTCGATATTCTCCAAATCATAAGCTAGATTGCTGACCGTGGTTTTCAGACGAAATATCGGGATTGCGCTGGAGATGCCTCCAGCTACGCTTAATATCGTCGCTTCGCCCCCAACACCCTTAAGATGAATTGGGCAAGGGGACAGCAAAAGCTGACTCGCTAGATTGGTCACATTTATTGTTGTCGGGGGGAGATCGACCTCTCCGCCCTGATTAAAACTCTGAGTGCAGGCAGCGGCGATAGCAGAGTTCACACCTGCATTCGTAAATGGGTACGTCACCCCATCCACAGAGATGATGTTGTTGAGGGAAGATTCCGTATCATTGCCAGTCCACGCATTATTTCCGGTCCACGTACAGTTCTGACTCAGCGCACAGAACGTCAGCGTTTGCGGCTCGGGATCTGGCAACGCCACGTCGGGCACCGGTGCGTCGTTCAGCATCAGCTCGATGTTCGCTGGATCAGCTACGTCAGGCCGCGGCATGGCAAGATCCATGTCGGACGCGTGCGCCGTCGCCGCGATGTAGACGAGCACGAGTGCGTAGCAGATTCGTTTAATCATAGGGGCCTCAGAAAGTGATCACCGGACCGTCGTCGCCAGTGTTAGGCATGACAAACTCTAAGGCTCCGTCACTCGGAGGGCTGTGGTATGGCAGACCGTTGTAGTCGTTCGTCAATCCGCCGATGGCGACTCCTGCATATTTCGCGGGACTACTGGACGTAATAGCGAAATTGAAATTATCCAGTAAAGATTCCTGTAAGAAGCTTTGCAACGGTTCGTTGACAAACAGCGGATCAGAGGCGCAAAGCTCCCCAGCGTAAGTGCAATTCCCGCTGCCTGCATTGAAGCCGAAGAACTCGTTCTTCGTTCGAGTCGTCCACATCGAATCGTCGGTTGTGCCAAAGCCACCGGGGGCCAGGCAAGCCGAATAGCAAAAAGCGACGATTTGCTGTCCGGCAACAATCGGGTTGTTCGGGTCGGTATAGCCTAGAAAAATGTTGTTCCGCATGATGCGCGGACCGCCGTTGCAGGTGTTCCCAGCTTGGGTAATGTTCACCGTTAGCCCAGTACCGTGCCCTCCACTGGTGGTCTGATTGGTTGTACCGCTAGTGA